AATTTTCACTCCTATTTCTTATTTTACATTTGCATATTATCCTAAATTCAGTCTCCAGAATTCAACATTATAACCTTTATCTGAAAGTTCAGTTTTGATTATATTGTAAATAACATCCCAATCAGCACCACCTCTGACACATCCAATTTTATAAGGAAATGCAATAGATGTTAAATCCTCATCTTCCATCAAATTCCTTATATTACGGATACATTCAATGAATGCGTTAATGTTAGTATACTGTTTTCCATCATAACCGTATTTGTCTTGTGCAAACATGTTAATAAATAACTGATTGTTTTTTTCAGATAAAACAAAAGAAATTTTACCAAGCAATGATATATTAAATTCTTTGGCATATTTTATATATGTTTTATAATCATTATATATACATTCATCAAATTCTCTAATAGCTTTCGCCACTCCAGAATTAAATGCTCCCTGGCAGTTCACCTGATGAGCAATAATATCGGTCTTTGCGTCCAGTAAATTACCATCAATAATTTTAATCATTAGCACTCACCATTTAACCTTTCCCTGATTTCCGATAGAGTATATTCTCTAAGAAGCCTGCCATTTCTAAACACTGGCTGCAAAAGATTATCATCCGGGATATTACTTACTGTGAACTCATCACAATAAGTAAGTTCTCCATTCTGATCATAATGTACATGACATAAGCCTTTCTGACTCTTTTTGAATCCACCTTCTTTTGGATTTTTAAAGATTGGATACTCTTTACCATTTACTTCGGCATAACAAGCTTTGATACAAGAACTGAAAGTATCCCTAGTAAATGGTTTAAGTTCTCCGTTTTCTTCAATACAGTGCATAGAGAATGAACCTACTCCCAACGCTACATTACTGCAAGCAAAGCCTTTCTCCATAAGGATCTTGTAAATCTCCTCGCATCTCTGAACAGTAATAGAATCACCATAAATAGCTTTAACATGAGGATCAAGAACCTTGAATCCTTTACTGTTTACCGTTCCGCCAAACTGATCCCACAGTTTAAACACTGTTTTCGTAACAACTTCTACACAATCACCGGAATCCCCTCTCATAAGCATACATCCATTATGAGCCATAATCTCATCATGAATCTGTGGAAGAATATTATCAATCACATTCCAGTAATCATAACTATCAAGAACACATGAAAAACTTGTGTTTGGATATAGTTCTGTAAGCAATCTTCTTAAAAATGTTACTTCGTCACCGTCCACCGCATAATTACTGCACATAACGAAATGTTCTGTGCTGACTGCTCCGTATGCTACAGTCTCTTTTGTGCAGTCACAGTTAAACATTTGTTCCAAATATGGAATCGCCGGAACTGTAGCTGTATTATAAAAAGACATACACCATCCTGCTGCAGCTTTTAACGCCTCATCAAGACCTGTGTCACCTCTAAAATCAAAAGATCCTAAAGCTGTCCATCTATTTACATTATCATCGCATGTAAGAGCATAGTATTTATCTACGATATCACGGTATGTTTTTCCGACAGTTGCCGTAAGCTGAGGATACCACATTTCTGCAGAAATCAAACTCTCTAACGCCTGTGGCAGCCACGCAAAATCAGGATGTGTATTAGTAATGGCAAACATGGGCACATGCATTGGAACCATTGTTCCTTCCGGCAAAGCAATGATTTCAATTGGAAGATATCCTAATTTATGTAATTTCTCAATTTTATCAATATCATAAATACCAGGAGCAAGAGTATGGTCCAATACTCGCTTGTACTCATTAACAACATTCTTAACGTCTTCTTTAAAGAAATATTCATTAAAGTAATCAATTAACCATGTCTTGCAGAACATCTGCAAACCAAACATAACGACTTTATCCCAACGCTTTACTCTGCTCATACGTGGTGTATAATAAGACATCGATTTTGTGATATCTTTTGGCAACATATCAGAATGTACTGCCTTATAAAAGTCAATAAGTAACACAGGATTAATTTTTTTCATTGCTATTATTCTCCAATTCTTTATCTATTGTATTTTTTACAACTTCAATATTAACGATCTTCTTTACATGACTAAGAGCATAATTCAATTCCCTGGTGGCTCCCTGTGAATTTCTCCATCCATCCAACATATAGATAGCATCTACCATATCAATAAGACAAAATCCCATTTTCATATACTCTTCATATGTAGTACAGTCAGGCATATTATCCATAATCTTTGCTGGATTATATACTTCAAATCCATCTTTTAAGAGTTTATCTTCTGCTTCTTGAAATTTTTCTTTGTAATTTTCAACACCTGTTACTGGTCCGGCAATATATACTTTCATTTCACTATTCCTCCCTCATATTAGTATATCTCATATATGTATCATGTTATTTATCAAAATTCCTTATTTCATTAACACTGAATCCTGTAATATCACATGCATCTGTACCCGTTGGCGTATACTTTGCTCCTTCTATTGACGGATACATAAACTCAATCATCGCAAAATTAGCTACATCAGCAAGAAATTCTGTGTTACCAGTTTCTTTGTACTTATTAATTCTCTTCTCAATATTGCCTAAAGCATCCATGCATTTGAATTTTTTATAATTGTCTCTCATAGCTCCATATTTGAAATATGATTGAATCATCATGTTTTTACGAATCTCGTCAAATCTATTTGAATATTCGGTTTTCAAGATCTTTTCTTCGTCTAAATTACCCATATGTTTTACCTCTTTTATTTCATATAATTATTCTTCTGTTCTGTATGGTTCCGGAAGTGGTTTTCAAGTAACGACCTTTAAATTTTTATAAAAATTTTTACTCTATTTCCCAAATACCATTACCTCTTATAAGTAATAATTTCACCATTACTCATTTCAACATTAATTGCTACAGGATAGCCATTGTGGTTATTATTAATTGATAAATATCTCGCTCCGTTAATAGACACAGGTTTTATATGACCTTTTTCGCAGTCCATGCATTTTTCTTTTCATTATATTCAGTACCGCAAATTTCACATATATAATATTTTACTTCTTTCATATTGATTTTATCTCCTCAAAATACTCTTTTAAATCGTCTTTTGGAATTTCTAGCCATGATCCATCATCAATACTATCAAGATGTATATGATTTCTTCCTCCGATTATCATATAGCCGCTTTGGTCTAATTCATAAACTTTATCCTTTCTATTACAATAGAACTATTTTCCAGAAATCCATCATCATCGTAACAATCTACGCAGAATGATTTCTTACACTTGTATCTTTTCATTATTTATCCTTTCAATTACGCAAATATTAATATCATAAAATTTATCTCACCTGTAATATAGTAATATGATCATCTGTACCATTGAACAAACTGTCTGTAGTATATAAGCGTTCCACAGTGCGATCATCCAACGCCTTAATTAACGTCCCTTTGTCTCTATTAAGCACACTATTCTCTGTATGAGAAGCATACGCATAAATACGGCTCGTTCCAAATTCTTTTAGTTTTAATGCGCTGTAATATAATGATCCTCCATATGAAATAATATCATCAATCATCAACACTGCTTTATCTTTTAAATCAATACCATTGGTTCTGATATTCAGCCCTAGAATCTTACCTGTATCCCAATCTCTATTTTTTTCTCCGTAACAATATTTATTGTTTGGAAACATTCCTGCATATCTCTTAGCCGCACCTGCATCTGGGAAATACAGAATTACATCATCTTTATTTTTGTAAATATCTTTTAATACAAGTTCAATATAAATTTGGGGAGATTGAATACTTAAGCGATTAATTAAAGCTTCTCCTACATTACTATGTACGTCTAATACATGTACCACATCGAAATCAAGCCAATTAATCACATCTGCAAAATATTTTAATGTAAATACTTCTCTCATATCATGTGTGCGATCCATTCTGGCATTTGGAAGATAATCCACAAATAATTCTATTGTACAATGACAATCTATGTCTCTTAAATGTTTCGTAATATATATGAGCGTTGACAATTCTTCTTCTTTTTCGTATTTCCATAAAATCGAATAGTTTAAACTAAATTCATTTATATTGATTTTCTGTGTTCCATCCGGAAAGTGTTCTATATTTACGGGAATGCCATTTACTAAAATCATTTTATGCTCCTTTTCTATTCAATCACTTCAATTTGACAACTTTTCATCACTTCCAATGCAGCCTCATGTTTTTCCGGCGTAGTCCCTGCACAGTGATATGCATCAACAAAAATTGTCGCATTCGGGTAAATTGCCCTTAAAATAAGAGCATTACTAATTACGCAAATATCTGTACATACTCCACACAATTCAATCTCAAGACTCGTATCTTTATAAGGCAACTGTTCATACCAGTTTGTATATCCAAATGTATTTTTGTTGATATTTTCAACCTGATCACAGTGTAGTAAATCTATTTTTCGTAATTCTGGGACGATTTCCCATCCTTCTGTCTTATAAATACAATGTTTAACCGGCAACATTTGTCCCTCCAGTGTATCTAAATAATCTTCATAATGTGTGTCGCATGTAAAAAATACTTCATCGCCACATTTAAGGTATTCGTCTATTTTATGTTTTATATTTGGAACAATTTCTTGAGCTTCTTTTGTTCCTAATGAGCCTGTTACAAAATCATTCTGCATGTCTACTACAATTAATACGTTTTTCATTATATTAATTCTCCTTTTTTATATTCATTCTCTTCAATTTTCATACGCTCAACTTGCTGGTAATCATGTCTTTTATAATTATCAGCTTTACCATATGCTCCTTTATGCCTGTATGACGCATGTCCTTTTCTTGTGTTAGTTTTTACATTTGTTCCTCCACTACCTAGATATCCATAGTGACCTTTATGAATTTTTCCAGGGACAAAATCATCATCCTCAACAGGTTTCCATCTCCACCATGGCGGAGTATTATGTTTTATTTTATTCTTTCTTTTATTAATGTTTCTAATTCTTTGCTCCCTATAATAACCTCTGTCTCGTACCTTCATAAAATCACCTATAATATCTAAATTTTATCTATTACATTCTGAACAGCTTCTTTTGCTGCTTTAGTACGAGATAACTTTTCACACAACATTTTGGATGCATTTTCAATAATTTGATCTTTATGACTATCCACGATTTTACCAACCTCATTTTTAATCATCGCATCGAGTGGATCGTCTTGATAATAATTATGCGAAAACATTTTCTTTCTTACTTCTTCGGTAATCGTTTTTACTACCTGCCGCTCTACATTACCGCCAATCTCTTCCGCGATCCTTTCCTCATCTACGCCAATTGTTACTGGTACGCTAAATACACTCATATTCTTTATCCTCCATTCCTCTTATTCACAAAATTCAACCATATACCAAGCATCCGTTTTTTGTACTATCTGAAATTTTTCTTCGTATCTATCTTTTAATATATTAATCAGTTTCTTCTTTGCTTCTGATAAATTCGTAAACCATTCTTCATTATATGTATCGTAGCTCCATTCCCAACTATCCGGTTCTGTTTCTTCTCCAAAACTGTTGATAATAAAACTATCCTGACCTATAAATTTAACAGTATCAACCAATATACCTTCACTGTAAATACAATAAACTTTTCTTCCTAATCCTGGTTTCATATTATATTTTCTCCATCCATTCAATACTTTAAGTCAAAATGATTCTTGCACCGTTTTGATCTACGCTGCTTTCAACAATTTCCTCTAAAGTTTTTGGAGTATAATTCATATATCCCAACATTGCTCCAACATTGTACATTTTACATGGAACATCATATAATTCTTCCATCAGATATCTGTTCCGTTTCATCATATTCCACTCAAAGCTATTATGTACATGTCCATATAAGTGATACCATCCATAGTAATGATGATTGAAACATGGTATTGGATAATGACTTAATACAATTCCACATTTTTCTCTGTCATCCAATGTAATTTCTTTGTAATCTGCTATTTCCACAAATTGATCTCTAAAATCTTTATTTCTTAAAAATTTCTTATCGTGATTTCCAATAATAAGATGTTTATTTCCATTGAGGCCACTAAAAATTGAAATTGTTTTGGTTACATTATGCCAGCTAATATCTCCTATAACGTATACATCATCATCTATATTCACTTTTTCATTCCATTGCTTTATAAGAAACGCATCATGATCTTGTATGGTCTTAAATGGCCTGTTATCAAGTGCCAAGCAATTTTCATGGCCAAAATGCAAATCTGCAATATAGTAATTACTCATGTGTTTATTTCTCCTCTCTGTGTAGAAAACACTAACATGTCCTATTTTTCGCATAATTTACAGTGTATTCCAGGGAAAAATATTTCCTGATCATCAGCTATATTGTTCTTGTGCAAAATACCTCATCTCCTTACCACATTTTTTGCATCTGTAAACTTTTATAACATTATTCGGCCTTTTACTTGTTTCTCCTTTAAATATTTCGTTATTCATGATCAATTCCCAATCATGCTGACAGAAATCCCCATTATTATATTTTTCATCTATCACTTCACTAATAATATTGTTGATATATTTTTTAATTCTATTTTTTATGAATCCCATTACTGCATACCTTTCTATTTTTAATGTGACTGACTAAACCATATAGCAGCTACGACAATAGCAATTCCAACTATCACCTCAAAAATATTATTCATCTTTCCATAACCCCTTTACTCTGTTGTAGCATATAATATTTCTTTTTGAATTACGCAAATACCTATAACAATATTTAAAATATGAGATCGGATATAGGACAAGTAATTGATTGTGACTATACCAATAATGATCGCAATATTCTTGTACATAAATTTCTAATATATTAAATGAAATAAAATATTTACATACCCCTTTATGCCTTTCTATATCATCATATTTTAAATATGGCTCAAGCCCAAGTTTTTGACAAATATTTTCATAATCCTTCAATGAACCATAGTCATATTTATAACCGCAGGCAATAATAGAAGAACAAGCAAACAAATAGACTAAATACACATCAATACAAATCATAAATATAATCATTGCTATTACTGCAAAGATTGCTAAACCATTTCTTATATTATCAATCATTACTCGTATTTTCCCTTTCTCATGCTATTCTTACAATCTGTTCGTATAATAAAATTTCATTACTATTTATTGCTTTATCATCATGATAATGTCCAAACAACCATTTCTTATAATTAACCAATATCCTGATTTGTTCAAAATATGACGTTATTATATCTGGTTTGTATAGTCCTGCAGACAGTGAAGCTGCTGTACTACTCGATGCACAATGCGTCAAAATGAAATCTACTTCATTGTTATGATTTACAAGGTTATTAACGCCTTCCTGCATCTCTTCTTTTGATGGCAATTCTTCTTTCCACCACGTCTTATGATTAATTCGAAACATTTTATTTGGATCCTTTTTCCAAATCTTTATTTTGGGATCACCAACTTCAAGGATTCCATCTGAAATATCATGACTGGCAGCTCCTCCAAATGCAAAAAATGTTGTTCCATCAATATCAAATACTTGTCCTCTCCGAAGATGGATTACATTAGACCGAATGAAATTTGCCTTTCCTCCGTTCCAAATTTCAGTAGGAAGACCATTTAAGATGTCATAATTAGAATGATTCCCTGATATAAAAAGGGTTGTAAACTTTCTATTATTAAGCCAGTCTAAATTTCTTTTTTCTCGATCGGAATTGTCCCAAACACCAAAATCACCAAGAACAATTACATAATCATCTTTTGTCATTTCTCTCTGCTCAGGAAATGCGTCTTTATTTAACCGTGATTTCCAATCACCATGCGTATCACCTGTTACATAAATCATTCTCTACTTCTCCAGTCTTTGCCATCGATAATATTCAATAAAGCATTTTTATCACGTTCCAGCGCAGTACAGTAAGCACATTTCCGAATACTGTCTCCTTCAGATAGCGGTTCTTTCATTAATTCTCGATCAATAATCTTATCAAGATAGTCTGTGAAATCTTTAAGCTGATTGATTACACGCTTAAAATCATCTGTGTTTTCTTCTAAGTTCTCTTGTCTGTTTTTTCCGGAATAGATTCTTACTTCATCCTTACTCAGCCATTTATGCCATTTTCCGCAACCAGAACAATATAGCCCTATATTATTACCATGTTTTTCTGTCGTATAGTTACTACTGCCACACTTGCTGCATTTAAAGTCCATAATTTATTCTCCTAAAATCTCATTAAGACGATCATTGATTACACGAAACACATCACCTAAAGAGGATTCAATCATCATATCATTCAGCCCTAAAAACGTATTATTTAATGTAATTTTTTCCTTATTAACAATAATTAAGTGTTTTCCATGAAACTCATTGATATATGATGCTGCCGGATAAACGGTAAGAGATGTTCCACCGATAATAAGCATGTCTGCATTAGAAATGGCCTGAACGCTATTATTAACAGCTTTAAGAGGAAGTGTTTCTTCATATAAAATAATGTCTGGTCTTACCAATCCTCCACATCTTGGGCATGTTGGAATTTTTTCATCATTATCAAAAATAAAATTTTCATCATATTTCTTCTTGCAGTTTGTACAATAGGTACGAAGCGCCGATCCATGGATCTCATATACATTTTTATTTCCTGCTTTCTGGTGAAGTCCGTCAATATTCTGTGTTACAATAGCTTTCAGCTTTCCTATTTCCTCTAATTTGGCAAGAACCTTATGTGTGATATTTGGCTCAATATTTCGAGTGTCCATTTTCTGCTTGTAGAATTCAAAGAAAATTTTAGGATAATTGAATAAACATCCATGACTCAGAAGATACTCTGGATCGTATGCATCGAATTTAATATCTTTTTTGTTGTATAATCCATCTTTGCTTCTAAAATCTGGGATTCCACTTTCCGTAGATACACCTGCTCCTCCAAAAAACACAATATTATCAGATTCTTTTAAATATCCAATCAATGTTTCGATCTGTTCGTTTACATCTACTACCATTTTAATTTTTCAACTCCTTATATAATTTTTTTGGAGGCTGGGAAGGATTTTTGTCCTTCCCATTGCACATCCAATCAAGTTTGATTATTTATTAGCCTGCGTTCCTGTAGCATTGTTCAAAATCTTAACTCCACCTGTAGATTCTACAGTTCTTGCAGCCAGATCCCTCATCTGCTCATATGCTGCGTCAAGCTTGTTCTGAAGTTCAACTTTCTCCGCTTTTATGGAAGCAAGATCATCCGCAAGACGATCGCATTTATCCTGGAGAAGCCCTACTTGATATTCATTCTCTTTCTTAAGTGCTCTAACCTCAAAAGCATTAGATTTATCCGCATCCGCTTTTCCCTGTTTGACACCTTCAGCCTTAGCATTCTCAAGCATTACAGGAATGTTATCAATCTTCTCTTCAAGATCTGAAATATATTCAGCTTTCTCTGCAAGTTCTGCCTGCTTCTCATTGACATCAGCAATTTTAGCGTCTAACTCTGCCTGTGCTTTAGCCATTTTGTCATTCCACTCATCTTCTTCAATGCGTCTCTTACGATCACGATTGTATGTATACGCTTCTTCTTCGCGCTCTCTATCCATAAGAACATCTGCACGTTTTTCTGCTTCTGCATCCGCGATATCATCAATAGCCTTCGTGCGAACTACCTTTAACTGTTCGATCTCAGTCTCAAGAAGTTCCTTTGTATTAGCCAGATCACGTTCGAGTTCTTCTTTCTTGAGTCTGAATTCCTCTTTGATATCAATCTCTTTATCCTTATAAGCATTAATCATTGCAACCATAGAATTAGCTTTGGCTTCAATACCATACAGATCCTTAAGCTCTTTTTTCTTAATAGTGGTCGCTTCCTGTAAATCTGTATATTTCTTAATAATCTCAGGATTAAAGATATTTTCTGTAGCAACGCTATCAGCAGATTCAATGATTGCAACTTCTTCTGCCGCACGAGCTGCAGCCACTGGATCGTCTTTTACGCTCTCTACTTCGTCCAATCTTTTCTTTGCCTCATTGTAAGCATCCATAATTTCCTGTTTTGTACTTTTCATTGTAATTGCCATTTTAAAATTCTCCTTTTATTCTTTATTATTTTTGTTAAAATTCCTCGTAGAATACTTCTTGAGGAGTTTTAGTTTTATTCTTCTCTGCAGTCTGTACTTTCTCTAAAGCGACATTTCGACTAGAAAATACATCATTTCCTACGCGATCATATCCAAATATATGTGCCTGTTTATCTCTTTTGTCTATTCCAACAAAATAATCCTCTCCTACTGTTCGCACCGTTAATTCGCATACATCATAAATACCCACTTTAGGAAGTATTCTTGCAAAGTATAGTTTATCTTTTACATTTACTACTGATTCCATAATTAATCACATTTACTATATCCACATGCTTTACATGTATTACATCCACCCTCAAAGATTAACTCTTCCCCACACTGAGGACACACAGGTTTTTTTATTGTATTTGACTGTGGATTTTTCTCTTTTTTTATATCAGCAGAATCTGAAACAGTATATGTTCCATATTCAAAAACCTCATCATCATCCGTTACCTCATTTTGTATCTCTCTATACATATCTATGAGTGCGTTTCCTATAGCCACCGGACAACTGCTGCCTTTTGACGTATCATGTTTTGTTGCTTTTCTAACCGCATAGGATGGGCATGTACCAGATGATTGGAGTTGATCAACGATAGAATAAATATCAATGCCGCCTCTAGCACACAGAGAAATCATTCTGGATAACCCAACCATAAAATTAGCACATCCGCCTGAACTTCCTTTACTAAAATATGTTTCTAATAACTGTCCCGTATCAGGATCAAAAAAAGCTTCACAATGTAATGTTCCACAACCTGTCGTAAGTGTTCTTTTCTTACCTACACAATTATCATCTGCTTTAATAATCATCCCTCTACGTAATTCCATAGGAATTGATTTGATATCATTTTTTCCTTTTAGTTCAGAGGAATCTGTACTAAGAATACCTGTACGTTTGCATCCATCGCGGAAAATAGTAATTCCTTTCAATCCTTTTTCCCATGCATACATATATAAGTTTTCTACATCTTCTACTGTTGTATTATTTGGAAGATTGACTGTTGATGATATGGAGGCATCTATATGATTTTGCCAAATAGCCTGCATATCAATTCGATTTTTATATGGAATATTCTGAGCTGTTACAAAGAATTCTGGTAAGTCTGAATCATCTTTAATATTATGATTATCTATATATTCTTTAACGATTGGAGTATATACCTTATAATACTCATCATGCCCTTTTAAAGATTCTGTTTTTCTCGTGTAATAATTAGCAAAAATTGGTTCGATTCCACCGGACACTCCAAGCATTGTAGAAAGAGTGCCAGTAGGAGCTATGGTGAGTAATTGAGAATTTAACAATCCATATTTATCCACCAATGTTTTTGTTTCACCTAATGCATTTTTTGCAAAAAATGGAGATTGAAGTATGGCTTCTCTGTTATATTTAGGATACACTCCATATTTGTTCGCAAGTAACGCAGAGGTTTTAATTGCTGTATCTGCCATAGCACAACCAATCATATCACACATATAAATTGATCCTACGCTGCCATATTTAATATCCATTTTAATAAGCATATCAGCTAAACCAAAAATCCCTAATCCAATCTGTCTCCAATCTGCTACAGACTTTCTTTGTTCTTCAAGTGGATGTAATGGCAGACCTTCGTCTAAAACATCATTAAGAGCTTCCACAGCAATAGACACTGTATTTTTAAAATCATCAAAATCAAATTGTTTATTGCTTGTTACAAATTCTGATAAGTTAATACTACCTAATAAACAGCTACCACCTGCAGGAAGGGGTTCTTCCTATTATATTATCGTATAAGTTTTTTATCTTACACTTCTGGAAATTTCTTTCATATCTACAAAATTACAGGTGAGATCTTGTAGAGTACGTCTGTCAATTCAGACCAGTCTAGCATACATTTTCTTTGGAAATATATATTATTTCTTTTAACTTATCTAGTAATTCTCTCAAATTTTTTACATTAAAACACACAAAAATCGTTCTTAGATCTTTAATATCATAAACTTCTTTTAACATTCTTCGTAAATCACACAATGTTCCAGTAATTTTATTATATGGACAATTCAATACCACATCTTTATTTTTTAAAGCCCATTTTTCTACATCGTTTTTTATAATATACTTTCTCTCTAAATTTCTTTTATGAGAAATTATCGCACTATTATTCACGCCCTTTTTCCAGCATCCTGATTTATTAGCACAGTTTATACTGCAAAATTTTTTCTTCTCTGCTATATTTTTTTGATAATAATATGTTTTTCCACATATAGGACATATGAAAGGATATGATTTTGCATTTCTTTTCATTGTTTCCGTGCCTTTTAACAACCCTTCTTTCATCTTTTTAGCTATTTCTTGATTTTCCCATTTTTTTTCGTTGTTTCTCCAATTTTTCTTTTTGTTTCTTCAGATTTTTTTCCACCTGAATTTCCACCAGAATCAAGATTATATCCAAGATTTTTATTTGTAGAATCATAGAATTTAATCCAAAATCTTTCCTTTTCATTTAGTTCTTCCAATGTTTGAGCTTCATCAATTTTCTCAAATATAAAATTATCATATCCATATTTATTTAATGCATTATGAAAATATACTGATTTACGGTTTTTACTTTTTGCTTCTCTGTAGTGTTGTTGCTTTCTATACTCCAAACTATTGATAGTTTGACCAATATAAATCTTATTGTTTATTAGGTTTGTTGATTTATATATAATCAGCGTAATCTCTCCTTTCTCTATGCCAACTATATATTTTCCAAAGTTCCGTACTCTTGGGTGAATTATTGCTCACAATTATCGCTCATCACCTATGCGTTACAATCCTCTTTGTTATAGTAGGATCTCGGTATTCCCATATCTGTTCTATAGACTTAGAGTTCACCGATTTTACGGAATGTTTTACTTGCGCCCAAGATCCCAAGCACAAGGGTTCACACCAGCATATCCAAACTTTTTATCTTCGCTTAACAGGTTATAATTTTCAATCCGATTCCAAAATAACATTCCTGGTTCAGCATAATCCCAATTCATTTCACACATCTTATGAAATAATTCATAAGCATTTACTTCTTTAGTAATTGTTTCACCCGTTTCCATTCTTGTAAAAGACAAAGTAAAAGGCTGTTTATTTTTTACTGCAACCATAAATTTATCTGTAATACGAATTGAAATATTAGCTTTTGTTACTTTATTCAAATCAGATTTTATACCAATAAATTCTTCAAGATCTGGATGATCACAAGACAAACTAAGCATCAATGCGCCTCTACGATTGTTTTGTCCAATTAATCCTGTAATCATAGAATATAAATCCATAAAACTTACAGAACCTGTTGTTGTTTTTGCAGCATTTCTTACTTCTGCACCTCTTGGGGCAAGATTACTGATATCAATACCACAACCACCACCATAAGAAAATGTACGAGCTAATTTCTTTGCACAATCGAAAATAGATTCCAAGTTATCTTCCGGTGGCGCAATAACGTAGCAATTTGAGAGCGAAATCTTTCTTCCTTCATTTTCAAGTCCTCTGTTTGCAAGAATCCTTCCACCAAATAAAAACTTTTTCTCTTTAATCAGTTCTCTAACTTTTTCATTTTTACCACTTACTCGGTCGAGCCATGCGTCAAAATTCTCATCGTTGTACCTATACTTTTTATTCCAGATATCAATTCCAAGCTGATTATCTTTTCCTAGCCATTCCTCTATTTTCATTCCTTTACATCATTCCTTTCCTTTTTATTCTCTTCCTTTAATTTATAGCGCCCATTAGCTACACATAGGCTAAGAAGAATTATTCCTGTTACTATTCCTAAAATAAATCCAATCAAAAACATCTTGTCACCTTTTACATTATGTTTCTAATATATACAAGTTTAAAGCAAAAATTAGTGTTCTAATTCATTTTTAATCCACTGACACACCATATAAACTGATTCATCAAATGGTCTATCATTTAGTAGATGATAAGAAAATCTTTGCTGTTTTTCAAAGGCCTCAAACTGTTCACTCTCTTTATCGTATCGTTCCTTAAATTTTTGTTTTGTTCCACCACGTTCAATGTATCTTTTTTCTGCCATCGTGTATGGGATTCTGAAATAAATAACCACAAAATCGAACCATGTCCTGCATGAATTAAATAAAGCATCTACTCCATTCGGATCAATAACGTAAATATCTGAATTATTGATCTCTTCAAATGTAGTAGCATACCTATATCCGTTGATAATTGTTTCTGCAGAAAATCCATATACACTACCAATCTCATCGAACTCTTCATCAGATACAAAATAATGATCTGATCTTCCAAATAGTTCTGATTCTCTAGGTGGTCTAGTTGTATAGCTTTTTACTACACGTAATCCCATTTTATTACTGACCGCTTCTGCAATTGATGATTTACCAGTCGCTGTACGTCCAACAAATAAAAATTTAATCGGTTTCTTTGGCATTTTGTACTCCTTCTGTGCTGTCTTGAATAAAAAGAATATGATTATTTTGTTTTGTGCAGGCTACCTTAAATAAGGTAGCAGTACTTTTATCATTTGATCGCAGATATCTTTTACATTGATTTTTCATAACACATGTATTATTCTCTTTCGTACAATAATAAATCGTATCAGACATTGTTATTCTCCACTTCTGCTAAATACTCTCGTGTGATGCCGGGATACCACTCTGTAATCTGTTCCATCAATGATTCAATCATATCCTGTAACTCTGGAGCTGCTGTTCCATGTGCTACACCATATTTCTTAGAACCACGCTCCATATAAATATGTGCAAATTCAGTAATATTTACTTTGAATGTAAAATTCATAGGCAAAGACAGCATATAAAGACCACGTTTAACATCTTTGTTATTTTTCATGCCTTTAAGAATATATCCGTTTTCAGCTTTTACATACTCTTTTCCGTCATATGTAATTTCTTCTGGCGTTTCAATATTTAAATAAGCTAATGCGATATCTGTTGGGATTATTTTAGATTGATAATATTCTGAAATTTCGTTAGATTTGTAATTTGCGAGTCTTGTACTTGATCTGATTATTCGATTATCCATTCGTTTTGCATGAGAGTCAAGATCGTCCGTAGCTCCTCTGTGGAGTCCTTCTACTACAACAGACATATCCAGGAATCTCAGCATTGTAATGTGTTTCTTGCCCCATTTTAGAAGTTTTCTTACTTCTTCACTGAACTCTGTATAATCAGGACTTGAATCATTTACGATTGGTTTACCGCTGTGTTCCGTGCATTTTTCTGTAAGCTTCTTTAAATGCTTTTCTAATTCAGGATTCCATGTTCGCTTACTTAAATACATGGTCCTGATTGCATCACGAATCGAATGCATCTCAGTTAAATATACTTTCATATTACCTCCGTGTTTTTATAACATATTTTTGTTATGAATGTATTATATATCCCTTCTTTATATTTGTCAAGTGTTTTCTAATAATGAATAGTTCTTTTTCAAAAAATGACACATGAATGTGTTACGAGCAAGATTTTCTTTCTTCTTCACAGATCTATTTATCGCATTGCTGTCACCTAAATGATAAAGATTCTTTTTCATACGAGTTAATCCAACATAAATCAAATTTGAGTTTAACATATAACTATGACTTGAAGGAGTCAGTAATACTACAGTATCTGCAGATCCGCCCTGGGATTTATGAATGGAAATTGCATATCCGAGCATTACGCTCTGCATATCACTTTTTTTATAAATTACTTCGATACCATCATAATCAATCACAGCAAACTGCAATGAAATGAGTTTAATTTTTCCTATCATTCCATTTGGAATAAAAGTTGTTTCTGCGTCATCTCCATAAGTAAATTGATTGTCAATATATACAATAGCTTTATAGTTATTTACCGTCTGAATTATAATGTCATCCTTGTAAAATGTTGTTTCTCCAATTTGCATACTTATTGACGATTTGCTGATATTTGGATTAGCAAGTTTCTGTAAATGCTTATTTAACACTATTGTGCCATACTCACCTTTGTTATACGCAGATAACACTAAAATATCTTCAGGTTTATGATTTTTAATCAATTTTCTGTATAGTGACACAGTATCATTCACAATCCTTTCATTTGCTGATTGTATAAATGAATAATCTTTTGCATTCCCAAATACAGTACATTTCTCTTTGATTCCATTTAAATATGGTTTCATATTTCGAACATCTGTAGCAACCTTCATTAGTCCGCCATCAGCATATCTAAATATCTTACTTAATGATATTGTTGGTATTATATTCGAATTCATAAAATCATGCAGAAGATTTCCAGGGCCAACACTAGGGAGCTGCGCTGAATCACCTATTATAATCAGTTTTGTCTTTTTAAAATCAAGTGCATCAATCACATGGGCAAATAAGAAAATATCAGTCATTGAAAACTCGTCAATAATTAATACATCACAATCAAGCTTACATTCTTTATTGTATCCCCAATCACTAGGAGGCCTATACCCTAATCCTCTGTGAATCGTTGAGGCCGGACACTGCGTATAATCACTTAATACCTTTGCCGCTCGTCCTGTGGGAGCAAATAGCCTAAATGTTTTATGATTATCATCGAGCATTTTAATAATCGCAGAAGATGTCATTGATTTCCCCGACCCGGCATTTCCATTGAGAATCATTATGTTATTCTCGCATATACATTTCAGTGCGCTAACCTGCTCATCAGACAAAGAACAGTCACCTGCATTCCTATACTTAGTATAGTCAATATTCCATACTCTTTTATATGTATTGGCATCTGCAATACGTTCTGCAATGTAATTCTCAGTATCATACGTTTTTCTTAATGCAATATCATATGTTTCCTTATTATAATAAAAATAATCGTTTTTTAAACATTCTACATAATGCTGAGAACAAGTAGGGACTAATTTTACAACCTGTTTTCTAAGATCACGCAGGTCCATTTTGGTATTTCCATTATTCTGATTTTCAATAAGGAAATATTCAATACATGCAGCACACCTCTGTTGGCTACTTTTTAAATCAAATGGAAACTTGATTTTATTTGTGCGCTCCAGCTCAAGTAAAATAGCATCTGCTTTAATAAAACCAACACCTGATATTCTTGTCAAACATTTATACGGATCTTCTCTCAATTTCCTCTTAAGCATTTCAATAGATGGATATTCGTCATATATTTTTTTTAACATAGATATAGTCAAAATACCACCAAATTCCACTACAAGATCATATAAAGCATAATTTTGAATAATCTTATCTTTTATTTTTAAGAATGTAGCTTCTTTTATACCTTTTAATTTATTCAAATCAATGTCATCAGTATTTCCTGTAATAACACGATCGATAATATCCGGATAATTTTTCCATAATTCGGAAGCTTGCTTAAATGTTAAAATTTCCTGAAGGAATACATAAACATCTTCTTCGCTTTTAGGCTGATCCATCCTGATATTAACAACCTTATATCCATATCCATATTTATTCAGCTCCTCCACAGCCGTAACTTCATACGACTGTGTTTCGCAAAGATGATGTAGATTTCCAAATATAGTTACATTTCCGTATTTTTCATTATGTTTAATCTCTGGATACTGTTTTTTATCAACATACGCTGAGTAAACTTTATAATCCGGAGAATCATATGTACATCTTTCAATCGTACAATTGAATTTTTTATTTTCTTGTTTCATTATTTTTTTATTACCTCATAATCATCTAATATATTTTCCAGTTCATCAGTTTCAGTCCATGTTCCATTTACACATTTCTTTTTATTTTTCTTGGTAAAACGATCAATTTTCAATATAGAATATTCTCCGAATGGATTATCTTGATAGATTTTAACACTGGTAACTCTTGCTTTTACGTCTTCTCCAGTTTTAATATTATGTAATACTAAATACGGTTTTCTAGCCTCTTTGTATGTCTTATATTCGGTTACAATATAAAATGTTTTGTTTACTTTTGGATTTTTAAATACGATATATTGTAGATATTCTTTTTCAAATTTGACTTGATCAACTACAGACATTGATTGATTTTCGATTCGTAAAGATAACTCAGTAATTAAACCAATATTATCTATCTCTTTATATATTTTTGCTGTTTCTTTTCCGGCGTACTTTTTCATAAGATATTCCGTCAGTCCGAGAGATTCCATTTTGTCTTTCTTAATCTGTTTACATGTAGCGAATTTATCATAAAGATTTGATAATTCAAATAAATATTTATTCTTTCCAAAATCAGAAAAGAAATCTAATCCAATTAGAATTTCCAGCTGCTTTGAATTGACAGATGTATGATCATGGATATCTCTTAACAACTCTATGAAATTCTTATATTTATTCTTTGATAATTCCATTAATTCTTCTGCAATTTGATTGTTGCAGTATTTAATACTACATATTCCTTGATATATTTCGTATGTTTCTTTATCACATGTATATTCAGCATTTGAATATCCAAATCTAATTTGCTTTATATTAATACCTTTGCTTGCTATATAGTCTTTTATTTTATATGATTTATCCGCATCCTCTGCATATACATTCAATGCTTCTGTTAATGTTTCCAGAGGATAATAATGCCTCAAATATCCACACGCAAACCCCAAAAAGCTATATGGGTCAGCATGGTTCTGAGAAAACAAATAAGCACTTGCATCAATTATAACTTGTAAGAAATTTACAATTAAATTCTCAGCTTCTTCTTTTTCTACATTATATTTTTCTTTCATTGTATTGATAAATCCTGGGATATGATGATCGCTGGTTTTTTCTCCTTTATCATCCAACAAATACCCTCCATTTTTAATCACAGGTATATCATTTTCTGTACCAGTCTTTTTTGAAAAATGTCTTCTGACGACATCTGCTTCACCCATTGTAAATCCACAAAATTGATGTAAAAACTGAATGATCTGTTCTTGATATACTAAATACCCAAGTGTAGGTGCTAGAAATTCATTTAATGCAGGATGACCATTATCTCTGTATATACCTTGTGATAACTCATTCCTATATGATTCTCCTGCAGGCCGAATAGCTCCATTTGCCATTGACATCAAATCTATATAAGAGAAATTTGGATTTTTTGATTTAATATTTTTGATTGTACTTTCTCTTAAAATATCTTTTAAATAATTTCCTGCAAAATCAGACTCAAACTGAAATATTAAAGTAGTATCATTGGCAATATCTTTCCATACTTCAATGTCATCAAAATCCATATTATCTGGCGTAAGAAAGTCTATCCCTACAGACTTACAGGTTTTATATATCAGGCCCACACAGTCAAGTCCTAAAACGTCTAGCTTTACATAATTCAGCGAATCTATCTCTTTCATATTAATTTGTGATATTGGTTTATCATCTGATGAAATATATAATGTGCCAAACTTTTTATCTATTTCATGTGGAGCAACAACCAATCCAGCTGCATGTCTACCTAAAGAGGTTATGGTTCCTACAACAATATCTACATATTCAAATAATTCCGGATATTGTTCTCTTACTTTATCTGGTATAAATTCTTTTTTCTTCTCATCCTCTTGCACCATATTAGATATTGCTTGAGTTTGTTCTGGTGTCATACCTAGAGCACGACCAACATCCTTGATAGCACCTCTAAGTTTGATAGTATTAAATGTAATGATATTACAGCAGTGTAATCCTTCTTTTTGGAAAAGATATTGTCTTACTTTCCATCTATCATCTTTATACCAATCCGTATCCACATCGGCCAAACTAATTCTTTCGGTATTCATAAACCTCTCAAAATTCAAATTGAACTTAATACTGTCTACTTCAGTTATACCTAATAAATAAGCTATCTCGCTTCCAGATACAGATCCTCTGGAATATCCAAATTCAACCCCTTGATTTCTTAATGCTGTTTTATAGTCCTCTTCCAGAAGAATAAAATCTATTGCTTGATTATGGATATATGTTTTTAATTCATATTGAATTCTATCTTTATATTCCTGATAGTTTTCGTATTTATTAACACCTCTACGTTTGATGCCGTCTATAATTTTAGATTTTAATGTGCCGAGTGAATCATCATATAGTTTCGGATATTTTTTTGAATAGTCCAATTTAAATGGTTCAATTTGTGCAGCCATTTTATTTGTATTGTCTATGGCTTCTAAGTATATAGATTCGCTTAAAACACCCTGTTTTTTATATGCATCTACTAAATCATCGTAAGTCTTAAATAATAAATCCCAGTTATCTTCTCCGGCAAATTTTACATCCTTTGATTTTTGCATAATTTGTCTGCCAAGATAGTGTTTATTATTTAAACAATGCGTATCTGTTCCTGCAATCAATGGAATACCATATTTTTTTGATATTTTTTCAAGATATATATTATATTGCTTTTGCTTATCATCATTATGATGTTGAATTTCCAAATAACATCTATGTTTGTTTTTAATGCAGAATTTTAACATTTTTTCCTGCATCGGCTTATTTTCACTTGCCAATATTCCACCCAGACATGCAGTAGTGATAATAATATTATCAGATGTATTTATTAATTCATCTATTGTAATTCTGGGATTATAATAAAAATGTCCATCTCTTAAAAAGGCTTTAGAAGATAGTTCATTTAACTCTTCTACTCCATCATAATTTTTAGCTATTAGAACACAATGATAATTGTCTCGTACCTGATATTTGCCATTTTCTAAACGCTCCTCTATTTCACTTTGTACTTCGGCCTCATCCATCCCTAGCATGGATTCATATACTTCATCTAGTATATCAGGATATTTATATAATTCCTCTGTAATATAAAATTCTTCCGCATGGATGTATTTCATACCTGCTGCTTCTATCTTGTTCTTTTTATGCACCCATTCCAATACCGATCCATGTTCACTAAAGCCCATCGCCATCATATTTAAATTTTTGGCGTAGTCAATATATTCAAAATATTTTGTAACACTGTCTATATTGGTTACGCCATTAGACAGATCAGAATGAAGATGATAAACTACATAATTTTTATCACTCATAATAACCCTTCTTACTTTTTATAAATCATTCAGCCAACTCAAATCATCTACGTCATACTCATCTTCTTTTTTCTGACCTAAAATATCACCATTTTTATTTGAATCAAGTTTTTCAAGATACGCTTTTAAAGGTTTATGTAAATTTGCAGAGTAACCACAAAGATTTGTAAGGTAATAGCTCTGTTTCTTTAAACTTTCTTCATCTTCCCACCAAAGCTTATCTGCTTCTTCAAACTTTCCGTTTTCTTTCAGATCCAAATACTTTTTCTCTTTTTCACGAATCAACTTCATAGTGCCAATAATAAAAGACTCCCAATGATTAATTAACTCTTCTGTAAGATCCACATATACATAACAATCATGGAATTCGTATTTGTTCTGAACCGCTTCCGGTAAAACAGTAATATCATTTGTTTGAGCCAGTTGATCAAGATATTCGAATACCTGCTCTTCTGAATAACCAGCATCTTTAAGCCACATTTTCGCATTAGCCTGCAGCTTCTCACCTAGTTCGCATCTCTCAATCTCACGAACCTTTTTTACTCCCTTCTTAGACTGCACAGTTACGCACTGATACTTTAAAAAGTTCCACGCGATTCTGATTTTTTCATATGGAATTCCCTGCTGATGTAATGCCATAGCATACATAACAAGCTGTCCACATTCATTTTTTGCCTTGTCTCCTTTATAAATAGAACTGGTTTTCCAGTCTAGGATAGTAATGTTCCCATCAGCATCTGTAACTTTTGCATCTATATAACCCTGATAATACTCTTCACCAATTTTTACAGTAATAAACTGTTCAATGTCGATTCTATCTTTAATACGCTCATGTGTAGAAAAGAAATTCTTTAAATCATAATAATATTTATTGGCAATACTTTTATTTCTATCTCCGTCTCCTCTTACGAATTTGAGTTCTGCAATATCAAACGCAGTTGTCCACCCATCTTCAAACTCTTCAACCATAGCGTCATATGGGATTTGTGCAGTATAATATTTCTCTAAGATATCATGACTGATCCCACCTGTTACTTTATAAATAGAATCGTCTCGATCCTCTTCTTTATGCAAAATATATTTCAAATAATATTCATACAAACTATTATGAATACAATTAACTCTGCTCCAAGAATTTAATCTATCTGTTCCAAGTGCCTCGCACATCTTTTTAATTTTTTCAGAATTTACTCTCAATACTTACTTTTTAATCTCCTTAAATATTCTTTATGACGTTTCGCATCATATACTTTTCTATATTTGAATAAAATTTTATAAACTGGATTCTTTGCATCTGCCGGAGAGTCTTTCGGACCAAGAATATTATGTTCATCATATATGTAACTTACTTTTCTTATTCCATAAAATTTCTCACACATACTCCATACTTCTTCTATGGGTACATCTTTGTCCATAGCTATTACTATTTCTTTTACTCCCGTGCCGAGTATGATTCGAACTTGCTCATCTGACATAGCATGGCCTTGTAGCGCCACTCCTGTAGGATCCATACGGCTATCCCTTTTTAATACTGATTTCTCAGCTTCAAACACAACAATATATCCTGCATTTTGTATATTTTTATAATTTTGCCAAAGACCATATAAATTGATTTCTTTCCTCATTCCTGGAGTAATAAAATATTTTGGAATGCCAAGTTCTTCACAAGTTTCAACTGAGCTTCTTGCGTTATATCCCATTAATGTTCCATCAAGCCAGTACCTAACAGGAAATATAGTTCTTTTCCACCTATATGAATAACCAAGCTCAAATTTTTTTATTGTGCTTTTTACGATCCCCTCTCTGAATAAATCAATATGTATATAAGGAACAAAATCTGATAAAATATCTTCGTCCATTGGCTTGAAATCATTTACAATGCATTTCCGTCTTTTAGAATACTTAGAAAATACAAACCACGAATCATCAAGTGGCTTCATATTCTTCTGAGGTGCTGCTAATGTAAATTTTATATTCAATAATTTATGCAGGAATTTTAATGCCCCCATAAAATCTATATCCATATTGTATTCAACCAAAGAAATCAGATCTTCCCCATCATCATAAGAAATATGTCTTGTGAAATTTCTATAGTTTAAATAGCTATTATTTCGAATATTAATAGCCGCAGGATTATTACAGTCTCCTCCAACCGCATTAGAGCAGCTATAATACTCTTTATTTTCGTGATAAATGATATTTTTACACCCAATAGATTCCAAAATTTCTTGAATTTTATCATTCTCATAAATATATTTTTTTATTTCCAATGCAGTCATTTTATAAGAAACCTACAATCTCAATGTATTTAAAAATCTTGTATGATGTTGCATATTCCAACATCCTGATGTACGTTCGTACTCAGATCATATTCGGATAGAATTTGATATTGATCAGTCATACCAAATCTATTTTTTGTAATAAATGTAATCATATAAAATTTATCTCGTTTCAATTTGAATGGGATTTTTGTATTCTTTTTAGAAGTCAATTTATATGCTGTGATTTCGTGAGATCCACCCTCATATTCATCATCAAAGGGCTGCCTCATCATTAGATTTACACTGAATACATCAAGAATGTTTTTTGCTTGGCCAATTTCGTTATTAGTAAGATATCTCATCTTTACAGATGCTTTTCCTAACTGATATGTAACAAATAATGCAACATTCTTTGCTGCCGGTTTTACGACATCATAAAGATCCACCATATCGCGCTCCATAGATTTCCACGTTTCTGTATTTCTGGAATCTGATGATTCTTTTAATGTATCCAATACAAACAAACGTACACCCATACTTGAATACTTCTTTATGATTTTTATTGCAGCTTTTACAGTATATTTTTCAAATGGAACAATAGTAATATTCCTTCTATCTTTTAATTCCTCCAAATGATTTGCTGCCTGTCTAAGAACGTTCATCGTTTTTTCATCAAAATGTCCATCTCTTAATGTATACTTATGGATATTGCCCTTATATACATTATTAGCAACCCACACTAAAAGCTCTTTCCTTACTTTTTTCTGGTCTTCCTCATTGATCATAATAACCATTTTTTCATTATTTGCTAACACAGATGGCATAAGATAATTAATAGCTGTTGTCGATTTTCCGACTCCTGAATTTGCTCCAAGTCCATAAATATTCCCATTAAAATTAATTCCACCAATCTCTCTGTTAAGGATATGAGCATCCGATAATGGCATTCCGACCTGGCTCCCGGCATTCAGTTCATCAATCAAATCATGGATTCCATCACATGCATTAAATGTCTTGATATTAGATTCTACATTTACAAACGTATGATTAAGCCAAGCTTCTAACTCATTGTAAATATCTTCGGCTTTTGCATCTACATATTCACTCAGGCGATCCTTTACTGGAAATCCTCTCTTTACAAGACGCATAACCGCATTCCATTTTTTTATTTCACTTACATATGAATCAAAATTCTCTATTTTAATATACGATGTAGCACTGCTTATTTTTTCAAAGCCACCATATTCCTCATATTTGGAATTTAACTTAGAATGTTTGGAAAGATACATATTAATAGTGATTTCATCAAGAGTGTTCTTTTGCTCTACGTTAATAAGATCATTTGCTATGGTAAAATAAACTCTCCATGCATTATTATTAATATCTTCTAGTTTTAAAGAAGTGTCTCTGATAAGATCTGGCTCTTTATATATGGATGATACTGCGTTTGCCTCTGCGATTAATTTATATTCATTGATTTTTTTTAATGTTTCAATACATTCCTTTTCAAATGGTGTGGCTGTCTTTTTGTCAGCGATTTTAATTGCTGAACTATTTTTTACTGGACGAGCCATTTACCAGATTTCCTCGAATTTGTCACTATTTGGAATATCTTCTGTCTGTCTTTTATATTCCACAGGATTTGTATTATTTTTTGGATGCTTATTTAAAGCAGCACTCTCACGTTTCTCTTGATTGATTTTAGCATTCTTCATACGTGTGTACACATCATTGATATTATTTCTGACAATAGCACATATATACCCCATTTTATTTGCTTCTGAATTGAATTTCTTACCTTTTAAGGCTCTTAATATTTTTTGCTTATTCACTTTGAATGTATTAAAAACAACTTCAACAGAATAATTACCATTATCCTCCATATTATTATTTGCCACAGCTTTTCCTTTTCTTAATCCTTGAAGCTTAAGACATGCCATAGTTTGAAGTTTTTGATCCTCGTTATATCCAAATAATTCTTTTTCAATCCATGCACACATTTTACGAAAATCAGCGTCTTTTCTGTCAAAATTTTCTTTGTCCTGCTGTTTCTTTTCCAAAACGTTACCTCCAATCTACTATACAAAACATCCCAGGACTATAAGCCCTGGGACTACACATAAATAATCTTAAGCAGTCAACGCAAGGATTTCTTTTGCAATTTCGATATCATCAATCTGTGCCGGATTCTTGTATCCATGCTTCTTGGCTACTTCCATAAGCGGTTTTAATGCTGCCGGAGTGCTCTTATTTGCAACACAAAACTCTTTGATTTTATCGTTAATTCCATCAAGCTCTTTCTTCTTTTTATTTGCTTCTTCTGCTGCTGCAATTTTCTTTTCACGCTCTTTCTCTGCTTCTGCCTGTTCTTTCTTTAATTCCTCTACCGACTTACTACCTTTAGACGCTTCTGCTTTGATCGCATCTGTTAAAGCATTAATCAACGCATCTGCGTTAAACTCAATTTCAGGAACGATATCTGCAAACCGAGATTTAGAATCAATCGAATATGAATCATCACGAAATGTAATTTTTCTGCTTTCTTTTGTAATTACACCCTTCATAATTTCTTTCTTATTACTATCTTTCTTTCCAGTCTTTTCCTGAACAATTTCTCTATCAATAGATGCTACTCCAAGAAAATGGAGTTTAGTTTTAATTGCATTGAAATCACGCATAGACATGTTTGTTGTAAGTGATGTGTAGCTCTGCCCCGTTGCCACATCTTCCTGAACTCTCTGTTTAACATGTCCAATAATGATAAAATGCACACCTACACGTTTCAAATCCCAAAGCTTATCAAGAACAATTTCTGTAGCTTTGTCCTCTCCGGCCATGTATCCACCAAAAGCAGCTTTAATTGATTTTACTGGTTTATCTGGATTCTCAGAATTATGCATTCTGATAACTTCCGGTTTTGCAATCTCAATAAGCTGATCATATGTATCAATTACAACCGTCTTCAAAAGTGGATATTCTGTAGTTTTATTTTCAATAACATCATCTACAAAATCCTCGAAACCGATTGAGTTTGTATCTTCATCATAATCCATAGACCATTCTGGACAATTTAAGTAATTAATTCCATTGATTCCATCAGCACCATCTTCTTTACCGCACTCTAGGAACATATATCCATCTTCTCCTGCTAATCTTTCACATACCTCTTTTATGATCGTTGTTTTTCCAACCCCAGATTCTCCGATTAAGCCAAGGTTATATTCGAGTGGATTAATTTTAATAACATTTTTCTTACCGTATCCCATTTATATATCTCCATATCTTCATTAAATTTTCTTTGTTCTATTTTCTATCTTTTATCTCTGGGCAGTCAGTCTTCATGACCGCTGCCCATATTATCAACCTCAATTACTCTTATCTACTCTCCAAGCTGATCAAGCCATGAATCATCATCCATATCGTTTGAATCTACCTCATTAAATGGAACCTCATCATCCTCGTCATTTTTCTCTTCCGGCTGAATCAGATAATCCAAAATAAGATCCTCTTCAGAATACTTATTTTCAAATTTCTGTATCTGAGAAACTTTAGAACCTTCTTCCCCAACCATTTTAATAACAGGTTTCTTAAGGATCATTCTACGAACTTTGCTTTTATTCTCTGTACAATCCGCAAGCGCTTCTTCTAGCTCCATAGCTCCACAATCAACAAGCTCTTTTACATCGTCTGCAAGATCTGCATATGTTGTAGTAATAAGCGCTCCACCTTCTACGAATACACCTTTATATGTAATCATTGTGTATCCTTTTTTTACCTTAAACAGAACATTGATTTTTTTCTTTGTTCTTTCTATATCCTCTGTGTCATATTCATATTCGAACTCCCTGCGAAGAGGAACATATTTTCCACCACGATTCTGGTCATCTGTTAAATCAATACCTCTATACTCTTTACACTTTTCAAGAATATATCCGATAATCGGAATTGTCTGTTTTTCCTTGTCAGGTTTTCCAACAGAATACTTGTCAATTAACATTGTCTGGGTAAACTGAGCTGTAGGCTGTGCTGTATCATTTTCAAGAACAATTTTATTAATCTTCTTTCTAAGCTGAACAACTCCCTGATATTCATGATATTCAAGCTGCCCATGAACTCTGATAAGCATATCTTCTGTAAGCATTTCTGCAATATGATTAATTGCATCGTAAGCATTTAAAAATCTGCTTTCAACAACATTTCCTTTTGTATCTTTTTCGAGTCCAATTTTGATAAAGCATAAATCTCCAACATCTTTTAAGATGTCTTCATCCATACGATCATCCCAGTCGATCTGGTATCTGTTTTCAAAATCATCTTTTCCATCTTCTTTTTTTCCATGAACATAACATACATTTTCACGTCCAGCGCCGTATCCACCATTCATTTCGCACTGAATTACGCCAAATTCCTCACCACAATCTACATTGAGACTCAAAGTGTTGTAAATCCAATCGCTTGACTTTGCCTGCTGGTCAATTTTGTATGTATACTCACTAATTACAGGATGTCCAATTAGCATAAAACTCTGGACCCATCCCTGTTTATCTAAAATCTTTTTCTCTTTTTTTGCCATTATTTTCTCCTATAATCATAAAATCTTTTGTCATTATTTAAATTCATATTTTCATCTATAAAATATTTGATAACATTGATTTTCTGACAGCATCCGCATCGGATAAGCTTTGTAGAATAACCAGACCCTTTATCATCTATCCATGTTTCATCTTCGGAATATTCCATAGTGTTATGACAACCAGAACACTTTAAAATATTACTTTTTCTTTCCTCTAACACTCAATTTAGATCCTCCTTTCGCTAAATTAGACCGGAGTTCCTAAAATAATATTACGTGCGTATTTCATTGCAGTTGCAGAACAGAACTTACCAAAATATTTACCAACCTCATTAACAATCTCAGGCTCCTCTTTTACGCAATCCGCATATACTCTCGATGGTAATTCTCTCGCAACTTTAGTCATATCTGACTCTGACCAATCTAATGGTAAAATGCCTTCATCTCGCATTTTATATAACTCTTTTTCTACTCTACGCATTGTTACAATACTTTCGGTTAGAGTCATTGCATTCTGTCTCTCTTGTAACTTTTGGGGATCTTCGATTTTTCGAATATGATTTGACTTTTTGATTTCTTGAAATTTTTCTCCGACGATTTTAACTACGAATGGTAGTCTCTCACTTTGATCATTTAATCTTGTTTGGTTTTTAACCACAATTCCTTCCTGTGTATCTCCATATGCTGAAGTACCCATAAAACTCATTGTGTGTTCCCAACTTATAAACGGTCCAACATAATAAGTATTTACATATATCAGATCATGTTCCTCAGCAAACTCTTTTACATACTCCTGTGGAAGATACTGCTCTTTTTCTACATCATAAATATCAAACACATACCATTTATTTGTAGACTCTTTATTGTAGATGATTGCATTTCTCGCTCCGGTCCATTCTCCAAAAATCACATACTGTGGAAATTCTTTATAGTCATCTACATTTAATGTCCGAATATAATTATAGAAACCGTTTAATGTATTATATTGATCCAACGTTTTCTTTCTTGAAAATGTAACCATTGTTCCAGTCTCTGCATCGTAACGTGTGGCAGCATTAGATCCATCAATTTTTTCTTGTACCACTATCATGTCTCCAGGTCTAAAGCCATCAACAAACTGATCTTTTAAACGTTGAATATCCATAAATTTCTTCTGTTGCATCACTCTACCGCCTTTCCGGCAGAGCGTTTGTCACACTGACAGCTTCGCACGGATACAAATCCGTGACTCACTATTTATTACCTCTGTGATTCATTACAAATTAAACATTAATCATTTACAATTTTCACTTTACATCCGAACTTCTCTTCTACTTCGTCCATAGTAACTTCTTTTAACTTTTCCTCGTAAACTAATTCATATCCAGACATTTCATCTTCATGAGTATAATCCAATAAAGCATTTAGAATATCATGAATACCTCTTGGTCTGTAAACTTTTATAATACGATTGTCTTTTTTATCATACTTGAAAGTCATATCATAGTTTATCATATCAAAAGATCTAAACTTATTAATTTCACAATCATCTTGATTTGCAAACCAAATGATTACATGTCCTTTATTCGCAGTATCCTTTAAAACAATACCTTTACTGCCTTTAGTGGAAACTACAACGTCTCCTGTTCTTAATAAATCCAAATAAAAATTTGTACTCATAAAATCTCCCATACATTTCTTTATTTTCTAAGCAATAATTAAGCGCTATATTATCACAATTTGACCAGAGTGGACTTGAACCACCGACCTAACAGAAAACTGTGTGCTCTCCCAAGACTGAGCTACTGGCCAACTTTATATAATCTTTTAAAATCCTCAAACGTGGTACGCCACGGCAACCAAGATTCTATCTGGTTTTAAAATTAATATTCAGGCAAAACCTTTCATCACGTTTACTTACTGACGAATTTAAACTCAGCTCACGCCACCTGAACGATCACCCTTACACAACTGATAGTGTTGCCGATGTATACATCTATACATCATCTGGGGTAATACATGCTAAATATATTATAAATCAGAATGGGATCGAACCATTCACGCCGCAGCTACGATAGGGTAATAATCTTATACGTCTATAAGATGGCAGCACGTTTAGTTTATTACCGTTGGCTTTTCTACGTCTTCCACTTCCGTCATGATTTATACTATATTTGTTCTCTTATAAACCGCTTGTTCCCTGTGGGACTCACTTTTTTGACTTCCAAGAACATTGTATATATACGGACTTACTACTCCTCACCGTATTTGTTTCTCTCTATACAATAAGTTTTTCGCAAGGCTTTCTAGTAGATTGCTCCACCTTCGCTCTACGGAATGAACTTGAAGAATGACTCTTCGTTAAATGTTTGAAACGGCTATTTGTGTTAATAGTTGCAGTATTTCTTGTACCTACACGGATGCTGTATCATCCTACCTTTGATCATTCCCTTTTTGTCCCTCATCCTCAGTACAGGAAATTAAATTGTCTATGGCTTCTTTCCATTTTTACATGTTATATTTTCCATCTTCCAGGATGGCTGCACTCACAAGTAGGTATACCTTTCAAGCTACTATAATCCTTGGCCTTCAGATTTTTCCGTAGCCTGAATGGAAACTATGGGATTCGAACCCATGACCGTCCGCTTATGAGGCGGATGCTCTAACCAACTGAGCTAAGTTTCCAGGTGCTCACCACGGCCTCTGCCGTCTCCGACAGAAATCATATGTAAATGATTGAGACTAGCCGTGGCTGCTGCAGATAATGGGACTTGAACCCATACGAGATAAACTCAAAAGATTTTGAATCTTCCGTGTCTGCCATTTCCACCATATCTGCATTTTGCGGTAGTTGCTTTAAAAGAGTGATATATATTAGTAGGAGGGAAAGAATATAAAGCATGATAGCAACATACCGCTTATGTAAAAGGCATTTATAACCAAACTTCCATGCCATTAAGTTTTTTATTATAATTTAGTATTTAAATTTGAGTTTAAAATATCTAAGTTGTTCATACCTAGAAAACAATAACTATACAACCTTATCATTTAGAAATAAATATTATTAACTTCAACTAATAACAATAAAACAATATCCATGTCTAGCCAGTCATCTTTTATCTTTTTCTTTAATACTTGCGCATTAAACATATTAAAAAAACTAAATTATAATATGGAACAAATAAATTAAAGGTCAATATCTACATCAAATATCTCTGATGAATTAATAATATTTAGTTCCTTTTGAATTTCCATAATTTCCTCACTAACATTCTTATATAAATCTTTTGCATACTGCAAATCATAATTAATATAGCGATATTCTATTTCTGTTTTATTAGGTCCTGCTGATCTAGTCTTTGGATATCTTCCAGCTAATGTTTTACAATCAAATAAATATCTGTTCAACATAGCCATTCTGATTAATGCTTCGCTAATAGATAATCCTGATTTTAATTTCATATTTGTATTAAATACGCTTCTTGCATTTTTAATTTTGATAAGCTTATTATCTATAACACTTATCTGTTCTACTGTCTTTTTAAGATCAAATTCCGGTCTTACACTTTCCGGATCTTCTGTGATAGCAGCAACAAAAGTTGATAATGATGAAATATCTTGCAATAACATATTTTTTTCTTCTTCTAAACTTTTTATGAGCTTATTAGCTCCATCTGATGTAATTGAAATCATGTTTGTACTCCTTTTTATTAATATTATCTAGTTAAATGCTGGTGAAGGGATTTGAACCCTCAATCTCTTATGAGCCTTGGATTTTAAGTCCAATTCGTATTCCAATTCCGACACACCAGCGTAACTGGGCTAGTTGGATTCGAACCAACGAATACATGAGTCAAAGTCATGTGCCTTTTCCGCTTGGCGATAGCCCATTATTTTGCGGTAGTTACTTCATCCTCAGTCGTACATATTTGATACATAGGAATGGAGGATATATATCTTTAGGATGTCAAACCCAACCCACCGCTTAATTGTTTGATTGTTCTATCGGTCGTAACCAATAGTTAGCTAAAAATATTCAATCACATTCGCTACTTGTGATCCGTTCTCTAATGAACTGCTGCTTATGTTACCATACAGATTCACCCTTTCCTCTGCCGCTTGACATTTCTCATCTACACTTATAAGCGTAATGTAAGGGTGGTCTCCTAAACTTAGGATTCGAACATTAAGTTTAATGTCATTTGTATCCAGATACAAACAAATACATACTACATTTGAAAATATATAAGTCTTTAAATTATTTTGGGATTTTAATTTGATATTTTAGATTTGGACTTTGACTTAATAAAGAAATTTGATTAAAATTCTGTTCTCTCTTTCAACTGTATTTAGTATAACACATTTCAATATTTGTGTCAATACTTTTCTAATATAGAATAGTTATTTTTTTAATCACATATATAAATGATATTTTTTACTGATCTTATGAGCAATATCATCTGGCAATGGTCTGAACCATATACCTACAATAGTCGTACCGTCTTCCTCTTCTGGTTCAAGCTCAGTCAGACATTTATCTCTGATAATTCCATAATCAATATCTTCATACAATCCTAATTCTGCAGCAATAGCTGTGGCTTTTAACAAATTACTTTTATTTCTAGCCTGACACACAGTTTTTGTGAATATACCATTGATATACTGATCATACTCCTCTTTCGGTGTGTATATTATAGTTTTATAATGTGTCGTGTGATTTGGAGAATTTTTTATACAAAATCCAATGGAATTAGGGTTAATTTCTACTGGAATCGCATTTTCCCTAATCTTTGACGTATAATACGCTTCTACACAATGCATCAGCATAGCCGATAATTTACCAGGTGATAAATGTAAATCTTTTCTAATAATAAACAACCTTCGATATCCCATAAAATACACTCCTCATTCATTTTTAATCCTCCAGCCACTTATTTTCCATATAATAAAATCCATATACGCATATTCCGATTAGAATTATCCATATAATCCAAAATGAGATATTATCTCCATTTGTAATATATATATCTAATACTTCCTCAATTGTACAATCTTTATAGAATATAGTATTATCTGATATTGTATTATCTAATAATTGAGTATATATTGTTCCAACATGTTTTGCAGGAATTCCATAATACGCAAATCGTACATCTGCACTCTCTTCTATGGTATTAATATATTCGCTGGAAGGAATATCAATCTTTTCATAATCAAAAGGAACATCACAAAATTTCACTTTTTTACTATGTTTAATCCAACTATCATAATAATCCCATGAATAATAAACTTCTGTTTCTGTATATGTGTGAGTTTTCCCTTTACTATCACGTTTTGTTTTTGTTACAGTTCTTGTATGTCTATTATAATGTTCCTCTACCTTTTCAACATATAAATATTCACCTCCGATTTCATCAAACGAAACCGGATCCGCTGCTACAAGATCCCCATATATAAAAGCATTACCTATATTTGTATCCATTCCATACTGAAACATTTCAGGATCTTCTATTTTTACCGCTTTCTGATATTCAGCATTTTTATCATTTTGATAATCTGTTATGTTGCCGGATATAAAAAATCCGACAACTAACATAACAGATATGATAGCAATACTAACTATGATCTCACGTTTTGTTATTTCCATACTTAATCTCCGAAGAGTTTCTGTGGCGCATCTACAGGAGCCTGATAATCCAATCTATTAAATTCTTTATTTTCATATCCGGTCCAATTCAAAAACATTCTTGTTGGAAACTTCTTTGTATATCTATTATACGCATTTACAGATTTGTTGTAATTTTCCCTATACTGTGCAATCATATTTTCAGTAATAGATAGCTCATTCATAAGCTGTTTATAATTATCATTACTTTTTAATTCCGGATAAGCATATGTAACTGCTGCCAACGCTGTATTCACATCTTCAACAGTGTTTCCTTTACTCATTCCATCTGCAAGTCCTGTCAATGTCTCAGATTCGTGTTTGTCGTACTGTTTTACACAGTCTGACAAATTATAAACCAAATCCACTCTGCGTTTCTCCTGTACTTTAATATCAGATTCAGCAGTATAAACTGATTCTTCCAAACTAATTGCCTTATTCTGAGAAGATTGTATTCCAAAAATACATCCAAAAACCACTACTAACACTGTTCCCATAATAATTAATGGTAATTTCCAGTTTTTCATACTCTTTTACTCCTTTTAATACCAATAATAAAACCTGCTACAAAAGATACAATAATGCATATTGCAAATACACCAACGTTCAATACAATCATATTTTATTTACCTTTCTTTGCTTTAAGATCTCTGAGTTTCTTTTCAATCTCATCGTCTTTCATTTTTTTATCAAGACGCTGCTGCTGTACAGATGTGGAGTTTTCATAAGCAATTTTAGTTCCGTCAGCTTCTTCTTTTTGCTTCTTAATTCCGTCACGTACCTTTTCAAGCATTTTATCTTCTTCCTTATTAGAAGAACCGACTGTTGCCTGCAGTGACTTCGTTACCTGTGCTGTCTCTAATGTAAGTACAGCATTATCTTTTTCGGCTTTTAAATCTTCCAGCTCAGTCTCTAATGTCTCAAGTGTTTCTTTCTGCAGGCTAGCATTTTCTTTTAACTCTTCTAATGCATTCTTTATAATTTCCATCTTTTCTTCAATATCCTGCTGCTTCTTAAGATATATTCTTGCTCCATCATCATCATTTTTATCAATGCATGACTGAATATCGAGTTTTACTCGCATTGCATCTTTCTTTAACGATCTAAGCTGATCATCAAAATTTGAAATTTTTCCAAGCATTTGAGAATATACTGTTCTCGCCTGAATAACATCATTATTTTTCTTTTCGATTGCCACATTGTAATACGCCTTTGCTCCTTCAGGTGTAGAAGCATCTTTTGCAATAATTTCATCAGCCGTGCCAGACGCTCTAAGTCTGACACGTTTACCTGATTTAGTTCCAAAAAGTAATACTAATCCCACACAGAGGACAATAATCGCTAATACTGCTACTGCTGATGTGTTCATATCAATCCCTTCCCTCATCAATATCTAATCCAAAGTTCTTAAACAGTTCTGTCATACCTCCAACGTACCCAGAACCAAGAGCCTGGAACTTAAATCCGTTTCCATATTTATATAGTCTTCCCATCTCGACTGCATTCAGATCCTCAAACTTTTCATTCTCAGAAAGATCATATTCATATTTATCTCCGCTCGGATTGTCATAATCACAAATAGTCATGATTGCATTATTGACCATTCCAAAATTCTGAAGTCTCTGCACTGCTCTGAAAATTGTAAGACATACAGAAAATTCTGTTCTGTCCGCCGGGAACTGATCTGCATGGACAATGAAATACTCATCATAATGTTTTCCATCAAATACAATGCCAGAAGAATCCTCTCCTGTTCTATTATCTCCAGAGAACTCAACCCACGGATAATCGGACTGGTTATATGTATTATAATTTACAATGTCTTGCGGATATGCAACTTTACGATCAGACTGTGTAAGAAATCCATGAATATCAAAGTCAATATCAGACTCACCTGCATACCTGTTCTGATCCCAATTCACTCCAATGAAAAAGTTTCTTACCGCTGTTCCATCTTCTTTTGTCATATTGATTTTCTGATTTTTACTCATATTAATAACTGCCATATTAAATTACCTCTTATCTTTCTTATTTTTTACTTTTTATTGAGCCATTCTTTATACTGTCTTAAAATTTCTGTGTAAAGCTGCTCATCATCCATCTGATTCATATCTTTTACAGAAATAAAACCTGTGTTGTCATGTGTCCGACCTGAAAGATTATCAAGAGAACGAAGATAACTGAATCTTTCATTTCCAATTCCAATAAACTGTACAAACAGATTATAATTTGATAACTCTCTTACAATTCGATCAGTCTTATCATGATCCATATTCTCTCCATCTGTAATAAAAATAATAAATGAAGGAATATTGCTCGGTTCAATGTATTTATAATAATGAACCATATCTTCTAATACCGGCGCATATTGTGTTCCGCCCATCCACATTCCAGACTTCTGCATTACCTTTTCTACATAATCCTCATAATTATTTTCATTAACTGCTTTCAGTCTTTTGAAATCATTTGAGAATAACCATGACTCAAGTTCTCCATTATCATCAAATCGTAATGCAATAGGTAAAAGTCTGGATACTGTCTTCTGTACGGATCCATTACAAAACAGTCGTTCCATGCTGCCAGAATAATCCATTGCAAGCGCTACTCTTGCCTTATGTTTTGTCATATCGATTTTGGCATTTTTTGACATGTCAATCAAAACCTTATTAAGATTTTCTTTAGATTTAGACATATCAATCACTGCCATAGAATTATTACTTGCAGGAGCAAGTGTCTCATTGGACGCTGCACCCACATTTACTGTTTCATCTTTCTTTCCAAATAATCCCTTAAAAAAACCCATATTTAATTTTCTCCTTCTTTTCTCTTAAAATATAAAATTGTTTTTCTTAATAAGTCTGCCGGAATTACCATGAACGCAAGCACAGCTACTACGATCCAGTGTGTCACATCTAAAGATGTTGTCTGAATTAATCCGCTCACTACATTACAAAGAAGCACGGTCATAGCAAAAATTCCAATTGCAATATATACAAACAGTTTATTTTTTGTAATACCATTAAATAGATTTATTTTATCTGTACGGATATTAAACCCATTAAATACAGCCATAAAGCATAACAATGCGAATCTTGCTGTAAGAGCTTCCGCATCTGTTGCGAAGAAATTAGCAACTGGTGTAACAGTGATAATCATATATAACAATACGAATACTGCTGAACTTAATGCGATACGCCCTTTTGCACCACGAATAAATAATCCAGATCCTTTCGTGATCGGTTTCTCTTTCATGTACTCTGCTTTCGGTGGCTCTCCACCAAAACTCAGAGAGTTCAGAGAGTCCATAATAATATTTACAATAAGAATCTGTACAGAAGCCAACAACGCAGTTCCAGCAACAATCGGGTATAATACACTCAGGATAAGTAGCGAGATGTTAATTGGAAGCTGAAACTCAAGGAACATCATAATATTGTGCATAAATGTCCTTCCAAGTTCTACAGACTTAACAACGCTTGCGAAGTTATCATCTGTAAGAACAATGTCAGAAGCTTCCTTTGCTACATCAGATCCACTCTGCATTCCGAATCCAACATCTGCTCTTTTCAGCGCAGGAGAGTCATTTACACCATCACCTGTCATAGCAACAGATAAACCAAGTTCCTGAATTAGTGTCACAAGACGAAGCTTTGTGCTCGGCGAACATCTTGAAATTACTCTCAGCGATGGAATAATTCTCTTTACTTCATCATCTGTCAGTTTTTCAAATTCATCATTTGTAATAGCCACATCGCCATATTTATAAATTCCGCACTCTTTTGCTACGGCCACAGCAGTTTCGATACAGTCACCTGTAATCTCGATTACCTGAATTCCTGCATTATGTGCCGTTTCTACTGCAGTAGGAACTTCTGGTCTAACAGGATCTACTACTCCAATCACACCTAAAAGTGTCATATTATCTGGAAGAATATCTTCCTCAAGATCTCCTTCACAATATGTAAGTGCAATACACCGCATAGCATTTTCTGTCATAGATTTGATTGCATTGTCAAGTTTTCCTCTTGCTGCAGAATCAAGATCCACTTCATTATCACCATCAAAATACTTTATACATCTGTCGATCAATTTCTCAGGTGCCCCCTTATAATAAGAAGCTCCAGTTCCTGTTGTGATAGCAGAATATTTATTTGTACTACTAAACACCTGCTTTGATTTAATTGGAATATTTCCTTTAATGTTTGAATAATCTTCTTTACCAACAAGGGTTAATACTGCTCGATCAATTGAATTTCCGCCTGTAATATCTCCATTTGAATCATACATAGCGCTATTATTAAGACAAATATCAATTTTTATTTTATTAAATAAAGTAGAATTTTTTTCTACGATTTTTCCGCTTCCATCGACTACCTTTTTAGGTGTCATAATTCCTGTTGTTAATGTTCCTGTTTTATCTGTACAAATGATATTTAAATATGCTGTTTCTGGGATTTTATTTGGATTTTTTGCTAAGATATTACTGCGTTCCATTGTTTTTACATTCTGTTTTGTTACTAATTTTACAATTAAAGGAAGACCTTCTGGAACTGCAGCTACAATTATTGTTAATGCAATAGAAAAGTTTTGTGCGAGTTTTTGGATTGTCTGAAGGATACCATCATTAAGATACTGATTTACGCCACCTGCCTGCATAATACCTGATATCGAAAGAATGACAAAGGTAATCGCCGCAGCAATGGTTCCCCATTTTGAAATAAATTTGCTTAAATTATCAAGTGCTATATCTAATGCTGTTTTTGGCGCTTCGAGAGTTTGCATTTTTACCAGTGTATCACCATTTACTGTATTGGTTCCAACATCTGTTACGATCATTTTTCCTTCACCAGACATAACAATCGTTCCTGCAAACAAACAATTCTGATTTGTATAAGCATCTGTAGATGTAGTTTTTACATGTTTATATCCAATGACAGGTGTTTTCTTACACTCTTTTGTCTCTCCGTTGATTGCTGCATTATTTACTGAGATTTTCCCTTCAATAATATAACCATCTGCAAAAATCTCCTGTCCTGTCTCAATACAGACAATATCACCAACTACAATTTCATCCTTATTTATATTCTGTATTTTACCGTCTCGTATTACATTACAAAATCTAATTGATGTTTTATCTCTTAGTTCCTTTGCCGCTCTCTGAACTCCAAGACCAGTTTTTACTGCAATTGCAGTTACAATAGCAAGAACAAATATAATCATAATCGGATCGGTAAATTCCATTATACCTAAAAATCCTAAAACAATCTGTAATATTGCGATTGCAATAAGAATCATTGTAATTGGTTCTTTTAATGCATCTAATGCAAATTCATACCATTTCTTGAGCTTCGGTTCCGGGAGCTTATTGCTCCCGTACCTCTCTCTATTTTCTAAAACCTGTTTACTTGTTAGTCCTTTCACTTGTTATTACTCCTTCATTTTTGTTTTTTAATCATATTTGTAAGTTCAGCAATAGACATATTCTCAAGTTCTTCATTCTCTTTTCTTTTGATAATGTCCATAATACGCTGTTCTTTTTCTTTTTGTTCTTTGGCAAGAAGGCGATCAGTCTGCTCTTTCTGTTTAACAGATACAATATGTTTTACAATCTCAATCATATCATCAAGCACTACATCTTCATTGGATCTGGTATCCAGCAGACTCTCCTCACTGTTGTTCTTTTTCTGTCTGTTCAGTTCCTTAAATACTAAATCAAGATTGGTAACATTTAAGTCCCACAGATCTTCAACTGTACAAAGTCCTCTAAATGGAAATCTGTATTTACCTCGTGCTGCCTGTTCAAAAATGTTTCTTTCACTCATGTCTGTATTCTCCTTTTCTAATATAAATTTCACTTCTTTAAAATTTGATTCTCAAAATTCTTTCCATATTTCCCTTAACTTTTACAACAAGTTCAGCTCTCTTAGTAAGACTAAACCCAACTCCTGATAGCTGATCTTCCACATCTTTTACATGTGCCTTTGCACCAAGAGCTTCAAATACTCTTCTATGTTTTTCAAGCTCCGGTTTCAGATACTCATTATAGTATCCATTTGGTTCCTCTGGATTCACACAGTCCTTTAACATAAAGAATAAGTGCTGATGACCAATTCCTGTCTGTTCATCCCAATAATTCGGTGAATAGCATACAACAGATACAGGAGTAAACTGATTGGTATGAACACCCCATACCTCTTTACTTCTAACTTCTGAATTGCCTTTTAATTTTTCAATAATTTTGAATTTACCATCCTTGTCAAGAATAACGTCAGCCACATAAACATTTCTAACTACAGGATGAGGATATTCAAAGCTGTAAACTTCTCCATCAAATTCAATCTCCGCTTTAAATCCCTGGCTTCTTTCTGCTCTATACTGCTTAACATATAATTGATATGTTCCAGGAATCATTTTAGATTTACTTGGGTATGTAATATTTTCCACTGCAGGTTTTCCAGGTCTTTGTCTCATTGGACGAGTAATATCAATATCAAGATTACCGCCCGTTTCGTATGATTTTGTATTACCAAAGTAAATCTCGATTCCACCATTTGGTTCAATGCAATGTGCATCAAGGTCACTATTATCATTGCCATCTCCGTCATTCCACATAATACTAAACCTTAATACTCCATCAACAGCTCCGCCTGCATCTTTTACATTTTCCTTGATACTGGAATCCGCAATATTTCCTGTATAAGCCCATGAATACGGGTTATTCCATTTAAACATTGTTTTTGCATCTCTAATCTCTGGGGCAATAAGTGAAACCATGTTTCTTACATGCTGATTTTCCAAATATACTTCAATCTCTTTTGCGTCAGGAAGAATGTTATTAACAAAATCATTTACATTGACTTCTTCCACTTTAGAGAACTTCTTTGGATTAATTGCCACATCCGCTTCCATTTCGTCAAACAGACTTGATCCTCCAACAATACGTTTCGCTGCATCCTTATTCGAGAACAAAATATTATTTACGGTAATATCATCCAGTGTAGCAAATCTTCTGTTTAATGAATCCATATATCCAAGTTCTGAAATCGTTTTCTTTGCATCTTCAAGCATTTTCTTTGTAAAGATTGCATTTGGACGTTTATAATTCTCTGGTGCTACAATCTTTTCATATTTGCTTACTGCGGTATCAAGATCCATTCCTTCAGAGATATTTACCAACAAAGTTCCCATACTGTGATTACGAATCCTGCCGACAGACATTCCTGCTTCTGCTGACTTGTCCCAAGCGTACAGTTCTTTGTCCTTTTCAGAGGCAAGTTTATTATATTCTTTCTGATATTTTTTAAATTCTGTTAATGCAGCTTTCCATTCTGCACCTCTATATAAAGAGTTTTGTCCAATCAGCTCAAGCACCGTATCTACGGCATCCTTTGTAATCTCATCCAGAGAACGTTTAAATACATTTCTTGTATCTCTTAATTTTGCTTTTTCTCCATTGATATCGTAACCTCTAAAAACTAAATGATCCGGAATGTCCATAAAAAAATGATCGTATCTGTTGATCTGTGATGTGGCAACAATGCGTTCCATACTATGATCTGTGCCGATTCTTTTTTCTGTTCGGATTCTTACATCTACAATCTTATGAGATAAAACATATTCATTCATCTTCTGTGCCACTACTGAATAAACACCATCATCTAATCCCGGAATATCCCAGATTGTATGTACTTTTTCATCCTTGATTGCCACAACATTACCCATATTCTTAATAAAATGTCTGCAGCATCCACAATCGTACTCTCTTCTTACACGATAAATTTCATTGGTTCCTGCTGGATATGAATCAAGATATAAATTGTACATCTCGTCCGGATCCGTATCTGTCACGTAAAGTCGTGTTACATTTTTACACATCTGATTAAAATGTGTCTGCATCTTTTTTACAAATTCTTCGAATCTCATTTCTTTTCTCCCTTTATTTATTGATAATTTATTTCCACATTTTCTCTTTCTCGGTTCTTTCCGTTGATAAAAAGTGTGGTTAATTTTCTTGGGCAATATATTTTGTGGTCTACCCGATTTAAACTTTCCAATATATCTCCGTCTGCAATTTTTTGACAGTTTCCTGTTTTTAATATATTCACCATTTCTATTTTATTTTTTAAATCTCTTCGTATATCTCGTAATTCTTGGATTCTTTTGCATAATTTGTATCCTTCACTGGCTGAAAAACGATGAAATTCAATATAATGCATAATATCGCTTAACTCTTGATCTATATCTTGTAAATTACTTTTGAATTCATTTTCCTGAGAAATAACTGACTGAAGATCTAATTGGAGATCTGATATATGCTTTTTAATTTCTACGATATTTTCTTTTTGATATTTTAATTGGGATATCTTTTTGGATTCAGTATTATATGATATTAATTTGAATGGTTTATAGATTTGTAGATTTTTTGGAATAGAATTTCGAATATTGCTTAGCTTTACTGGTTTGTCTTTTAGGGCATGTTCTATAGATGTGGTTAAATAATAATTTGTACCAGCTCTGGCTAGATACCGCCCGTTACTTGACTGTAACATAAAATAGTTCATTTAATTTCTTTTCCTTTCTTTGATGCATTTAATATATCACTCCTCCATATATTTGTCAAGCGTTTTCTAATATCAATTAGTATAGGTTATATTTTTAGATATTCTTGCTCTGTTATAATAGGAATACAAAGCTCTGCAGCTTTTTTGTTTTTACTCGATCCACTGTTTTTATTATTAGTGATCAAATAGTCTGTTTGCTTAGTTACGCTGGACACAACCTTTCCACCTTTCGTCTCAATATCTTCCTTTAATTCATCCCTATTTTTAAATACTGAGAGAGAACCTGTGATACAGAATTTTTTACCTGCGAGACTTGCTGGATCCTCTGTAACCACATTATCCTTCTTTTTCAATTCCGGGAAGTGGAATTCTTTTAATAAACAATTGATATATTCTTTATTTTCTTCATAATATTTATGAATTGATAAACTCCGTTCATCCCCAATGCCGTCAATACATGTAAAATCAAAATCATTTTCTATGTCTTCGATAAAACAATCTACTGCGTAGTCGTATCCTATTAAATAAGCCTTTTTAATTTCGTACTTTTCAATATCTTTGCTTGCTGTACCGCCGATCAATGGAATATTTAATCCTGCAATAAATTTTGACAATGAAGTCATTCGACTTTTTTCAATTGATTTCAAAATATTTTCTATTTTCTTAACGCCCATTCTTGGAAAATAACTCATTTCTTTTCGCTTGTCACTTAAATGATATAAGTCAACGGCAGATTCAACCAGTCCCGTCTGTATTAATAAGGATAATGTGGCTTCTGACAACCCTTGAATATCATGAGCTTTTTTACTGACAAAGGCAGTTAATTCGCCAAGAAGCTTTCCTTTACACATAGCATTCATGCACATTAATACTTCTGTGTCTTTTTCTTTTACAACCTTTGTATCGTGACCACATATAGGGCATTGTAAAGGAGGAGTGCAAATATCAATTAAGCTTCTATCCAGATTATTCTTAATCTGTGGAATAATCATATTCGCCTTATAAACTGTTACTGTATCGCCATAAGAAAGTTCAAGTTCTTTCATAATACTTACATTGTGCAAGGATGCTCTTTCAACTATAGTTCCATCAATCTCTACTGGATCAAATACCGCTACAGGTGTAAGCTGCCCGGTTTTACCCATTGTCCATTCAATATTCCTTAATACAGTCTCCGCTTCTTCATCATAGAATTTAAATGCCAATGAATGTTTTGGGTGATGATCTGTACGACCAAGAGATTCACCATATTTAATGTCATCATATGTCACAACCATTCCATCAATGGGATAACCTAGTTTGCTTGCTCGATCTTTTAATTCTCTTATGTTGTCTTCAATAGTGGTATTACGTATACCAACTCCGATTGTTGGAACCACATCGAATCCTAAGTTATATGCAAAGTTTAATCTTTCATACATAGCTCCAATGTTATCCATTCCTTTCGGAATTTTCCATGCAATAAACTTAATATGACGTTTTGCTGCGATATGACTGTCTAATTGTCTTACAGATCCAGATACAAGGTTTCTAGGATTCTTATATTTTTTATCATCGTCTGATATATTGCTATTAATCTTATTGAAATCATTATATGTTATTATGGCCTCACCTTCGACTTCAAGATGACCAGGATAATCAATATATAACGGAATGTTATCAAATACCTTTGCATTATGTGTCACAATTTCTCCTACTTCTCCATTTCCTCTTGTTTCGGCCTGGACTAAATAGCCATCTTCGTATGTAAGCAACACAGTTAATCCATCCATTTTACACATCAATAAGCATAGTTGATCACCTACAAACTTTTTGATTTCATCAATATCTTTTGTCTTGTCCAATGATAACATTGGATGACTATGTGTTGTCTTCTCAAGATTGGATTTGACTTCATATCCTACATTTTGAGTGGGCGAATTTGCCATCACAATTCCTGTGCTTGCCTCCATCACTTTCAGCTGATCAAAAAGCTGATCATAATATTCATCTGAAACCAATGATTCTGAGCGATTATAGTAAGCATCTCTATATTTATTCAGTTCATTTACCAAAAACTTTAATCGTTGTATATCCATACTTTACCTCCATTTTCTAATATCTACCAGTTCATCTTATTAAAATATAGCGATCATAAATAATCGCTATATTTTAATAAAAATGTTTTCATAACAATTTTTTTACCAAATTGGTTTGATACTTTATATTTGAATTTTTTTAAATATTCATTGGGTGACAATCCTAGTCTCTTCGCTTCGCTTTTTACATAATGTATCTCCCCAGAAATAACTATTTTATTAGAATTTATATATTCCGAAATCCCCCAATCATCTAAAGATTTTTTAATTGTTAAGTAAATTGATCTTCCACTTCCAAAATCATCATTAATATTGATACAATTATTTTTCTTTTTAATAATGGTCCCGTCATCAATAAGAAGAGTCTCTAACATATCGCTTCGATAATATTCTTGTTCTACACTTCCTTCAGCAATAGAAATCAATTCCGGACTAATATTTACTATTCTGCCAGAATATAGTTTTATCTTTTTCTTTTCTTTGTCTATATCCTTAATCTTGGCATGGGAAATATCTTCATAATTCTTTTTTCCGGTTCCAAATTCAAAGAGTGATAACATGATGAATTTATCTCTATAGTTCTTTAACCTTGCAACATAACTAAGAATATCTTCTCTGGATATTATTTGTCTGTTTATTAATGACTTATTTAAACACTGAATTAATATATCAGAAGTAATTTCCTGATATACATTTCGATTGCTGTATATCAATCCTCGTTCTAAACAGAACTGCGTATATTGAAATAAATTAGAATTAAATACAGCCAATACATCGAATGAATCCATATTCAATATTTTATACATATCAATAATTTCTTTCATTCCGAATTCAGATACATCCTTTTGAAACATTTCCTCAAATATACTTGTTTTTTCAAAACAAGATAACAAAATTGTATCAATAAAGGTATTATTATCCTTTTTAGATTTTATAAACATTTGCTTTATAGATTCATTATACATTCAAATCAACTCCTTTTACGATATCCATAATTTTATTAATAGTAGGAGCAGATATTTTTCGTGACTCATAAAATCTTACCTTGTTAATATTTTCGCTTCCTTTAATAGCATCTCTAACTAATTTTGATATTCCGCTTTTATCTGTTTTTCCTGACATATATTTAAATACACACATCACACATGTCAATGTTTTTATATCGTATTTAATGTCGAGAAAACTCGGATCTTCTTCTGTTAAAATGTTAAAATCATCAATAATTTCTTTTGTTACTTCCAAAATTCTTCTCTGTTCTTCTGTTTTGCTAATAAACTTATTTAAAAATAATAAATTTATCAATTCAGAAAATTTCGCAAGATTAATCTGACTTTGATTTCTTCCAATATATCCTTTGATATTACATGAGCTGCTTGTATTTACTTTATTGGCAATTATAATTTGTGGAGAATACACATTATATGAATCAGAATTTACTGTGGACATTTTTGTATTTTGATCTTTTTGATAAATAAATCGTTGAAGTTTTTCCGTATTAAAATGTGTTATTCTTAATTCCATAGGATAGTTAAAATCTTCATCAAGTATACTCGCTCTATTCATACTGATACACCGCTGATAGCCGTCTATAATATCCAACGTTTTTATTGAATTAATAATCAATCGTTTTGAATGACTATCATATACAAAATCTTCTTGTCCCTCTGGTATATTCAAAGTAATATCATCAGATATGTATGTATGGTTTATTAATTCATCTGTAATCTGCTGAACTGCTTTTTTGTCAACTCTTATTTTATAGTGATCATCCCCATTCTTTAATTTAATATGATACATTGTTCTTTGTGTTTCTGTATTATAATTCATCAGATGATGGTCGAATAATATGCTGATAGTCTTAGCATCAACAGAACCTATCCATTGATCTGACGCTACTTGGATCATATTAAAAATCAGCGGAAATTTCAAATCTTCTTCTTTTAATTTTATTTTTTGAAAATCCTCTATTTCTTTTTCAGAAAAAAAATCAGGTAACAAAGATTCTTTCTTTTCTAATGCATGTTCACAACTATCAAGCATTATAAATAAATCAATCTTACTTACATCTTTGATATTCTCTCTTTCTGACACATAATCAGAAAATATAGCCATTGAAAAATTATATTTCTGATAAGCATATTTATACATATTTAATTCTTTTTCTTTGTTGAGCATGATTTTCCTGAAATCATTTACTATTATTTCTTCTAAATTCTTTCTGTTTGTCATATATACCTCGCTTTTAACTTTGCTATATTTTTGTGAGATTCATTTAGTTTCGACTTTAAATTCATAATATGTTCTGCATAAAGTATTACATCATTTATAAATCTGTTTTATACGCTTTTAAGAATACCTTCTGTACATCCATGGCGATATATTACATATTCTTTACTTTCTTTCACCGTAAAATCTGCTGTCCCATTCACCAATTCATCTGCATTTATACATCCACTTCCAGGGCCAGCAATTGAAATACTTCCATCATTTGACATCCATATCACATCGCCTGCAGCAAATGTTCCGTCAGAGCTTGGAGTAACTACTTCGTATGCCTGTAATGGTTTCATTTCCTGTATAGTTATTTCTTTCATGACTTGATACCTCTGCAATTTATAGGTCTAATAGCAACCAAACATTTTTTCCATAATATTTTTGTCTAATATCTGAAAATAATTCTTCTAAATTAGATAATTTAATTATTATAAAATCATAACCTTTGCAATGTTCCATGGTTCTATTTCCATATCTGTTTTTAGTGCATTCTAAGATTCCGTCATTATATTCTTCCACTACGCAGTTAGCAGTTTCTCGCAGCCACATAATTTGAATTTGTTTATTCATAAATCCTCCTTACGAAACTTATACCTTGTTTTCAAAATATCTTCTTGCTACTTCTTCCCAAAATAATTCTTCTGTAAATTTCCATCCATCTGAAACAGAAAGATTATAAACATCTCTCACTTTTTGAATATAAGGATCTAAAATTCTTGGTCGCAGTCCTTCTTCTCTTGCTATAAATATTTCTTCATATATGGACTTTAAATTATTATCCGTTACATTTTCAAATAGATTTTTCATCTTATTTCGCTCCAATCCATCTTTCTGCAATAACTTCCCTGTACATAATCAACTTCTATTTTAAATATATATCCACCATCCAATCAATCGTTTAAGCTAATTTTGTAAATATCTTCTATCCAATCTGCTATTGTATTTCCATATCCAATTAATCCGTTCCATGTGCATACTGCGTTAAAAATTTCTTTTCTGCTCATCGAATAGATTTCCATATCTCTACTCACATCTGTTTCGTCTAAGCCTAAATTCTGTCTCACACACATCATAATATATTCAGGATATTTCATGTTATTAGAATCAAGATGCTCTTCATATCTTTTTATTTTTTTCACAATATCTTTTGCACCTGCGATTAACTGTAATTCTGATACCTTATCAAACTGTTTAATATTCAAAGTGTTAACCGACAAATCATTTTCTTCTAAAATCTGTTTTACACTATTGAATCTTTCTTTTGGAGTCATATTATCTTTCCTTTCTGTTATCTAAATCAGCATGAAACCTATATTTATCTATTTAAAATATCTTGTATTTTATTGATTGCTTTTGACAAACCAATTATTTGAGTTGTAATCTTTTGATATTTTTATTTATTGTTTGCTACTTCATTCATTACATTCGACAATATTGCTCTACTTGCAGTGATATTTTTGATAATACAATCCATTTCTTCTTTTAACATAACTAATCTTTCCATAATTTTTCCTTATAAAATCAATCTTTTATTTTATATTCCAAGTATATCAGTAGTGCCTGCACTTTCTATTTTGACAATCTTCTGTTCTCTTACATATCCTGCAACAAAATCCAGAAGATCACTTCCAAGCACACGAATTTCTTGTCCATTTTCTTTATTTGTTATAATACATTCTCCAGTTTTTACATCTGCATCATAATGAATATTTACTGATTTTCCATGAAAACTATGCATAATGTCTACCTCCTTATAAATTTTTTTGTGGACGCGAATTCCGATCTTAGTACAGAATCTCCATATTTCACACACTCATATCCATATACATATCCTTTATCATCTGTACGTGTATTTAATTTTTTGCATTTGTTACAGTCTTTGTTACATTCATTATATTGTTTATCCATATTTTCTTTTCTCCCCTCATAATTCCACGGGATTCTCCAGTCCGATCAACTCATCTTTTTTCTCAACTAACGCAGCCTGAGCAATACTGTTAATCTTGTTCTGGCAAAACGCTTCAATTTCGCCTTTTGCTTCCATCGTACTCTTGTCCATCTGTTCGTCAAACTGACTTACACAGAAATCAAGATTACATCCAATGTTATATTTCACTTGTTGAAGCTGTGATATAATTTCTTTTCGATCTTTAACGCCAAGACTTTTCTTTGTGTCAATAGATTCCTGAATCTGATTGATTTGCATCTGTACCTGTTCCATTGCTTTTGAAATCGTATCACTAAATTCGTTTCTAAACTGTTCTCGTTTAGAATTATTTTCTTCGATTGCCGGAATACGTCCGTCCTTTTCTGTATATTGGATAGTACATGGCACACCATTTCCTACATTCATTGCAGTAATACATTCTGCAAACTGAGAATAGCTCATCTCAATTTCGATAATTGTTTTCCTTCCATAGTAATGATCATCATGCAGTGTTCTATCTTGTTCAGCATGTTTAATCGTCAACTGAATACGATCATTATGTTTGATACTACTCCCGAATAATACATTGTCCCCACCTGTAATACGGCTAAACCCAATCATTCCAAATGCAGGATGTTTATATGTTTCTCGTTCAAGACTACTATTTTCAAATTTTTCTACCTCTATTGACTGTGTTTCTCTCATAATACCTACCTCCATTTATATCTATTATACACGCTTTATTATAATATGTCCACTTTTTTCTAATAACGATTAGTAGTATTGTCAGAAAATAGTTCTGCCATCAATTTTTCAGCTTTTATCTCAGAGCGGTCTTGCTGCCCCCTTACATATAATTCAGATGTCTGTGGACTCGCATGGTCTAAGCATTTCTGCACAAAATAAATATCGTGTGTTTTATTATACATAATAGTTCCATAACTTGCTCTAAGTTTGTGTGGAGTAATATTTTTCCCATTGATATTGATTGAGTATTTTTTTACAATATTAGATATTGCATGTTGACTTATACGAGTTCTGCGATTAGAAATAAATAAAGCATTAATATGCTTTCCTCTGAGAAGCTGCTCCCTGTCTTCCAACCATTTTAGCAGGCAAGTAATAGTTTGGTCAGATAGCTTTTTTCTTTTTACACGTTGCTCTTTATCAGTTACTATAATTGTATGGTCAGAAAAATTTATACTGTCAATATCTAATTTATATAGAGCAGATGCTCGAATACCGGTATTAATAAATACCATTATCATAGACAAATCTCTCCATCTCCATTCCGGATCTGCCAGAGCTTCTACATCATTAAGATATTTCTTTATTTCTTTCTCATTTAAATATCCTTCTTCTCTTTTTGTAATCGTCTGCTGGTTTTCCTTAAATTTAGGACGTTCTATGTAATCCATAGGATTTTCTTTAATTTTTCTTGTTGCCACCAAAAATTTACCAAACCTTTTTAATGCCTGATAAATATCTATTTTATAAGAAGAAGAATACTGCTTACTATTGGGCTGCGTATTGTTAAATTTGGCAAGATAAATCATAAAATCTTCTACAGATAATTCTTCTACTGGTTTTCTTACTACATTCAAAAACCTTGATACATAAGATAAATACGTGTAGCAGGTGGATAAAGTTGCATTCCCCGAAATAAAGTAATAAAAATTCTCTAATACTCTATTATTCTTTGTTAAAGCAGAAATTTTGCTTTGATATAATGAATCATAATCTTGTAATCCACTCATATTTTTCCCTCTCTTTCAATCTTTAATAGCCAATCACTTTCATCAGAAGTACAAATTCCAAAGTATTCATCTGTACGTGTCATAAAATACTCAATTCCATAAAACTGTTTAACTGCCATTTGATACACTTCCCATTGTGCCTGACACCAATAAACTACTTTTGTTGTTCTTATATACTCTTCATGTTCAGGGTGTTGTATTACATCAGATGTTTGGTCAATCCAATGATTCCAAGCTATTACACATTCCATCATACTACTTCCAAATTTTGTCTTAAGAAATTTTTCTTTATTTAATTTCATTTCAACACCTCATTCCTTGTGCTTCTTTTGCATTGTACATACTCAAAAATCCCAATACTCTGAATATATTTCTTTGTGGTCCGAATCCCGCGCCCAAACTGCTTACCTTTGATGTACTGCCGGAGGTAGTATCCGCCGACCAGCTTTACTACCTCCCATGTTTTATCTGGATTATAAGGATCTTGATAAAAAAACCTTTGCATATATACCTCCTAAAAAAGTCCCTGGGATTAACCAGGGACCAAATCAAACAAAACTAATATATTGTATTAAGTAACTCTACTACTTCATCTAATTTTTCTACAGCGTTATCTAATATATCAATCGCTTCTTCGGATCTTTCTCCGTTACTCGACAATTGAAGATTTTCCGGCATATTATCAAATGCAATCTGCTCATCTGCCATTACATCATCTAAATCATCTTTGCATTCATTTACATTATCAATAATCTTTTTAATTTCTCCCAGCCTTTGTTTATTCATTGATTCACCACCTTATAAACAGATTCCTTTTTCATGCTGCAGCCAGATCATAAATGCTATATCCCGTTTATATAAATTATCCGCATCATTATCTAAACAAAAATTCCATAATGCACAATAGATACCACAGAAAACCCATAAACCAATCGTCCATATGATATTATGAACAAATCCACCACCTGCAAATAAGTAAAAAATAGGTGTACAAATTATTGTTAATCCTATTGCATTTGCATTCTTAGGATGATGATATAATTCCCAGTCTGGAGTATCTGGTTTAATAGATTTCTTATACTCATCCCAATACAATTCTTTATATGCTTCTAATGCTTTCCATCTTTCATGATTGTCCATTTTATTCTTTCTCCTTATATTATATTTTAGTCTTCAAATGATGTTAGAACTTCGCCTGCCATATTTTTATAATCACGCTGGCCAAGCTCTTTAAATTTAGTCGTTTTTTTACATCTCGGACAATAAATATCTTTAATATGTCCATATTTTCGCATCTCTCCCGGCACTCTTGGTAGAGGCATTTCTAAGTTGCATTCGGAACATATAAAATATGATGTAATATGTACCTTTCTTTTATTTCCCATTGTTTGTCACCTCCATATATTGACTATTTAAGTTTCTCATTAATAAATTTTTCTCTGCTCTTTTTATAACACTTTCTACATACAATACATTTTTTCATCCCACAGTTAATATGAATATGTTTTTTCTCAATGTATTCTTTAGTAAATACTGTAAATACTTTATCAACAAAATCATATTCCGAACCATCACATACCTCATTTATTTTAGGACTGCTTAAAATAATCTGCAAGTTTGATGGTTTTTTTAGGCCTCCATTTATTGCTTCCTGAATTATCCACGGATTCTTTGTCCATATTGCGAATTTTACATTTTTATTCTTTTTACAGATATTAAAATAATTGGAAATTTGAGTTACATTAATTAAATCTCCAAACGCTTCAAAACGAAAATACATACGATTGATAATTGGAATTTCTTTATCTTCTAATATTCTTGAAGTCAAAACTTCAGTATTTTTTATTAAGCATTGTTCCAAATTTAAATACATCTTCATCTGTCTTTGTGCATAGCAATGGCTGCATACTAGATTCTGATTTGCTGATCTTTGCTGGCAAAATTTATTGCAAGTGCAACTGGTAGACAAACTCGCCATACCTTCCATTTTTCCGCTATGATTTAATGTATAATGTACTTCCGTCAGTTTATTAACATTGTCCAATGTGACAATATTGTTAGTTTCTTTCATTTTAACATCTCCGATCTATTTTAAGCAATAAAAAAAAGACCAACGAATAACCGCTGATCTTTTTAAGATGAATGACTATTTATAATGACGTATGTTTTTACATAACATCAACTTTATACTGGATAGTCCAGAACTTACTTTCGCGTATGTATGCTCATCAGATATATATGAATTTTCAAAATCATAAAAGGGAGCTTTTTTGATACTTTCACGATATTTCTGAACTATAAAATCTTTTGCCTCATTTTCGTGTTCAAACCATAGTGCTTCACAATTTCTATTACCCTTTTTCATAACTACTAAGACCCATTGACTTTTCATAAAAATCCCTCCAATATAGCAAACATTAGTTCTGTTTTTCTGACAATATATGTTATAACATATTATTTTGTCATTTGCAACAGATTTTTGTATTATTTTTTCATTAGTATTTTTCATCCCGTTTTATTGTACTTATAATAATATTATTTATACTCAATACAAACATATATATCTCTTTACTAGACTCATATAAATGATCCAGGAAGATGGGGATCCCCATCCTTCCTGGATCAGCATTGAATAGAATTGTACTTTGTATAAATGTGCTATATATACACCACAAAGAATATTATATAGAAAAAATTATGAATAAATTTCCGCCATTCTTGTATAGAAGTCAAAATTATTATCCTTAATAACTTGCTTTAATAAGGCAAACATACGATAATATTCTCCTTTATACTCATCTAAACAATCTTTTAAATAATAACAAGCTTCTGTTCCAAACATTGCATTGAATTTATGATAACCATTATCGGCATCCTTGTAATTATACAAGAAACATCCATGAAATTTCACCATATTCATCAACGTATAATAACTACCAGCTCCCTTGAATGCGTCTTTCCATTCTTTACATTTTGGCGTATACTCAGGCAAACGATACATACCATTGACACATTTTTTTAATGCCTTATATATTTGACTATAAGACATTCTTTCTTTGCTTTTGATAACATCCAGAACTTTATTTACTGCTAAATACTCAGGATAAATGATTGTCTTATAGATATCTTTCAAGAAGACATCCTGCTGGAATAATTTTTTGTATTTTTGTGTTTTGTATATTTTTTCAGGAACACTTGCTATGTAATCTTTTAATTTCATAAGATAATCATTCAATGTTGCAGCAATAACATCACAATTAAAGAAATGTGATCTTTCCGTAAAACTTTCCGGATCTCTTGTTTCAAGCTTAGATAATACCCTGACTTCTTCAAGCATCATAGTAAACTGATAATGATAGCTGTAATTATCTACGAGATATGCATCATACCCATCTTTGCCAGTACGATAGCTGTGATAATTTAACATTCTAAACATCTGGGCCATTACCCATCTTCTATGTAATTTTGTATTTCTCACATAACCGTCTTCTATAATCTGATTCCTGACTTTTTCTCTTTCATTTCGGACTTCTTCTGGATACTCTGGCTGATCAATTGAAACATGAATTGTTGCACCTGGTTTTAACCCCTCATTAAATGTGATACTGAAAAAATTATTAGTATCAATACCAGCCTGTTTTAATACTTCCTGTCTACTTTCTCTATTGTTTTTCATAATATCTATCTCCTTTATCATTTATTTGGTTCAACCCATTCTCTTAAAATAATGAAATCTTTATCTTTGCCTTGATAAAACCATTTCCCATATTTCTCTTCATCCCATTTAAAATCACCGGATAAGATAGCACATAATATAAAACCTTCAAGTGCAGCCTGGGCCAAGCTTCTATTTTCCCCAGTGATCATATCAACATCCGTCAGTTCCGATTCATGTTTTGCTTTAAAGTATTTGCTTTTATGTTTCTCAGACTCCTTACTTGGAACAGAGTATTTATACTGTTTATACCTATATTCCATCATGTCTATTGTTTCTGTATTTGTTTTAGGATCGTCATACAATTTATATGATTGATTCCATTCTCCATCTAAAATGTATATTCCTTTTGAAGTTTTCATAAGCCTTTTTTTGAAGTCAACTTCAAATTTGTATCCCTCTCGAACATCTCGGATAAAGCTTGCAAAGATTGTACTGTTTTTTGCATCATTCAATATTCTGTCACCTTCCTTTTTGAATATGATATACTCATTTGCTTTGGTGTATTTCTTTAATCGTCTGATATTATGCAGCATCAGGATGACTCATCCTGGTGATAGCCAGGATGAGTCATATCAGATGCTGCATAATTGAAGTATAGTTACAATCTCGTATATCATGAGTACACTCTCGTATAATTTATTTAGCTTCATTCAAACATTTCAGAATTTATACACTCTTTTCGTAAGCTCCCTGAAGCACAAACATAGCTGCCACAGATGCCAATATAGTATATACTCCAGATTGCACACTAATCTTCATAGAATATAATAGAGCGAAAAAGAATACTATCATTCCAACGATATATAACATCCATCCAATTATCTTCTGTTTCTTTTTTCTGATTGATTTATTGTGTCTCATATTTTTCATCCTCTATTTACGGAATATTTAGTATCTTTACTTACCTATCTTCCCAGCCAAATCTTTAAACCTTTGAATTCGTATGTATGATCTTCAGACTCATTTTTCATATCGTCAAGAATATCTGTTATAAAATTTGCAAAATAAGTATTTGTTTCGTATGCATAATTAATTTTATCCGCCGCTTCAGATGTTATAAATCCCATTGCAGACGATTCACAATTGGACTGAATTTCAATCGGATATACTTCATCAGTAAGCAATAAATTAAATAAACTTTTTATTTCTAAAAATGATATCCCTTCAAAGAATGGTTTTTCAATTAACACAACATCATATTTCATACCATCATACCTCCGATTCATCTTCTACAGATACAAGGATTGCAGAATCTAAAGATACAAACGGGCGAACGCCATAGTCATGCCAGCCACAAACACCGCAGTCGCAATTGCCATCCCCGCTGACAAACCGAACGCGAGAAGCAGAAGTGCCTTCATTTGTACTATCTGGTGTATCTAACCAAAATGGAAATTTATTTTCTGATCTTAACAATCCCATTTTTCTAGCACTTCTATAATCATCAATTGTTCCCAAATGCACTTTACATTCGTATGTACCGTATGTATCCAATCCATCAAGAGAAGTTAAATCAACTGCATCATTTAATACATTTCTCTTTCCGAATCCTTTATAAATATCTGCTAAAATCTTCCCATTTTCATTATTCAAAATATCTTTGATTTTAGAGACTGCAAAATTATTTGATTTATCATCAAATTTATATGTATCGTCAAGTAATTCTTTTCTCCACACTTTTGTTGTATTATCACAATCATGTCTGATAATCAGCCATTTATTTCCAATGTTATCAATAATGCATGTTCCTGGAGCTAAACTTTTCAAAGGTTTCTGCTGTATTTTTAACATAGTTCTTAACTCTGGTGTTAATTCAACGATAAGTTTATTTCCTTCAATTTTTATGTTTGATTTATTTAATTCGATATTCATATTTTTTCACCTTTCACTTTTTTCTATTTGCAGAAAAGACATATTTATTTTCAAATTAAAATCCTGATTTCTTTACATTCCTGCTATTATTAACACAAATGCAATCGCAATCATAAAACATCACAGAATCTCAACAAAACCTATTAGTTCTGGATGGCATTTATTTATGTGTATAGCAATGTAAAATAATACGAAACTAATTATCGCATAACAAATGCTTCGTATTTTTTACCCCTCATCGTTTTTCCAATAAGTTTTTACAAATCCCTGCTCAGGATCCCCATAACTTCTCATATTACATTCTTCATAGGTTCCCTTATAAGATGCTGATACAAGTTTTAACGGATATTTTAATTTATCAATATCTTGTTTATAGCAGCCAATACCAATTCCTTTACAGCGATTGCTCTGTTCACATGTTCTCCCTCTTTCCAGGATATCTTTCATAGTGGCTGGATACTCCTCACCATCAAAAATCATTCCTTCACATTTATTCCAATAAGCAAGGATACCACATAAATCAGCATTTTCCTTTTCTTCGTCCTCATGAAATACATATCCATAATCATAATACGTATCTTTAATGTAGCCGCCTCCAAACTCTTCAGGGATCAGAATTTTATAATGATCTCCATATACTAAATTCTTTCTTTTAGTTGTTTTATCTGCCCTCGTAAATGAAAAACTTCCCATAATTATTCCTCCTATTTTAAATACAAAATCTCTTATAAAACTCTTCTAAATCTTCTTCTGGCATCTGCTCATAAACATCGTTCATTGCATTCTCAATAGTACAACCGTCCCAATCATTACTAATCTCAAAACCAAGAAACTCCTCAACACTATCCAATCCCTGCATAAAAAGTTCTTTTTTTAATTCTTCAAATCTTGTATCCATAAATTTTCTCCTATTCTTCGAAATTATAATCCGGAAAAACATCCTCAATATTAATTCCTGTTTCAAACCAACAATGATCATTAATTTCTGGTATATCCACAATGATGTGATCCATGAATATTTCTTTTACTGTTCCACTGTAAAAATTTCCATCTAATTTACATCTTACTTTCTGACCTACTTTAAATAAATGTGTAAGATCTGACATAATTAATACCCTCCAACTAAATTCCGATTTCAAAGTTACTTCCAGCTTCCTACATAATCTGGATTAATTTCATCTTCATATACTGCAATTACTTCATTATTTTCTAAACGAACTTCATACATTGTGTTGATAAGGTATCTTGATTTTCCAATCTTGTTTCTGTCTGTATCGTCAATCAATTCCCTATCATAATCTTTTTCTGTCAATTCTCTAATAATTTCAATTACTTTTAATCCGTCATATTCTTTGAACTCTCCGTCACTAGAAGTAAATGTCTTGCCTATTAAACTTTTCTTATATTCATCTGTCATGTATGCTCTCATATTTATTCTTTTCCTCCATTTGAAATCCTGATTTCCTATTCTTCTCTAATCAATTTTTTTCCACATATCGGGCAGAATTTTGCTTTGTCCATATCTATTCCAAAATCATATCCGCAGCATGATGTTACTCCATCAATTAATCCTGACTTCATATATTCACTCCTCCAACTCTTCGATTCTCTCACATAACCTGTATAATGCAATTCTAATAGCACTGTTATCTGAAATCTGTGATAATTCATTGTACAAATCTGTTTCTGCCTGTTCTCTTCCTTCTTCATCGTCATATCCATCCGACAATGCATCAAATATTTTTTGTGACAATTTAGAAGTATTATAGTATTCCAGCGTGTCTGGCTTTTCTTTCCCTTCCAATGCATCTGCAAGTTCATAAATCATTTGTTTGATCGCATAAGCATCTTCTATCAGATCCTTTATACTTTCATGAACTCCATTTGCTATTCCTCTTGCGCTAATCCACATCGAAGCATGTTCATCAGGATCAAAATCATTTGCATATTCTCTAACTGAATCAGGAAAATTAACAACATTCACACACATAATAAAATCTTCTTCTAAAGGTGAATATTTTTCTAATTCTACTCTTCCATCTCCTGTGTATGAGCAAATACTCCAATCATTTTCTTCTAAAATGTCTATGTAATTTTGCGATAACTCTTTTACAATTTCAAATCCGTTATGGCAAAATCCTTCCTGATCAGATAACCATTCTGATATTTCATCTTCATCAACCATTCCATCTGGAATCTCTAATTCTTTTGGAAGTGTATATAGCCATTCCAAATCTCCATCTGTGTCCCATTTAATATTGACTGCTTTCATATTTTCCTCCTACGCTGCATTTCTTAGGGTTTTATTAACTTCTGTCATAGACATTTCTCTAATAACTTTAATCTTTTGGCTTAATATCCATTGCCCTCCTTGACTTTCTGGACGATCATATGTTTTAAAATCCTCAACTTCGCACTCAACCCAAACTCTCTGCTCACCGGAAGAAAGGTTTGTTTTTAAGTGAGGAGCATATGGCCGAAAACAACAATGCCATCCTTTCCGCACCGCAAATCCTTTTGTTGGATAACATTCTGCCTGAAGCCATATTCCTAATTCTATTACACTTTTTTTATTGATGAATAATGGATGCAATTTCCCATCTTTTAATTTTCTAACCAATTTGTATGCAATCATAAATTTTCCTCTCTAACTTCTATTACAACACATCCCGAATCATAACAATTATCCGGCGCAGGTCTACGTCCTTCAAAAATATCTTCTTTTACAATTTTTTCGGCTTCTTCTTCTGAACTAGCTTCTACTTCATAATCCCTTGAATAACTCTCGCTGTATGTAACAATATATTTCTTCATATTATTTATACTCCTTTCAATAATTCATCTGTATCCAGGATTCTCTCTTTAAGATACAACCTATATGTCTTTGGTGTTAATTCACTAAAATTAAAATCATGTATTCTAACATATTTATCTCCATCGTAAATCCAGAGTGTTGGTCGTGGATTTTCTGTCGTTACTACCTCATGCATATATTTTTCAATGATTTCATATAGGTTATTTCCATATTCTGAATAATTAAACATGCCATCTTTTTTATACATCACAACTGCATATTTATACATGTCATCCCTCCAGTCATTCATGACCATTTGATTTCACCATCTATAATTGGGTATACATTAACATCATCAATTTCTATATCATTATCAAGATTAATATTATTTAGTTTTTCGCTTGCTTCATCTTCATCATAAGCATATGTTCGATAAGATCCGCAAAATGACACATAGTATTCTTTTAATTCAGAATCTTTCCAATCGTATACAGGTAATCCAATGGCTATATCCGCATCTCTATCAAAACAAATACAATTTATATCATGTTTCAATGCGAATATAACGCAGTCTCTAATGTCACTTAATTCATCAGGTATCAAATTGGGATCATCTGAATCAATGTATACATACCATCCATACTCACCTTTTTCAAACACTTCGCATAATGGAATATAATCATTGTTCAATGCACACCTACCAAGCGTATCTACTGTATTTTTAGTGATGTGTGCCGTTGAAAGATTCAACACTCTTGTAATATCTAACTTTTCATTATTATTCGTATTCATATTCAAACATCTCCTTTTTTGATTATAGTAAAATTATCCGGAATTCTTCTTGTAGGATAATATGTATCATCTTCTTCTCTGTACCACCATGTTCTTTTAAACTGATATGCTGGATTCATTTTTCGCAATCGAATTATTACATCATCAAATCTTTTAAATTCAATTACACTTCCTACTGGCAAAGTGCCTTTTGTTTCATTCTTTTTCTTTTTTTCAATACGTTCTCTGCATTTTCTCCTCCATTCTAATGCATGTTCATTATCTGTTTCTGTTAACAGATCAAGAATAGATTTTGGACAGTCATAACAATATGGTCCCATACTTTCATCCATATCTTTATAGCCAAAATTCATTCCATCTGACCAATCCGTTGATGTTAATGCAACAGTACCAAAAACCTCTTCTCTGACTCCGTTTCTCTTTACTTCAATAGCTGCATAATAAACACTGCCAACCATACGAGATTTCAAAACATTCAATTCTGGGAATCCGTCACTTTCAGTCTGTGTCCATCTTTCATCCATTTCAGCTTTTCGATCCACCTTACCATTTTTGTAATGTGTAGCCATATACGAAGTCCAACCCATTTAATCACCCCCCCTTAATAATTTAATGAAACGATTCTTCCGTCATTAAGTTCTAAATACCGCCCATCATCATTGACCAAATCCTCTCCAAATTTTTCTGTATCAAAGTATCTCATAGAAATAGGATCATTATCTTTAATATATCCCATTGACCAAGCTTCTTCATATCCTAATTCCTCATAATCTTCATATACAGATCCAACTATACTTCTGTCTCTATATACTTGAGCATATTCATTGAAAATCTTCTTTACATCTTCATCACTTAAGTCATGTTCTTCCATTAAATATTCAATTTCTTCTTGTTGGACCTCTTTAAATAATTTTTGATTCTCTTCAGAGTTAAGTTTGTCATATACATATTGTATACCTTCGCATAACTCAAGTCCTTTTTTATATCTTTCATCTCCAATAGTAACGCCATATCCGATTCTTTTAATTTCTTTACTGAATTTGATTAGTGCGTCATATTCATCTTTTGTCAGAACTGTTTTAATTTCCTCGTATGGTGCAAATTTGCTACCACAATAACAAGATCCATGTAAATTTACACCAGCAAAATAATGATTGCACTCGAATCTCATCGGCCGGCTCTCTATGTAAGCACAACAGTCCCGATCATCGCAATCAATTTCTTTATATAAAAATACTTTACTCATATTACATCTCCTCAAACCCACGCTGGCTTCGTTCTTGACTCTGGAAGAGAAAACAACCAGTCTATAATATCTTGAGGAACTTCTTCTTTAATCCAAGATGTTCCGTACTCGTAACCGCATACCGGACAAGGTTTTCTAAGAATGCCAAGCGGATGTTCTTTGTGAGATATCCAACCTCTCGTTTTATATTCCACGTTTGAATGTCCAAGACAATCCCTCTCTTTAAACTCATAAAACTCCGGATGCTCTGGTAATTCATCGTTGTAAGTTGTTACTCCATAACTGACATTTGCATAAATTGTTTCTTCCGGTGTTGGAACGAAAGTTTTTCCATTTTTCAAACATTCAATCGCTCTTTTCTCAGCAGCCCTTGCCTTCTCCCAAGTTTCTTTCGTCCTATCCCATTTCATCACTTTTACTTTTTCTTGTGACTGTTCAACCCAGCCAAGTTCTCTCTGATGTTCGCAGCAAGGGTTCATGTCGTTCAGATGCCATCTATCCCAAATATCGCAGAATTTCTGAAGCATTTCGTTTGTCCAATCTTCAGTTGGCTTTCCACTTCTAATTTCATCAACACACTGTCCGCAACCTCCCTTACAATCACCATTCCTTTTCGGTCCAACAACTCCGCAAATACTAAGTCTTCCGTTCTTATATTCGATTCTTGCATATGCTTCTGCATCACCATAATATGTACTACATACACAAGGATTAACAATTTTGTTGATTTCAGTAATTACTTTTTTACTCATTATTTTTCCCTCCAATCGCTTTCTCAATGATTTCATCTATATTGTTTTCTAATAAATATTTCATATCCTGTATCCGGATTTCCATAATTCGATTAAGTTCTCTTTGTACATTTTCCGGAGTTATACACTGACAATTACAATGTATCGTAGTAATTAATTCTTTGAATGTAATTTCATCTAATAAATTATCTTCTACTGAGAGATCATCTCCGAGTTTCCATTTTCTGTTTTCTATCATAATTCTTTTCCTTTCTGTCTTATAAGCTTCTTACAAGCGTTTCATACACTGGCTTACAAGTAAGCATTGCATTTCTCATACAACCCAAACTGTAATAACCAGAAATACTTTTATCTGTTTTTCTTCTGTTTTCCGTTACATTTTTACCTGTCCCTCTAAGAATCGTATAATCCGATTTATCCACTGTACATCCTAATCCACCCACTTTCTTTTTTCCTGTTATACATGCCCGAATACAGTCCATTACATATTGATTCAATGTATTAATATCCTTTTGTGTATTGATAATAGGCAGCACCTGGGTAGCCCAGGAATATTCACCATTACCAATGTAAAGATAATGATTCACACTATGGACTGCATTTTTATATGAAATATTCTTTTTTATAGTTCTATTGGAAATTTCGTCTTGGAATGATTTGATTCGACTTTTTGATAATGATATTTGATCTGATTTGATTGTGAATCCTAAGAATTTAAACCACTTATCAGCATATAACTGCTCTACCTTTTTAGGATTTAGTCTCATTTGCATTTTATTTAGTTCTCGCTGTAAAATTCCCATTGCCTTTTCAGTTTTGGTTCCTATGTAAAGAATATCATCTGAGTACCGGACATAAAATCCAGGGAGAGAACTCAACATTTCATCAATGTGGTATAACATAGTGTCAGCTAAAAAACTAGCAACTGCACACCCTTGTTTCAAGCTCTGATAATGCTGAATTAGATTGCCTTCTGTATTAAAACAAATGTTCGACATATAGTAACGTCTTAAAACTGAAATTATGGACGAGAAACCGATCTGCCCCTCTATGTGATCAAACACTCGCATGATGTACTCCAAAGGCACTGAATCGAAATATTTTGACAAATCCGCCTTAAATCCAAGTACACCTGATGTCTCCATACTCGTCTCACAAATCTTTCGTGATGCCTCTTGAACTACTTTTCCGCAACCAATCCCTTTCTGATAGCTTTTACATGATTTATGTATCATATCTGGGAATAATTCAAACAGCATATTATTTACAATTGATAGGAATATCCTATCAATATTTTCATTCACATATACTATCCGATAGTCTCCATTATCTTTTGGGATCCTTACCTGATGTGGTGGAGCGATATCATACTTGCCCGTAATAATTCTGTCTAATAACAAATTTCTTACTTCCGGAGAGCAAAGCTTACGTAATTCTCCTTTATTAATTCCTTTTATTACACCATTTTCTATCGCCTCTTCCCAACGCCATGTCTCAAAGAATTTTTCAAGTAATATATCGCCCATATCATCAGCTCCTTTTATTCTTCAACTGGATCAAACACTTCTTCATATTCCGTTCCTGTTAAATTCTTTTCCGCCCATTTCTTTGCTTCATTTTTTGTTAATGGAGTAATAATATCACCTGTTTCCCACAAAAAGAACTCGCCATTTCTTTTTTGATACAGTTTCTGCATATGATAATAAATATCTTTTGGATTACCATTATTATCATTCCATGCTTTCATAACAGCTGTTTCTGTCTCATATTTTTTCCCATTGATAATTTTATTTGCCATTTTATATTCCCTCTTTTAATGTTGCCTTTCCAAGTTTCATAGTAATATATTTGCCAGATTCTTCATCATAGACTTCTACATTTAACAAGTATAATTCTTTGATATCTTGTATCATCTGTTTTTTTTCGTAGTGATTCAACCTAGAAAGTACAAATGTATTTGAATCCATCCCATTTTCTCTGAATCCAAATAACAGTTTCTCACCTGTGTATTTTGAGTCATGTAATTTTTCATCCAAACCGCTCCACGTAATAAACAGATCACTCGCATATCGTTTACATATTTTTCCTGCTGTCTGAATTAAAAATGTAAGAATGTCAGAGTAATTAATAATAAATTCTCCTTCTTTATGTACCCCAATAAAATACTCATATGGCGATTTATTTTTCCAATTTCCGCTGTCTTCATACAATACAGTTTCCATATCAAAATCATCTATTGTGTATTCTTTCATATGTGATTTCCCTCCGTTTACGAACTACATAAATGACATAATATCATCATTCCAGTTATCTTTTGCTTTCATAAATTTATTTACCAATTCATAAGGAGTGATATCTATTGTTGAAATACCAGTCGATAAATTAAATCCTTCACGGTTTAATTCAAACCAGCAGTGATCATCTTCTGTAATGCTCCCAAATCTTTGTTCTGGTAATCCCACCTGACTTGGAATAAAGTATTCACCATCATCTAAACAATCTAAAATCAAGTTGATTTGTCCTGGTGATAAAACTCCATTAATAATTACTTCATTATATACTTTATAGTTACATGCGTCTCGGTATAAATATAAAATACAAGTATTCATAATTTGTCTCCTTTTAGTTTTCTATTATTACAGATTGCTTCATCTTTAGAAATTTTTTCAATCCTTTCTCAAAAATAAAAGCTGGAGAATATTCATGAGTATTCGGGAAATACGCAAAGTATTTCCCATCTACCGTCATATGTATCTCTACCGGGTTCCCTTCTTTATCTTTTGCCATAAACTCCATATGCTTTACCTCATGCAGCTTCAGCACACATTTTATATGCCTTGTCAATCAGAGCATTTCCATCTACTGTTTTCATAAACAAGTTCTCCTGATAATTTGAGGTATTTCGTTTCGGTATTTTATGTGTAGCAAAATCACTAACTGCATTTATAAATCTGTAAGCAGAATGTTCTACCAACATAAGATCCGGAGCGAAAAGATATCGGTTCATAAGTTCCGTTCTCAGTTCTTCAATATTCTGTTTCTTTCTTGGAGTATCATTTTCTTCTACTGGAATAAGCATGTTAATATATTCTCTTACTTTATCAACATCCATTTTCTGAAGTTTTAACTCTCCGAACTCTTCTTCTAGTGCGTTCATATATGTATTGGTATTCAAAAGAGTATGTCGTGCTTCTTCCATTTTATCTTCAATTCGTCCAACATGAATACAGCTCCACTGCCTTGCTGCTGTATTTAATGCAAGATTTAATGTGTTCTGACACACGACACGAACTGGAGTGATAGCAACTCTAATTGCGCCGGTTCCATCATGACTATTGGTAAATACGAGATACGGATCAACCTCTTCTCCAGTAATCATTTTTCCTTCCATTCGTGCCAACATCCAAACTCTACGTCCAGATGATAAAGATCCGGCAGTCTCATAACGTACTCCTTCTCCAAGAAGTGCATCTGTAAAAGCGAACGCCTCTTCATTCTGCACAATTCGATATCTGTCTGTTACCATACCGAGCACTTTTCCATCAGAGCTTCTGATATTTGCTTTATATCCTTCAATTACAGATCCATCATCAGCACATAAAACATCAGACTGGTCAACTCTCCAGTCAAGTCCTGCCAGTCTGATTGCTTCCTTTGAATTTGGTGCATCCTGAATAATAGTTCCAAGTCCATGCCACGGTGTCTCTCTTACACTAAACATACTTTCTACATTTGCTGCCATAATAACTTCCTCCTTTTGTTTTATATACTGTAAACTGTTATTAATTTTCTACTGCAAATAACTGCACTACTAAATCTGATAACATTGCATTTCTATACGATTTATCATCAAACAAATGTTTTGCCTTTTCTCTGGTTTCGTTAATATTTAAACGTGTGACAGAAATTCCATTATCAGATAATGCATAAGCAATATCATAATCAGTCCATGTTTCTGTATACCATTCGTCTTTCTCATAATAAAACTGTGAGAGAATAATGTACTTTCCATCATACTCAATAAATTTCATTACATCATCAATACAGGCGGCAGTACAAGCATATTTATCCTTGAAATACTCTTCAAGCAAAATTTCTCCACCATCATATTCATAAAATTCATCATCCATATCATAGAATGAATAGTAAATATAATCTACATATCCAGCTTCCCTATCCTCACGAAGAAGATTATCGCCAGTTCCTTCTGAAATCTTAATAATTTTATTTGTATTTATTAAATATACAAACACATCCATGTAGTTATATGTCTGATGTGCTGACTTATTAAGTCTCTCGATAGCCTTGTTAATTTTCTTCTTTTTCATCTTCAACACCTCACTGAGTAATATTTTTAATCATTTCATCTAAAGAGAATCCGAACTTCATACAGTTTCCTTTTGAAATATGGTTTCTAAAAGAGTTGTATGATTGTTCAAATTCATTTTTAGAAATTTTATTATTTTTCAACAGTTTTGCCATGCGTTTATATTTCTTTTGATTAGCTCGTTTCTTTTCATTGGTCAATTTCCGGATAATCTTCCCATCTTTTGTTACATATGTATGGAATCCACAAAATTTCAGTCCATTCTTGAATGGAATTATCTGTGTTTTTCCGTTTAACTCTATATTTAAAGATTCAACAAACTGGCAAATGGATTCCAGGCAAAACTTTGCATATTCTCTCGACTCGACAAGCAAATATATATCATCCATGTATCGTCCGTAATATTTAATACCAAGTTCTCCTGTAACAAAATGATCCAGACCTGACAGATACATTAAAGCAAATACCTGGCTAATCTGATTTCCAAGAGGGATACCAGTTCCTTTAGTGCTATCAATAAATTTTTCTACCAACCAGTAGAAATCTTTATCGTCTATAAAATATTGAACTATGTCTTTCAGAACCTCATGATCTATGCTATAAAAATATTTCTTAATATCTGCTTTAACTATCCAGCAATCATATCCATACTTGCAATATGCTAAATACATTTGCGCCTTTAGACAATCCAATCCATAATCTGTGCCTTTATTTACCTGGCCAGCATAGTTGGTCTGTATGAATTCTTTTTGCAATTTTGGATGCATTACACTGTCACATATTGCATGTTGGACAATTTTATCAACAAACGTGCCTGCAGTAACTAATCTTTCTTTTGGTTCGTATACTCTAAATGAATTATACGAACCAACTTCATAACTTTTTGTTTCTATTCTTCTCTTAATTTGATATATACCGTCCAATGCGGCTATACTAAATTTTTGTTTGCTGCTTATAGATCCTTTCCCTGCACAAGCTCTTTTATAAGCTTTATACAACGCATCAAAATCTGTAACCTTTTCAAAATCTGTTTTAGATCTTTCCATAATATTTTTATTCCTTTGTGTTTATCTTTTGCATTTCTGCATAAGAAAGGATGTTCATTCTTTTTGAATCGGGACTCTAATTTCAGCCTAATACTTACTTTCTTTCGTCTTCCGACCAAGAACGGGCGAACACCATTGTCATTCCAGTTACAATCATTGTAGTTGCAATTGCCATTCCTGTTGACAATCTGAACGTAAGAAGCCATACAACGAACATCCTAAATAATTATTTTACCTTTTCTGATCTTTTGATCTCCATGCAATTGTCATGTACTTGACATCCTCAATCTGTTTTTGCCAGTATTCAACTGTTTTCATTCCAATCAGATTCATTTTCATTGAAATTTCAACATAACACGATAACTGATCGCAACATGATATTGCTTTTGTTTGTAAATTTAAGCGTTCTTGCTTAAAATTTACAACATGTAGCCTATTTGCGTTCAACAAATTCTCGTAGATGTCCATACATCTTTCTTGGATCCGTCTTATTAAGATCAGATGCTTTACAGGATATCTTTTTCTATTTGACGTAATTGTTAATGTATACTGCATCAAATCTATAGCCTTTACAATCACATCAAGTTTTGCATCTTTCATAACGCTCCTTTCAGTCGCTTTTGGTTGTTGACGGGCTAGGCTTACGCACTAGCCCTGTCTCTTGGTTTCTGTTTGCACCTTTATCTAAAGATTTAAAGATTTAAGATTCTAAAATAAAAAACGGGCGAACACCACTGACACTCCAGCTACAACCATCGTAGCTGCAACAGCCACCCCTGTTGACAACCTGAACGTAAGAAGCATCTCCTCGATCTGTGGTCTGATTTGGTGTCGCTAACCAAAATGCATCTGTACATGACATCTGAGAACCACATTCCATAATCATCTCCTGGGTAGGGATAGAGAGATAACGGTCAGTAACTTTCCCATATGTTTTGAATCCGTCTAATGACGTAAGATCGGTTACAATAGGTTTTAATTTATCTCCGAACTCAGCTTTTAAGTCTGTTAAAAGTTTGCTTTCATCCAAATCTTTCAGCACATCAGATTCTGCATAGTTGTTATTTTTACCAAAACTCATTTTCTTGTAAATGCCGCTCATAATACAGCGTGTTTCACCTCGATAATTCACTTTCTCCCATGCATAACCTGCAGCAACCACGATATTTTCTTTAACCCATTCTTTTGCAGCTTCTCTCATTTCTTCTTCGTAGCGAACACGATCAATATCAAACCAGTCAGGCGTAACATCCTGATCAACAATAAATTCCCATTCATCAACTGGGGTAATTCTGTTATCATTTTTTGGAACTAATTCTGCTCTCACAAAAATACGTGAAGCATTAGTATAATTATCTTCGATGTTAAGCTGCTTCAGTAAACCGGAATGACTCTGATTATAAATAGGAGCTAACACAACTCTGTTTTTCATGATTACACCTGATAAAAATCTACACATAATTTTATTCTCCTTTGCACACTAAATAATTGATATAAGTTTTTACAGCATCTCTATTACATTTATAAAATCCGGTTGTAAATTCATCTAATAATGAATCCACTATTTCTTCAATAGATAACTCCTTTTCCGAAATTAATTTTTCATATTGCCTTTGTATAATACCTGGCATATCAGAATTTTTTATTAATCCATTAAAATCGATTTCGTTATACTTCTGTTGTTGAGCGAGCGAAGCGGAGCGTTCTGGAGCGTCAGCGACATCCAGCAAGGCTACAGCCGCAGCGTCTCCGTTACTATCTATTACTATACTATTACTATCTATTACTTGGGTGTCCATTTGTTCGTGGGTTACGACCCATTTGTTCGTGGGTTGTGACCCAACTGTTCGTGGGTCATGACCTAACTGTTCGTGGGTGGGATGAACAGTCGGACATGGGTGGGATGAATGATTGGACGTGGGTGGATTATTATTGCTTAGATTGATTGGATTATTTAGATTTTCTTCTGGATTTATTTGAGGATATATTTTTCTTGACTCTGTATGTGATCCTGCTTTGACTTCATAGATTTTTATAAAACCTTTCGCTTTGAGATCACTTAAATATTTTTGGATATTTCTTTCTGTAGTGCCAATAAAACTTGCAAAATATTTATTGGTGGCTGTACAAAATCCTTTTTGAGCTGACATTGCATAAATTTTACAATACAACATCATTTGCCATCCATTTTTGATTCCATTTCGCAACTTATTTACTGCACTTTTTCTGATGACTACATAATCATCTTGTTCCTTATTTTCTTCCATAGCTACTTACCTTGACCTTTTATATTCAAGCTCCCATCTGATGAGCTTTTCGATATTCGACAGATTCCTGAATAAACTGGTCTAATTTCTCTTGAAAGCCAGGTACTACCTTAAAGATATATACATCAAATTCCGGCTTTGATCTGTCAGGCTCAACAGATAAGATTTTAAATCCCTCCTTTCTCAATCTCCATGCAATACGTCTACTTGTCACAGCTTTTGTTTTAACATTATGTTTCATTGCAACTTCTTCTCCTATTTTTTTATTTACGCAATATTCTGATTTCTACGTTCTTTATAATCCTCGCATAATCTGTTCAGTTCTTCTTTTAAACCTTTTTCATTCTTAAAGATATAGACATCAAGCTCCGGACGGAATTTATTAGGTTCTGTTCTCAAAATCTTATAACCTAATTTCCGCAGCTCATAAGCAATTCTACGATTTTTGACAACTCTTGTTTCTCTCTCTCCATTAAATTCAATTACTTTGTTTTCCATGTTTTCCATTGATAAAATCTCCTTTTATTTATGTTTTTTTAGATATTAAACCTCTTCAAAGCTTCCTGTAAGAAATCTTTTCCGAGAATATCATCTTTAAGTAAATCCCATCCAGTTGTACCAATATAGTTGTTATATTTATCCATATAATATCCAAATCTTGCATTAATACATGGCAGGATAGTTGCTATACAATCAAGTTTTTCTATAACTGTATTGTTTGCTGTTGGATTATAAAAATAGTCATACCATACATCCGGTACATCCTCTTCGTTATATGTAAAATTTTCTGTTGTTATGATAGGACGATTCAGATAATCCCAGAGGTCGCTTGTTTGTACCATTTCTGTAGTATCGTAATCTTCTTGGATACGTTCTATGATTTTTTTATGAACGTATTCTTGACACGGAATTATAGACAGCTCGATGCGTATAGTATTGTTATCTTTCTCTATAGCGCCCATATCAACTACATTTATAAAATATTGGTATTCAAACTTCGGAAGATAATCTTCTCCTTCTTCTCCAGGATACAAAAATCTTTCCCTTGATATAAATCTTGCAGTCCCATCGTCATTGTAGACTTCTTCAAATATCTTAGAATACGGCACTTTATTTGCCTTTGATGTACTTGTTCCTGCAAATGACATTATCTCTTTATTTTCTGTATTCATTTGTTATCCTCTCGCTTATGCAGCTATTTTTCTGAAAATATTAATGATCTTACTTTTACTCTTTTTTGCTTTCTGTCTTTTGATTCGTTCCTGATTTCTCCAATCTGACATAATTTTGTCATACTTAGTATGAACGTACTCTGTAGATTTAATATGAATTACTTCAGCCCCGTTATGGGCTGTAATAATTTCCATTTTGTATTTCCCTATTTTCTGCATTACTATAATAATTCTCCATTCTGTTTCATAGTTGCTTCTAATTGATAAATCGCATCACGAGCTTCTTTGAGGGTGGTCTTCTGTTTATCAGAATCGTTATAATACAATCTGATTGCCCTGACTATTTCTCCATGCCTTAAAAGTATTTTGATTTTGCTTAATGTATCCATATCCGGATCAAGCTCTGCATCAATTCCCAGACAATTTGTAATAAATTGGTCAAAATTGATCTGTGTTAAATTTTGATTGAAAATAATTTGAGCAGCCTTTTTGATATCCCATTCTGTGACAAAGTTTCCCTGTTTAGTTAAAAACAGTCTTTCCTGTTTGCTTTTCTCTTTCGGAATTGATGTTGTCGTCTGTTCCATTGTTTCCATTCCTTTTCTGTTGTTATTATATTTCTAATATTAAATAGTTCTTCCCAAAAAAATATTGTTCAGTGGTGCTATACACTTGTGCAAACGCCTTGTAATGTAAGGTAATCGCACAAATAAATCGAACATATTTTCTGTTGATGTGATTAGTATAGCACCTGTAAAATGAAAATGCAAGCATTTATTTTATTTTCTTTATTTTTCTAATATCAATTAGTTCAGAACCATTTATGCCACTTCTTTTTTATTTTTACCACGAGTAAAATTATTAGAAGAATTTACAAGTCTCATATCTCCGCCTGTATACATCGGTTTTTCTCCGGTTCTCTCAGCAATTTCCTTTTCCAGAAGAATGCAAAGTCTCTCTTTCTGTGTTCTGGAGGGATAAGCTGCATAAGCCTGTGCCATGAATTCCTTTGGTTCAATATGTACAAAATAATCAATAATCGCATTGATTACTTTATTGTCATTGTTATGCATAATAAGGATGCTCTGCAATGTACGGATCACATCTACAGAATATCCACATGCTGAATTTCTCCATGCTGATTTTTCAATAATATCTAAAATATTTGTCAGAATTGCCTTTCCATCAACGAGTCCAGCCGTTGCTAATGCAGCTGTATATCCAGTCAATACTCTATAATCAGCCATTTCATCCTGTTTTTCTTTGGGAAGATTGCGGATAAGTTTACAATCCACAACTAATTTTCTCCCCTTGATACATTCATCAAGAACCACATATTTTTTAATACCTCTAACTACATTTGCGTTGTGCTTCTGTGATGCAGACAGATTATCTACCTGGTCGGTCTGTGTTGCAAAGAGAGCTGCTTCCTGAATTCTTCTCTGTTCGGGATCTGAACTAAGACCTGTCATAATGCAGGCTTCGATTCCACTTTCTTTTCTGATCTGGGCGCACATCATCCTGTGAACTCCGTTGGTAACTGCAAATGTATAGGTTTCCGGATGTGGTGATACCTGAATTGGGTCGCATTTATTCTGATCAAAGTGATTAACCAGACTATAAATTTTCTCTTTGTTAATACAGTTCAATCTCTGATAGCTGTCATCAATCTCCAGCAACTCCAGCGGTATGAAACAGAACTCTTTTACGCCAACAAAATGCCGGGTATTCATTACTGTTTCATACATCTGTTTCCGTTTGAAGATTTCCGGTGTCAGAATTTTAGACTCTTCCTCTTTTGCTTTGTTACCTGTTAAAAAATTCTTGATTTCTGTGAATGCTTTCATTTGAACTACCTCTTTCTTTGATTTATTTTCTTTTGGCTTTACCAATATTCAGTTGCTTTATGTTTACATAGTGGCGAGAGTAGCCTTGAATTTTCTCCATGCTCTCTCATATTTGATTTCAGGTGTATCACCCTTGTGAGATTCTGCTCGTGTATCAGCAATAATCCTGTTAATTGTTTCCTTTGGAAAACAGAACTCTCTCATAAGATTAGAAATTTCTGCTTTCCACCCCATTTTTCTTGCCATAAAATCACCTTCTTTCTTTTATTCAATTTCCAATTCTTCAAGAATGATATACAACTCATCCCCGTTTACATTTGCAGCCAGTTCAATATATCCAGCTTCTTCAAGCAAATGAAATCCCGGAATACCTACCATAGCAATGAGATTCTGTTTAAACATTGCATCTGCGTTGCCACACTGCTCTTTTATATATTCAAATACATGATATGCAAAATCCTTTTTTGCCTCTTCCAGTTCTGAAAGCTCATCTTTAAGGTATTCGATTCTTCCATTGAAGATAGAAACTTTTTTATGGACGAATTTTAAATAATTTGCGTTGCCCCAAATGTCAAGATCTTTTGCGTTTTTCGTTTCAGAAATACCAATAACAGGTACATCCTGAAAAGTTATAATTTCACCTGGATTTAATTTTCTGCCTTTTGCGTACTCTTTACAGAATACATCGTACTCCAAAACATAAACCCCTCTGGTTTTACAGTCGATCATCTGCATATACGGTTTGCCTTCCTCGGAGTATTTCCATCCAAGTATTTCATCGAATGTACTTCTAAATTTTGTTTCCACAGATATTACTATTGTTACATTTGTATCTTCATCAATAAATTTTTCTACTTTTGTATTCATTTTAGTATTATCCTCCCGTGTATATATAATATTGATTTGCTTATTTACTTTTAACAGACAAAATATTTCCCTGTCCATCAAGTTCAATAGTTACTTTGGATCCATCTTTGAAGCCATTTACAGTGTAATTTCTTCCGTTATCAGTCAAAATGGTATTATCACAGACTGTGCCTGTTGTCTTGTGGATCCCGATTTCTGTTTCGTAATCCATTTTCCCGGCAATTCCGCCTATTAAAAAAAGCGCTGCGAATACAGCACTTGCTTTGATAATTTCTTTTTTCTCTTTACGTGACATTGTGCTTTCTCCTGTTATTTATTGATTAGCTCATAAAACTGTTCGGCTGTTCCAGAATAAGAGGCTGATACAATTTCATCATCTTTCACAGAAACAGTTCCCTTGTTATCCATAGTACAGACTATGATATCTCCGGTTCCCCAGTCTTTTGCGTCTGAGTAGTATGTCCAGATATTTCCATTGCCTGATTCGATTGTTAAAGCATCAAATCCTTCAACGGCTTCACAGTCAATTTCGGTTATCACTCCTGCCATAGCATAAAATCCTCGTTCTGTTGGAGTGATCACAGAATCATCTTCTGTTACAGAAATTCTGTTTTCGTTGGCGGATACATTGCAGTAGTTTCCTGTAATTCCGATTGTAGCAGAGATGATTACAGAAATTGTGTACTTTGCTTTTCTTGTCATATTTGGTTTCCCTCCTGTTTTTGTTTTGAATTTTGAGTAAAAAAAAGAACAGGGTTTTCCTGTTCTTTTATCACTGCTTTATACTTCGGATTTTAAATTAGAACTCTGGTATATCAAACAATTCATCAAAAGTAATTTGAAGATTAGGAAACATTACAAGTCCCAGCTCTTCTGCATTTTCTCCCATAATTGTTTTATACAAATATGGATATACCTTATCATTTTCATCAAAATCAAACAAATAAATCTCTACCTGTTTTTTTCGCCAATCTACAATCCAGTATTCAGCTACACCTACTTTCGCATATATCTGCATTTTTTCTCCACGGTCATATTTTTCTGTGGAATTCGATAACACTTCCATAACAAAACGTGGTATCCCTGTAAATGAAATATTCTTTCTATCTCTCATATTACAGATTATAGACACATCCGGAACAACAACCTTGTAGTCGTTTTCACGCCATTCATATTGAACGGTATCTCCAAACACACGACATAAACTGTCTTTTATCTGCGATCCGACTTTTATGACAAAGTTGTGAATCACAATAGAATGTTCCAGGTATGTTTTACTGAAACTCTCTACTGGTAAAATGTTCATATAATTCACCTCCGAATCTGATATGGTAAAATTATAGCATATTTTAAACTCTATGCCTAGTACCTGCCAAGGGAATCGAACCCTTAAACCTCCAGAATTTTAGTAAGATGACAAGTTTACTTTTTGGTTAATAGGAATATTCTGAAAGTACACCAGTACAGGTATGAACCGGATTACAGCATTATACTGAAATTCAGTTCCTGTGTTTCCAGGAAATGACGGAATACAGATATTGCGTGTTCTTCATAGAACCCGTCTGTTATGTTGTAGAATCGGATAATACAGTTGATGATTCCGGTTACTACATAGTATGGCAAAGCGCTATCCTCTGCCATTTTGTAAAGGTGGTTTGTGAGTTCTGGTGTATTCATAGTTTTTTTCATGATAGTTTCCTCCTAATCTAATTGGGATTTTGGCAGTAAAATAGGACAGACTAATTGCGTCTGTCCTATGTAGTGTGGTATGTAATTGATCATTTTGTTGTAGAGTTGTTCTGTTCCTGTTTATCAAAATTGTGACGGGATAAAGTATAATCCTTGTTTTCATCGAGAACGCCTTTTTCTTTCACGATAAACTGAAGGAAAGCCGCTACAAAAATATCTTTAAAAGCATTTTTTGCTCTTGCTTTAACATAGTTGCCCTCTTCTCTGCTCTTTCCCGTAGCCTTAGTTGAGCCTGAAATATTTGCAATTAAAATCTGTGCAATTTTGCTAGTTTTAGACCACTCAGAATCAGCAATAATTCCAATAGTAGCCAAAAATGTTACAAGTGCTTTTTTGAATTTTGTGATATCCCCATTGGTCAAATAAAGAATATATGCGTTATATAAGTCATCACTAACTAAAGAACGTCCTTCAGAAAATTTTGCATTTAATTCCTTGTTTTTGTCTATCATTTCTTGTTTTGCAACAGATAAACGTTTATTTTCCTCCAGGCATGAAAATTTTGAAATTGCCTCATTTTCAGAAACACCACTTTCGATCAAAGCCTCTCTTTTTGTCACAATATCCGCTACAGCTTTTTCAGCAGCTACAATTTTTTCTTTACAAGCTTTTCGGATACTGGGTGCTGTTTTCCATGCTACGTTATACGCTGATAATAAATTGATTGCTTCCTCTGTAATTGTGTTTACGTTAATGTTTTTTGCCATAATAAACGACCTCTTTCTTTTAATATTATAGTGCTTTTTGATTAACGTGGTGAGCATAACCCACGCATGTTATTTAGTTGTTGACAGTATGTTTATACTATGCTAGTATAACCATGAGCCTGTGAGATAATAACAGAGACTATCTGCTGTAGCTTCTCTCAGCTCGTTACTGTCGCAGGAACGTATGAAATGACCGTTGACATGGATTTCATAATGTTCCTGTTTTTTATGTACAGAAACTGTTGGCATGGTAACACCTCCTCTCTGTACACAAGTAAAGTATCGCTCAGTGTTTACGCGGACTTGCGACCGTTCACAAGAGAAAATACTTGTGAGTCACTTTAATACTTTACTAAAAGTAAAGTCGAGTACGATTCCTATGGCTTATCGGTTTATTCCCTACTAGTATAGCGTTTCAACTATACACAACAGCCACGTTTACCAAACTATCCCCCGTGTAAATCTCTGTACACTTAAATTATCTAAGGATAGTAGGCGTATAGCTCCTCTTTGAACCTTTTTATAAAAATCAAGAAAAACGCTCATAAAAACACCAGTCGCTAAACTCGCATTTTTACGCCTGTTTGGCCGTTAAACCAAAGCAAAACTATGAACACAAGACTTTTTTTATTGGGTTCTTTCATACAATCTTAGTTCCACATTTTCCCCATTGACTCGATAACACGCAAATTTATAACCTATTGAGTTAGGCTGAAAAATTTTCCCGTTCCCCGTGCACTTCCTGTCGCGCCCGTATCATATATACGTTGTGGTATGATTCCATATCCTTTTCAGACAGGGGATACATATGTCTATGAATTGCATTAAATTTTCAAGATACAGTTTTGAAAAAAATGTTTCTACTTAAAAATCAGTTTCAACCACCTCCGGTTTGTTTGTTGCTTTGTTGTTGTTTATCTTTGTTACAAGTGTTAATATATATAGGTATTTCATAATGTCAAATTTTCTTTTTATTGTACTAAAAATACAATTTTAGTACTAAAAAGCCTATAAATAAAGTATTCTTATGTATAGCAAATACAATATGAAACTGAAAAAAACTATAATTTTTTTCAGTTTGTATGGGGGTGGTTTTAACTGCTGAAAGGCATTGATTTTAGCTGATTTCCGGTATGAGGTAAACTTACACACTACCCTGAATTTTGCCCTGAAATTTCCCCAATTTTATCTTTCTCCCTTTCACCTCTCTCCTCCTAATCCCTCTCCTCCTCTTTCTTCCCTCTTATTACCCCTAAAATCTCCCTTAAATTACACCCCTTTATAGATCTCCACCTAACAATTTCTACTCTTTCTCCCTATCGCATATCCTATCGTGAAATCTCTTGTCTCAAGCTTAATCTCACATATCGTAATCTCTTCTATAAAATTTAATTTCGACACCTATTTAATCAAATTTCATAAAAAACAAATAAACACTTGACTTTTTTCTGCCCTGGTGCTACTATAACGTCACAAGAACTATTCAATATTAGAAATTATATGGCACAAATCCAATTATAAAAAATCCAACACGATCAAATATCCGTACATATATCCAATCATCACATATAATCTTAGATATTTATTCAATTCGTTAATTCCAATCCTATAAATTCAAATAAAATCCAAAATATCCTTATTTATTCCAAAAAATTAGTCTGCATATGTCAAAATACGCAGACTATTAGTATTTCACTATATAAATTGAATTGTAAGAAAGGATTTTTTATATGAATTTTACACCATTAAGAAAAGAACCCCGTTTTAATAACTTTGTCTCCACAAAAACTACTCCTTCTAAATCAAGCTTACCGGGGTATGAAAAAACTGATGCTGCATCTCCAGAACCTGTACAGCCCTCGCCCTACGTAGAAACTATAAAACATATACCTGGATCTGCAGCATCACCTTGTACTATCCCCGGCAGTCTTACACTTTATTTAGGCAGCGATTCGGATAGATCCAGTATTAATGATCTGATTTATACGTTAATCGAATTCAATGAAGAGCATAATCTCCATCGTAAATATTATATCGATGGTAAGGTATATTCTCCTATGCCTATTAAGCTTTATATCAATAACCCTGTAAATATTGATTTTTATGATATGGAAGCTTTGATCAATGCAATAACTCACTGTCATCTTCCGGTCCATACTTATTGTTTAAGCAGCGTAATGGGGATTGCGCTTCCTATATTTCTGGCCGGATGCAAGCGATATTGCTATAAAACATCACGATTTAGATATGATGATGTATATGAATGGGATTATGAGCATTATTCAGAGTTTGATTTGGATAACGATGAAATTCAGGAATTAAACCAAAACATAGCAGATTTCATAGTTTTCCAAACAAAGTCAAAAAAGACTATGGAATTACTTACCAACGATTATATAGGTGACTACATAGATGCTACTACAGCATTATCTCTTGGTATTGTAGATGAAATTATATGAATTTTTCTAAATAATATTACAAAATGGAGGACGTTATATGAAGAAAAGAATTGTTGCTTTTTTGGTCGCTGCAGTAACTGCCACTTTACTTACAGGGTGTGGAACGCCATACTCAAAGGCTAATGAAACATTAAATCAATCATTTGGAAACGGATATTTTACAACGGTAAAGACATGGAATGACGAAAACTATAAGTATCAGATGATGTATGCAAATGATACGAAAGTAATGTATTTGATTGGTTACACGGGATCTTATAGATTTGGTATCACTCCATTATTTAATCCGGATGGAACATTGCAAGTATACGGAGAAGGAGAATAATACATGTCATTTTGGACTTATATTAATGGAACTATTACAGTTTCTCCGCTTGGACGTACACAAGCAGAAAAGAGATATATTCTTGACACAGTTCTCTCTCATCTTCCTATTGTATCAGGATCAGAGCGAGACATGGATGTTTATGTGATTCAGAAAAATGGACACAATTGCTCTTCTTCCTGTGATGAGTTTGGACAGGTTACAAATAATCTAATGGATAGATATGGACACAAATCCAGAAAACGTGGATGGTTAGAGACACAGGATGAATATATTTTGGTTGTGAACGCTGCGTTAAGAGATAGAGAATTTGAGGAAACATACAGAGAATTTATGAAATGGTTATGTAGACTTGCTAAAAGAGTCATGGTTCATGAGGTTTTGGCAAGTATTAAAGGGTATGAAAAATCAACCATTATACAAGATAAAGATTATGGTGGATTTTATGAGATATTTGAAGATCCTTCATGGTGTAGTAAAACTGGAATGGGTGAGCCAAATTGGTGTGAATATCTAATGTGGGATAGAACTAAAAAATATGATTACCCTATGAAACTTGCTTATAAATATTTTAACGATGAAGAAAATGATAAAGAAGTAGAACGTAGGGTTAAATATATGAGAGGAGAATAAATTATGCCAGTGCATGATGATTTAGGAACAAGAATGAAAGCCTTTTATGAAAATATACCAAAGACAAAATTAATGAGAAGAACACCTGTTGCGATTCGTATTGATGGCAAAGCTTTTCATACATTCACAAGAGGATTCCAGAAACCTTTTGATGAAGTTTTAATTAAGACTATGCAGGATACCATGAAATATTTATGTGAGAATATCCAGGGTTGTGTGTTAGGATATACTCAATCTGATGAAATCACTTTAATCCTTGTAGATTATAAGAAACTTACATCTTCTGCATGGTTTGATTATGAAGTTCAGAAAGTATGTAGTATTGCAGCAAGTATGGCTACAATGGCATTTAATAAATACTTTTCAGAAAATATTAATTCTGAATGTTATGTTTTTGATGATGAATTATTAGGTAATGGAGATTTTAATCCCAACTATAAAAATGAATATCTTATTGATTTATATACTACACATATTAAAGCATCTTATAAAGGAGCCATGTTTGATGCCAGATGTTTTAACGTTCCTAAAGAAGAAGTCGCAAATTTGATTTATTGGCGGCAGATAGATGCAACCAGAAATTCTATCCAGATGGTTGGACAAGCAAACTTTTCCCATAAAGAGTTACAGAATAAATCATGTAATCAGATTCAAGATATGCTGATGACACAAAAAGGAATTAACTGGAATGATCTTCCGATACACCAGAAAATAGGATCTTGCTGTGTTAAAAAGTTATTAGAAGATGGAATAAAAACAGAATGGATTATTGATAAAGAAATTCCTATATTTAAAGGTGAAAATAGAAAATATATCGAAGATCTGATTTATATCGGAAAGGAATAAAAATTATGGAAAAGAATATGGAAAGAAAAGAAATTTACTCTTTGGACAGAATCAAGAAAGAAACAGAGGATGTTCTTTTCGAAAAATATAAGAATAAAGCTAAAATCAATCTTGATGGCGATCGCATTAAAGGAAATAGTTTACGGCTAAGAGTATTCTTTGAAAATGACTGTACATGCTCCAAGTGTGGTATCCGTGGATCATATTTTGCTAAAGAGAGATGTATTCCACAGGATCAATCTTATCATCTGAATTTATATGCTGTGGATCATAGCGAAGAAATTCTTATGACTAAGGATAAAATCAGCGATAAGCATACAGATCCTATGAAGAAGCATTTAAATTATACAGTTTTATGTCAGAGATGCAGAGATGAGCGAGAAGGTAAAAAAGTACATAGTAAATCGGAGGATAATACATGGACTCTTTAATTATTATTGGAGTATTTACTTTAGCAACTTTTATTAAAAAATTTTATATTGATCTAATTTTATGCTCTATAAATCATGGCATAAATTAATCATTATTAGAAATACCACAACACTATTAAACGAAAGGAAATTAAATAATTATGGCAACAAAAATGAAGAAATCAAGTAACAAGGTAAACAATGTAACAAATAAACAACAGGAGATTGTTCAGGCAAAGGTAAGTAAGACAGTAAACTCTACTACTTCCACCGCAACATCATCCCCTCTCCAGACATTTAGCAACTCAGAATTCGGAGATGTAAGAGTTATTATGCAGGATGATGAACCGTGGTTTGTTGGAAAGGATGTAGCCGACAGTCTCGACTACCAAAACGGTAGTCGAGATATTAATCGTCATGTAGCACCAGAAGATCGCACAAAAGAAATGGTCTTTGACGGAAATCAACGGAAAGAGACAATTCTCATCAACGAGTCTGGCCTCTACTCTCTCATCCTCTCAAGTAAGCTCCCGTCCGCAAAGAAGTTTAAGCGCTGGGTAACATCAGAGGTTCTGCCAACCATCCGCAAGACTGGCGGCTATGTAGATGAGAACAGATCAGACTTGTTCTTGGATACATATCTCCCATTTGCCGATGATACAACTAGAACGTTATTCAAGAGTACATTAGATGTGATTAACTCTCAGAACGAGATGATTCGACAGAAGAACCAGGAGATCTCTGAGAAAACAGAACAGATTGATTATCAGACTAATGTAATTCATGGTCTTACTAAAGATATTCCAACTGCAGATATGAGACACATCTTAAATCGGATCCTGCGGAATAATCACGGAAAATTTGAAAGACGCTGGATGGTTCTTTATAGAGAATTTGATAATATCTATAAATTTGATACACGAGCCAGATATGAAAACTATATGATTAGCGGCAAAAAGCCCAAAGTAAAAAACCGTCTTGATTATATTGATAAGGTACTTAATATGCTTCCGCAGTTGTTTGATGTTGCAACAAAACTGTTTGAATCAGATGTCAATGAACTTGTACAGCAGATGTATGATGTAAGAAAAGAAGACGATGAAGATGCCTGGATGGATGAACTTTAATTTACAAATTGTGGAGGTATAAGAGAAACTATGTTTTTATTACCAGATATTTTAGTGGATAGGGTACTTCTGAGCACCCAGTATCCCTTCACTCTCAACGGAGAATTAATTACAAATATCGAAACAGAATTATCGTCAAATGACTATAATATAACTTTTAAAACTACGACATATGAATATCATATTAGTTTATATAAATATAAATTTTTGCTTCGAAGTGCAATATACGACCAAGTAGATATATTATCAAATGACTATACAAACAGTCAGGATGACAATATTTTTTTTAATGAACTAATACAGCACACCAACCATAATCGCTTTTTTGATTTTTTTATGGATAAATTATGGGATCAGGTTAATAATGGAAATCCTTCAAGTTTATATAGTCTTCTTGTTGCACAACATAGATGTAGCAGCTACTTGAGCTACTTGGATCAGCATAAATATTATACTTCTAAGTATATATATGTTGATGGACACGAGTTTCGAAAATTATCATTTCAGCAAATTATAGATAATGCATTCCTGAGTACATTTGGAAGAAGTTTATTATATGTATCATCTTCGCATGAACCTTCTCGTGGACACAGAAGTATGGTAGCAACTAACGCATATCTTCCTCTGAATCAAAACGGGTATACCATTATGGAAGAATCAAAAAATAATAAAAATTATATTCATCCATATAATTATAAACCTAAATACATTCCTCATTACATGAAGAATGAAGATAAAGCTACTACTCTTCTGCTCGGCGCTGAAATTGAAGTCGGAGAAAGTAATCATAGCAATTCAGAGCATAATAATGTTGTTAAGAAATGTATTCAGATTATGAACGGATCTGATTCTGATAAAGAAAACTTTATTTATAGCACTTATGATAGCACTGTGGAAATAGAATTTGATACTATGCCATGTAGCCTAGAATTTCATAAAAATAAGATGAAATACAAACAAATGTTTGAATACCTTGATCAGCAAGGGTATAAAGGACATGATTGTAATAGCGCTGGACTACATATCCATGTAAATCGCAGCTATTTAGGTAAATCTTCTCTCATACAGGAGTTGGTAATCTCAAAGATATTATATATATTAGAGAAATTCAATGATAATATCTGTGTAATCGCAAGACGAAATAATGATTATTCTAAGTTTGTAGGGGATAAGAAGGATGAAGTTTCTGCAGTAGAATTGTATGGTAAGTATAAGAATTTTGGTAAAAGAGCAGCTTTAAATCTAAACCATCCTGATACTATTGAATTCCGTATGTTTAGAAGTACTTTAAAGTATGAGACATTCATTCTTACTCTTGAGTTTGTCAAGGATATTGTAGATTTTGCTAAGTCTGTTCAAATTGAGGATATTGAAAATATCAAATGGGAAGATTTAATGAAGACATTTTCTTTAGATCTCAAAAAATATTACACCTTTAGATTAAGTAGAAACAGTAATGAAGCTATATTAAAGAAAAAGATTGCTTCCCTTAAAAAACAGATTAAAAATTGTAAGAATAGTTTTATTTTAAAAACGTTAAATTCGGAATTAAGTTGTAAGCAAGCAGAGCTTAAAAGATGTTTAAAAATCAAACGAATGATTGATAAAAAATTGCTGCCAGAAGATACATTATTTAATATAGAGGAAGTTGGAACTATAAATCATAACATAACTTTTAGCAGTTCAGCATTAGATACAGATCGGTTACAGGATTGGACAGTCAACCAACCAGTGACTTTCTTGGTTTAACAATTAATTACAAAAGGAGAATCATGTTTAAAATATGGAAATCGGTTTAAAAATAAAAAATATTAAAGCAGGTACGTTATTTGGATATAACCAAGGTATTCGTGATAAATACGACTATACCGAAGCTGTATTCAATGACAGTCTGTTTAGTGATTTTATAAAACAGAATGGATTAAATATTTGGAATGAAAAAAGTACCAGAGATATTATTTGTCTTGATTTTGATTTTGGAAGCAGAAGTTATAAAGAAGAACTTGATCATTTGGTAAAACAGTTTAGTGGATTTGAAGAAAACGAAGAGCTTTCCGAGGAGTCGAAACAGAGGATCCGTGATATCTTCGAGAAGGTAGAAAACAATAAGGATAATTACTTTAAACTGTCTAAAGACGAAATTAGAGAACTCTTCTATGAGAAAGGTGTAGATGTAGAATACATACAGAAATACACCAAAAAAGAAGGAGAAAAACGTACTGTTATACACTATAAAATGCTATATCGTAACTCTTCTAAAGCAAAAATTGGACAGGTTATGTTTATTAATGCAAAACTATATAAGAAAGCATATGATTGGCTGACTATGGGACTTGGAAAGAAAATGCCAATGAATAACGCAAAGATTGTTGAGATGTCAGCTTATTCTCCTCTTACTACTTCTACTATTGTTGGCAAATTCTATTGTCCTGTAGAGGATATCCTTATACTCCGAGATCAAGATAGTTTTTTTAAAACAATGGCAAAGATTGTTAAGGCTGAGGAATATATTGACCAGGAAAAGGTTATAGATGAAGAAGCTACTGAAGCAGCTCGGCAAAAAGCTATACGGGAAGGAAAATTTCTTAAAGATGGCGTTACTCCAAAATATACGCGAAGATATAAAAAGATAGATGTAGTAAAGAAGAAATGCGTTGTCGTTGATGAAGAAACTGAAGTTAAGAATACTATGTGGGACGGAGAAGCATTGATCGAATCTGATATACTTCCAGAATGGGTCAACGGAATGGCTCTATTGCGTAATCATTTCTTCAAAGCATGTGGAGTGAGAACATATATACAGAAATTCTTTAAAGACTGGTGTAATCAGACTGGAAACGATTATGATACATATGAAATTAAAGATATGTTCGGTATTCCTCATAAACTTAAGGATATCAAAATGATTACCACGGATAACGCTATTAAATGGAAGAAATTCATGGATATTATGGGAAATACTCCAGAAGAAGCTTATAAATACTGGTGCGATCGTGTAAATGCAGACGGATCCTACTGGGGAATAGTAAAAACTGATCATCCGAGTAAGTTAGGGGATGTTCAGCAAATGAGTTATCAGATGATTAATACTCTACCATGTGATAAAGAGGGAATTTTTCAATTAGCTAGAACAAGTATTGATTATGTCAACACATTAAAAGAGGATAATGATGTGTTCGAGGAATTTTTAAGAAAAAATGCCACTGCTGTGAATCATTATGAAATGATGGCCGATTTATATAATCACAATCACAGATTTGCAGAAAGTACATGGTTTAGAACGGAAAAAAGGAAAATTATTAAAGGATATGTTGATAGGCTTCGTACAGGTAAGATTACAGTAAATGCAGATAACCTTACAATTTTCGGAAATCCTTATGCTCTTCTACTCTATTCTGTAGGAGAAAAATGGGAAAATGATCCTACTTTAAATTATGAGCCAGGAGTGATTCAATGCTATACATCGCGGTTTAATGACGAAGAACATTTATGTGGTATACGAAATCCTCATAACAGTCCAAACAATATATGTTATCTTCATAATGTATACAGTCATGAACTGCAAACATATTTTGAGTTCAGTGATAATATTTTGGCTGTAAACTGTATTCATACAGATGTCCAAGACAGGGCAAATGGATGTGATTTCGATTCAGACTTCTTCTTTGTTACCAATAATGAAGTAATGGTATCCAGCGCTAAGATTGCTTATAAAGAGTTTCCAACAGTCGTAAATAAACTCCAGGAAAGCGGATTAACATATAAAAATACAATGAAAGAATACGCTAGAATGGATAATAAGTTTGCCAAATCTAGGATTGGAATCGGAGAATCAAGTAACCTTGCACAGCTTGCAATGACATATTACTGGACTGAGAGCGATAAAGAACTTTATGATAATTTTGTAATTCTTGCTGTATTGGCTCAGGTGGTAATCGATGGCTGCAAACGAGAGTATGAGGTTGATGCTATCGAAGAAATCAAGCGTATTAAGAAACTTCCATGTATGCAACAGTATAAGGAATTTATAGATGAGAATGGAAATGTTAAAAAAGTAAAACGTGACTTCCCTGCTTTTATGAAATATACCAGAAAAATCCAATATACCAAAAATGGTAAAGAATTAGATAAAACGCTTGTTAAAGCAGAAAAAGACAGATTAACATCTCGTATATCTGATGAATATGATTGTCCCATGAATGATCTACAGGAAGCTTTAAGTAAAGTAAAATTTTCTTTACGAACAGATACTATTCCAACAAAGGAATTTATAATTCAGATATCTGGAAAAGCTAATTTAAGACAAATAAATAAAATCACAGAATATGCCAAAGAACTAGAATGTATGAGCAAGGAAAATATGGATGATGATGAAATCGTTCTTTATTATAATAAATACGATGAAATGTTAAAAGAGCTTAGAAAAATCAGAATAAAAAATCCCAAAACAATTAATCGACTTATAGAAATCGCATTAAATACAAGTACAATGGGAAGAAGAAAAGAATATTCAAGATACACACGCAATCTGTTAAAACTTCTCCATGACATGAACCAAGATGTATTTTTGTCAAACTTCATTCAAAATTGATCAAATTTCCCAAAAATCTGCAGAATGTCAAAAAAAATATCTTAAAAAAATCCATATAAAATATAAATAAAATGAATATCGAGTTACGTCCGGTATATGAGGGAAATAACTTTTTACTTCGTTGACTCTTTAGGCATATTATCAGGCGCATGATATATGCACATGTAGTTAAACAGTTTTATGAAAAAGAGTGATCCTTCTGCGCTATTTCCAATGCGTGTTTAAATACGGAATTCGAATTTAATTTCTTTTCGCAACGCCTGCCGTGGGCTTTATACACGGCTTTTATTACAAATATATATTTGAAAATAAGGAGAATTTTATGAAGAACTACAGAGTGTCAAAGGACACAACAGAACATTTTACATCTCTCGAATCTCTCAGAGCTGCTTATGGTTTAAAACCAGTAACCAAAAGAACAAGTGATAAATCTAAGCTTATGAAGCAGAGAGAAGATTTTGTAAACAAACATAAGTGTAAAGCCTGTGGAAGTCCTATGACATATTTAGACAATGGAAATGTTATGGCTTGCACGAATCCAGAATGTAAAGGTATTGAAAAGAAAAAGATTGATAAAGAAGGAAACGAAATTACATATTATCTTCCATCTTATGATCTTTTAGATAATCGTGGATCAGATATTGCAGCCCACATTTTTTCTTAAACTTAAAAATCTTATACATCGCTATGATGTAAAAATAATATATGTGAATAAAAGGAGAAAATAAAATGAACAAAGTAGAACTTATTAGTGCAGTTGCACAGAATGCAGAATTTACAAAGAAAGACGTAAAAAGAGTAATGGAATGTCTTCAGGATGTTACTTTTTCCACTCTCGCAAACGGCGATGAAGTAAAGCTGATGGATGGTGTTACACTTCATGCTGTACATAAGGAGGCTCGTTCTGCTCGTAACCCAAGAACAGGTGAGACAATTATGGTTGATGCAAAAAATACCGTTAAGTGTAAATTCGGAAAAGCAATCAAAGATGCAGTAAATGCTTAATTAGAAATTCCAACTGGCATATAAGTGCCAGTTTTGGTCCAGTAGCTTAGAGGCTTAAAGCACTGCCCTGTCACGGCAGAGATCGTGGGTTCGAATCCCTCCTGGATCGTTTATAAAAATGTTACTAGGCAGTTAGCTAGTCTGTTTTAGCAGATAAAAGACTTATAAATAATAATGTTTATAACACAGAGAAAGACATTTTTATCTTGGAATGTGGCCAAATTTGGTAAGGCTCGTGATTTGGGTTCACGAAATTTGCAGGTTCGAATCCTGTCATTCCAGCTTGTTTATTATTTTTATAATAAACATTATTTTCTTTTTTATTTTAACAGATTTTTACAGTATGGAGGCTTGACTCCGATAGCGCACTGTGAGGTGTGTAAAGGCAGTGTTCTACATGCTGTCGCTATAGAAATATAGTCAATTCAAGCAAAACTGACATACTGAAGACCCAAAAGGTTTTGTTTCATGCAGGTGTGAAATATATCATATAAATCCAGTATGGAAATAATATCATGAAGTAAGGATTGATAAGATCATCCAACGGCGAGTGCTGAGGGTGATTTTCTGACTGCAAATCAGATAGATCATGCAAGCTTACGAAGATATGACAGTGAATCAGGAGGATATATAGTCTGAGTAGTTATTGAACAAAGGCGATATCCATTTATATGAGTGAATTGGAAAATCCAAATTAGCTTATATAGACGTTAAGTAGGGATGATAACCGAAAGGCATGAAGGTGTGATGTATTCTTATCTCCAAAAGGGATCGGAGCGTCTGGTGTAGCACATCTTCAGTAGAGATGATAACATTAATTTTATACGAACAATATACATGATGGATAAAAATTTTATTGATTGTAAGAAGAAAATTAAGCGAAAGCCTACACTTCTGTGTAACGAAAGCAGCCTAATGCCATAACATTTTATGTAATATGGCCATTGATGAGTCTCGCAAGACTCTGATATGTCTAATGGATACTGCAAGGTTCTCTTAGCGGAGATTTACAGTCTGGCAAGATTGACTGAATGTGGAAGTTAGAGTAGTTATGCAGTAATAGAGAAATGCCACTCTATAAAAAGGCGGTTGTGGAAATTACTGTATGTGTGCATATGCAGCATATAGTGGATACGGGAAGAAACAATAATGTCCTTAAAGATTTCTAATGATATGTGTAATCTCAGCATATTTTGGGTTCTTAGCTCAGTTGGAAGAGCGTTTGCCTGTTAAGCAAAATGTCATTGGTTCAATCCCAATAGAACCCGTTAATAGCGGTATGTTATCTTAGGATGCATAGCACATGAAAACCTGTGCATGGAGATAGGAAATGATCTCCCACGGTGGATTGGTCTAAAGGTAGTGACACTGCCCTTTCACGGCAGTAATGTAGGGTTCGAATCCCACATCCATCATTTTGTTGCACCTATAGTGATAATGGTAGCACGATTGACTTGTAATCAATTTGTCACAGTTCAAATCTGTGTGGGTGCTTAAAAGTAATTAATATGGCAAGTGTCAAAATGAGAATATATTCTGCGTAGAATACCTGAAAAGCATATAGAACCCGTGGATAACTATATGATAAGTAGGTAATAAGACAAACAGAGGGGCAACACCTCCGCTTGCAACCAAAAAAAATATCGCAGGTTACGATGGATCGGTTCCACGGTAGGCTCATATCCTACATAGGTGGGTTCAACTCCCACACCTGCTATTTATACAAAACCTGTTTACACAGGAATTGTATACCCACCAAGCTCATCAACAATGTTAGTTTATTGTTTGATATAATTTCAAAGCAGAAACAACCACTCTGAGAACTATAATCAAAACATCTAATCCTACTATTAAGGTATTCATAGTACATCTCTCCTTCATGTATTGTAAAGCTACAAAAAGTGAGATACATAAGCTAACCTCCACCTTACGGCGGCCGTAGTTGCTTGTTGCTTGGCTTACCATGAACGAGCCGTGACTCGTTCTATGAACCCTTTTGGGGTTCTCGACCTTCCATAACAAAATATAGCACACTTGTTGTATTTTGTTACATCTGCACCATTGGTCTAATGGCTATGACTTTTGATTTCCAATCAAACAATATGGGTTCAATTCCCATATGGTGCTCTACCCTATTATTAAAAATGGTGGAGGACATCCTCCACCAAAAACATAACATCTCTCCTACTCTCGTCAAATCACTATTATCTATCAGATTCTATAGATATTTTGTTCGAAACATTAATTATTGTATGTTTAGGTTTATTTTTGTAAACTTTATTACATATGTACATTAATGATATCCAAGGAAACTGATCAATAATAGATAAAATTATGTCAGCTATTCTGTCCATCGCATTCCTCCTTCCTGATAAGATTTCATGAATTTGGAAATATATGTGCAGAATAGCACTCTGAAATGAATTAAAAAGATTTTCCAAGAGGTATTCACCTTACCTATCTTATCTCTTGGTAAAGGCTACGTTTATAGTTCACTGCTATGCGTGCTTAGCATCTGGATTATTATATTATGATTAGGCAAATTTTGCAAGATAATTTGCTACCTTGGCGAAACTGGCAGACGCACACGACTTAAGATCGTGTTCCGTAAGGAGTCTGGGTTCGAATCCCAGAGGTAGTATTTAGTATTATATTAAGAAGCGCCGTCAGTCATCTAAGAAGTGTTGTCAAACTTTTACAGAGAGTTTGACCTCAAAGCTCAGATGAACAGCTTCTTCTTACCTATCAGCTAGGTAAGGAACGTCAATGTTCATGGACGTGTTCCCATTTGTTCAAACGGAAGCGCCAATACGCATTAACGCGAACTGGTTTATTTAAGTCTGGAACCATGTTCGTCACCTACCTTTCCTTCGTTCAAGCAAACTCTGGAAATGGCTGACGGCAAAAGAAACAGCAAGAAATGCTGCTTTTGTATTATATGTTATAAAATATACGAAGTCAATATTCCTGCAGTGTAAATTCGTTAGGTACGGAACCGACCTGCTAAGTCGTGTGATCCAATAGGATTGAGTTTCGATTACTCTGCACTGCGCTTCAAACATGTAAATTACCACCAACCTTGTTGGAGTTCGAATGTGAAAATCATTCTATATGAACCGTTGCTGTTTATATAATTGGGAGCATGTTAATTAGCGAATGACTGCTGGGCGGTCTGACAATCCGGAAAGACGGATAAAATTTGCTGCATGTCCGGGTGGTGAGGGAGCGGTCTTGAAAATCGTTGGCCGGAAACGGCTTGCAAGTTCGAATCTTGTGTGCAGCGCTTAAATTAAGGTGTATCTTACAAAATTTTTTAAAAAAACTTGAGAAATATAAAATTCTATATTATACTTATTAAATAAATCTTATTTATTTGGAGGTATTAATATGGAATTTTCAAGTAGAACATCAGCTGTACAAAGTTTTGTAAAAAATTTCGAGAAGATGTATAATACTAAACATAAACTGCAACGAAAAGAAGGACAATGGAACGCTGAACAAAAAAGCTTATTAATAGATTCTTTGTTACGATCTATTCCTGTTGATCCAATTCGATGTGAAATCAAAGAGTTGGTTCCAGGTAAAAAAATCAGATATATTTTTGATGGAGTGCAGCGATCCACTAATATTGTTAATTTCTGTAACAATGAATACAAATTAAAACTTCCAAGTGAATTTTCAAAAGTTACTATTGATAATGTAGATTACGATATTAATGGCAAAAAGTTTAATGAATTGGATGAGGTAGTACAGGACAAAATCAATGCTGCTGAAATCACGATATTTTTATTTACAGATTGTACAGAGCAAGATATTCGTGAAATGTATCGCCGTCAGAACAACGGAAAAGTATTGACAAATACACAGAAACGTACAGCAATTGAAAATGATGAGATGAGTAAAGTTGTTTTTTCTCTTGCTGATCATAATTTCTTTGAAAAAGTTTTAACACCTACACAAATCAAAAAAGATATAGCTAGAGATTTGATAAGAGAAACTTTGATGTTGATATGCAGTGTAGGTGATAATGATTTTACATCATTTAAAACAAAAGATATTGATAAGTTTGTCCGTTGGTATGGAGATAATTTAGATGATACAACACATTATCTTATTGGAGCTACATTAGATAGATTATCTTCTTTATTTAACAATAAAGAACTTACAAAAATCAACTCGTCTTCTATACCTATGATTATATATGCAGGATATACTGTATTAAAAGAAAATAAGGATTATTCTGTATTTGAAAATAAATTGAAAGAATTTATAGAAACATATCCTGAAAACGAAACTTACAAACAATACTGTGGAAGAGGTACATCAGGAAAAGATATGGTACAGGGAAGACTTTCATATTGGAACGACATAATAAACAATATTTAACAGAACAGAATAAAACACATTTTAAGAAGAGTCGATAGACTCTTCTTTTTTACGTCCGTGGTGTAATTGGTATCATAGCAGTCTCCAAAACTGTAAGATTAAGGTTCGAATCCTTACGGGCGTGTTCTGGGTAGGTAGGTAAGTGGTTAAAACGGGCGGACTGTAAATCCGTTGCTTCGGCTTCGTTGGTTCGAATCCAACCCTACCCACTATCTCAAAAGAGAAATAAAATAAAGTGAGGAAATTTTATTGATTACAATTAATAAAAAAGAAGCTGAATATTTGCGTTCAAAGGGAAGAGATCATGATATTCATGTTCATAATAAAACCCACAAAGGAAATGCAAAACATTATTATTTAACTACATCATTTAAAAGCGTGGATCTTTTAAATAAATATCGAAAAAATATCCACCAGACAGATTTATACAGAAAAAAATAATAATAAAGGTTGGTGTTTGACATAGCAAAAAAGAAAATAGAAAATGGTCTATATTTTATAGGTCAAAACGCCGATGATGTAACCGGAAGCTGTATTTATATTACCTTTAACGGTAAAAAGATTCTGCTTGAATGTGGATTATTCCAGAATAATAATTATTTAGATTCTTATAATATCAATTCTAAAAAGTTTCCATTTAATCCCTCAGAAATAGATTATATATTTATTTGTCATACTCATGTAGACCATACAGGTCTTCTCCCACGATTGATAAAAGAAGGATTCAATGGAAAAATTATCACATCACATGCAACAGCAGAACTAATGAAACCTTTGCTGTATAATTGTTCATTTATATTGGAAAGCGAAGCTGCGGCTTTATCATTCAGATACAAGCGCAACTACTCTTCTATTTATACGAATGAACATGTAAAAACAACTTTAGAACATATATACGAATATGACGAAATTCATAAAATATATGAATTGGATGATGTTATCTCTTTTCAATGGTTTGAGAACAGCCATTGTGTTGGTGCAAGGCAATTACAGCTTATCTTAAAAGATAAAAATAATGTAAAACAATCTATCTTATACACTTCTGATATTGGTTCTATGAATACTTCTAATTTTTTCTTAAATGATACAGAAATCCCTGAATTTTTTAATAAAATCACAATTATGGAATCAACATATGGCGCTCCTGGTCGAGTCAATAAAAAAACTCGTAAATTTGACCTGGAGAAGCTAAAAACTGCAATAGATACTGTTACCGAACGTGGTGGTTCAGTAATCATGCCATGTTTTAGTTTTAGCAGAACGCAAGAAATTCTTACAAATATATATAAATTATTTCACGAAACAGATTTCTCATATAATGTTGTTGTGGATTCCATGTTATCATGTGATATTTGTGATTTATACAATGACATTCTGGATGGCGAACATTTGGAATTGTGGAAAGAAGTTCAGGCATGGGATAATGTAAAATTTATCAGGGATAAGGAAGAGTCTTTGGCTTGTGTAAAGGATCCAACTCCCAAAATCATACTGAGTAGTTCAGGATTTTGTACGAATGGAAGGATTTTATCTTATTTGCATGAGTATCTAAAGGATGAAAATAGTATGGTTATCTTTTCTGGATACACCGGGTCAGATGAATCTTATTTATCTTATCGAATTAAAAATTCTAAGAATAATAAGTATATTAAAATCAGCGGAGATCCTGTTAAGAATAATGCAGACTGTATATCACTTGGGACTTTTTCAAGTCACGCGAACCGGAATGAACTGATTTTGTTTGGTTCTAAAATAAATACTGAAAAGTTAGTTTTGGTTCATGGTTCGCCGGAGGCAAAGAATAGTCTGAAGGAAGATTTAATTGAAGCAATATCAAAGGAAAATAAAACTCACAAGGTAATCGTGTCCACAAAAGACATGGTAATTAGATTATCTTGAATAAATAAATGGAGAATAAGGAATATATGGATATTTTTAAGATTTTAGATGATGACGATGTTTATGATGGAATCATCAAAGAAAATTTACAGAATAGAAAAATCGTTTTAAATGAGACTGTAGACGACAACTGTATTGAAAATGTATGTCTTATGATCATGAAATGGAATATAGAAGATAAAGACATTGCTCCAGAAAAAAGAAAGCATATCTTTATTTATATTAACTCTGACGGTGGAGAGGTTTTAGCCGGAAGCCAGATTTTAAGTTGTATTAAAACGTCCATTACACCTGTAGATACAGTTGGAATGGCAAAATGCGCTTCCATGGCAAGTTATATTCTTGCAGCAGGACACACACGTTACTGCTTCCCTAATACCGTTGTACTCTATCATGATGGAGAAACTGGATATGTAAGTTCTTCCAATAAAGGAAAGGATATTCAGAAATTCTACGACAATCTGGAAGAAAGAATGACTAAGTTTATGGTAGAAAATACAAATATGGATGCTGAATTCTTAGAGGAAATTAAAGATCGTGAATATTATATGTTTCCGGAAGAAGCGAAAGAAAAAGGAATCGTAGATAAAATCATTGGCATAGACTGTGATCTATATACTGTTCTGTAACTATTAGATAGCGTATTATTAAGGAATATAAGGAGAAAACATGGATTTTAAGAAAACAATAAAATACGATGGAAAAATAAAAGGATTACATATCGTAGACGGCGAGCTTGTCAATTTAGATGGAGAAATCATTGATATTATTAGTATACTTGAAAGAGTGTATGGAGAAAAACCATTTGACCTCTCTACAACTACTAAAACTGAAGAAAGCATAGATCCAGATCAGTTAGACAAGGATTCAGAGTAAGGTATAATATATGAACAATGATGAATTTTTACAGGAACAGCTTGATTTAATAAAAAGAAAACAAAGTGATCCATCGATTGAATGGCAAGATGTAACAGATTTCAGAAATTCATTTACAAATGAAGCAGAACATAGAGACACAATTAGAAAAGGATCTAAGTTGCTGCTTGAGTATATTAATGCAGGATGGGATATTCTCCCATCCTCTTCTGTTTTAAAGCCCGATTCTAATGAATCAATGGAAATTAAAAAGGAACGTATCAAACTCCAGACAGAGAAATTAGAAATGAATAAATGGCTTCGTGAATTATCTCGTGATGAACTTATTACAGAAAAAATTGTTGCAGCCATTAACAAATTAGCTCCGCTGGATATTCCAAAACCAATTATTCCGTTGAAATTAAAAAGAGAATATTTGCTTACGATTGCAGATCCTCATTACGGCGTTGAGTTTTGTATTAAAGATCTGTATGGAAATATTATGAATGAATATAGTCCGAAAATTTTTGAGAATAGAATGTGGGATTTATTCTATAAAGTAGTCGATCAGATCAAAACGGATAATATTAAAGTATTAAATATCTTTGACCTTGGAGATGATCTTGATGGTCTTTTAAGAGCAAATTCCCAGCTCATGAATCTTAAGTATGGTGTAATTGATTCTTCTATTTTATACGCAAATTTCTTATCTGAGTGGCTGAATGAATTAAGTCATTATGTGAAAATCAAATTTCAAATGGTAAAAAGATCAAATCACAATCAGCTACGTCTTGTGGGACAACCTAAAAATTCTTTTCCAGATGAGGATATGAGTAAATCTATGCTTACATTTATAAAAGAACGTTTAAAAAACAATCCAAATGTGGTTATTATTGAAAATCCAACTGGTCTTACATATGCTCTACTTACTACATATACGGTTCTTGGCGGACATTTCGAAACCAAAAATCTTGGAGAAGAATTGAAAAATTATTCAGTAACATACGGCGTTCCAATAAATTATATTTTCTCTGGGCATTGGCATTCTAAATTTACTGGAGATGTCGGGATTGATTCAGAATATGTATCAGTAAGATCTATTATGGGAATTAATCCATATAGTATGAGAATAAATAAAACAGCACCTGCCGGAGCTTCGATGTTTGTATTTGAACAGGGAAGTGGAATTGTGTGCGAATATAGATATAAGTTATAAATGAAATAAATGTGTTATCCCCTCTGTGCTTACTTGTAACTTAGCGTTTGTGGTGATCTCGTATAACGAAACCAACCAATATAATATTACAAAGTAAATTACCAAGTTCTATTACATTCATATTGATACCTCCAATCTGGCTAAAGCACAGAATGAAGTAATATGGACTCACGCCTACTGCAAACGGCAGCCGTAGTTACGTTCAGCACAGCTCCACTAGAGATATCCCCTAAGATGTCTCGTTGACACCTTTTGGGTGTCTCTACCTCAATAGACAGGATAACACATTTATTTTCAATTTACAACAAAAAAATCAAATAGTATGGATGGCGCTGCTGTCTATATTATACATTTCTTGGAGGGTGATCTTGCCCTCCTATTTTCTTGGTACATGGCGCAATTGGAAGACGCGTCTGGTTTAGGCTCAGAATTTTGCAGGTTCGAATCCTGTTGTACCAACTATTAGTTAAATAAAAAAATGAGGAGGAAGTTGTTTTTATGGCGACTAGAAAGAAAATAACTGTTGCACAGCCTGTAAAAATGACTGCTGCTCAGATGAGAAACAAAATCGAAGAACTAGAACATAAAATTGAGATTTACGAAAACGATACAGCCTGGTGTTATATGTGTGGGAAGCCTAAAAGATTAGATTCTTTTTATTTTAGTTCTGATCCAATGATTCAATCTGGTGTCACTCCAATTTGTAAAGATTGTGCCAGAAAAATTGCATTGCGTGTTGATAAAAACGGAGAAGAACACTCTCCTACCAGGGAATCTATTATAATGGCATTAAAATATCTTGACAAGCCATTTTTAGAGGTTGTATATAATGCAAGTATTAATGAATGTAATAATCAGATTGCTAAAAACAAGAAAAAGAATGTATGGTCTGTTTATATAAGAACTGTTTCAATGGTAAATTATGTAGGTATGACATTTACTGATTCTGATTTATTTAAAGAAAAAATTATATACGAAGACGAAAAGACTCCTGCTGATGTGGTAATGGGTCACGAATCTGAAGATACGTATAGTAATTTTGTAAAGAATCAACAAGATGTTATTCGATTACTGGGATATGATCCATTTGAACAGGAATCCATTTCTGATAAACCATTTTTATATTCTCAGCTTTTAGGATTATTGGATACCAGCGAAGATTCTAATGATGATATGATGAGGAACGCTTCTGCTGTTTCTATTGTAAGAGCATTTCTTCAGCAATCCAAAATTGATAATGCTATTTCTACTTACATGTCTGATATAAATAAACTCCAAAATAATTCTGCAACAATTAAATCATTACAAGCGAGTAAAAAAGACCTTACTTCTATGATTAAGGATCTTGCTGCTGAAAGTTGTATTTCTTTGAAAAACACAAAGAATGCTAAGAAAGGTGAAAACACCTGGACTGGCAAACTGAAGAAGATTAAAGATATGAATCTCCGAGAAGGAGAAGTTAATGGTTTTGATCTTGCTACGTGTAGAGGTATGCAACAAGTTATGGATATGAGCAATGCATCTATTCTAAAACAGTTGCGATTAGATGAGTCTGAATTCGCAGATATGATTGCAGATCAGAGAGAGATGATCACAGATCTCAGAAGCGATTTGGATAATTACAAAGAAATCACCCGTATTTTGTTAAGAGAAAATATGGATCTTAAAGATTATATGGAAGAAAATGATCTATTAAAGCCGGGCAATTTGATAGACTTAGACGATCTGTTTTCGTGTTTTAGTGATATTAATGAAGAGTCTGAAGAGTCAAAAGAAGAATCTGGAGACATCGCAAGTGGCACAGCATAAAATCCTCAGTAAAATGCCCGAACTAAATTATTGTCCACAAGAGTCTACTATATTTGTAAAACCAGGTGTATATGCAATGTCGTCTCGTAAGATAGAAAGTCTTATTAAAATTGCAAATATGCAGAAGTTTTACCAATGTAATCCTGTGAGATTTATAAATGATTTTTTCAATATTGAGTTACTTGATGCACAAGCATGGATAATACAAAGAGCATGGAATTGTCCTAATGTATTATTGGTTTGTACGCGTGGATTTGGTAAATCTACACTCATAGATATCATGATTATGGCTAAGGATATGCTGTTCTGTAATTATTGGACATATATTGCATCCGGATCCGGCTCCCAGGCTCAACAAACCTTCAATACCCTTGAAAAGCTCGCCAACGATAATATAGATACAATGCTTGGATCAACGGGCTATATTTTTAAATCGGAAATAGAGATTAAGAATGCTGCAGGTGATGGTTTTAGTCATTCATCTGATGGATTTTCTTACAACCTATACAATGGATCATTTACTCAAACGTTGAATAGTAATATAGACAAAAAAAGAGGTTTTTTATATCGATTAATAATTAATACAGTTCCACAAAAGGCCTCGCCGCATAGAAATATGTGGATTTATTTTTTATAGTGCTGAAGAAAACGGGAACGCTGGAATGCCAACCCGAATGGAAGGCTATATGTAACAATATAGTCACATGCAGAGCGTAGGAGGTGAAACTGCTTATTGTATACTAAGCAGAATATAATCCTCCCAAGAGTCAGCACCTCGACTGTATATAGGCCAGTCTGAAAACTTAACGTTAAACGAAGGAGAAAAGGTACGCCGAACTTATAAGAAGGATAATTATAAGAACTGGGAGATAAAAAGCTTCCAGGATAACAAAATTGATGCGTGGATCTGTAGTTTTTGACGAATGCGGCTTCTTATCCGATGAGATGCTTGCGACATTTGCTGCATTCGCAATTGTAAATAAAAGTTTTAAATCTGGTAAAGACAGAGATGGTAATACCATTGATAGAAACAGGTTAAGGTGTATACCAAGTAACATACCTAACCAATTATTTTACATTTCCTCTGCTTCTTCTACAGATACTAAATTTTATAAATTATATAGAGATTTTAGTAAAAGGCAGTTAATGGGTGATCCAGATTATTTTGTAGCACACATTGATTGCGAGGTTGCGTTTAAACCAACTATTCATGGCGAAGTGATGGAACCTTTGCTCACAAAAAGCACAGTGAAAGCCGAACTTAGAGCCAATCCAGAAAAGGCAAGACGGGAATACTATTGCCAGTTTACTTCAGATGCTGGAGCAAATGCAATTATCCGGAGAGGTGTTATCTCACGTAACGAGCAAGTCCGAAAGCCTATTCTATATAATGATACTGGCAATAGAAAAATCGTTATTGCTTATGACCCGGCACGTAGCCGAGACAATTCTGTAATACTCGTCTCTGAGGTATATCCCGAAAAAACAAGTCAAGGTATTGAATATAAAATGCGATTGTTAAATTGCATCAACTTGATTGATATAAGTAACAAAAATAAGAAAAAGCCTATGCAGACACCAGAACAGATTGCTTATTTAAAAGAATTAATTCTTGATTATAACAACGGCGGAGATGATAACTACAGTAATATACTGGGTATTTATATTGATGCTGGTTCCGGTGGTGGCGGTGTAAATATTGCCGATTATCTGATGCCTGATTGGAAAGGCAAAGATGGAAAAATGCATAAAGGTCTTATTGATAAAGTATACTCTGAGGAATATGTAAGGAAATTCCCGAATGCAGTAAATAAAATACATCTTATGGATCCTCTCAGGTGGAAATCAGAAATGTATGAAGCTCTGATAGAGATGGCACATCAGGATAAAATAGAGTTTACTGCCTCTTATGATGGTAAGGGGTATCTTACAATATTCGATGAAGATAAAGAAAAATATGAAAAAACAAAAAAATCGCTCATAGCAAAATGTAAAAAAAATAATATGAGTGAAGAAGAGACTGACTATTATGTACAACAGGAATTAAGCAATATTCAGAATGTGAATAGTCATATAGAAAAACTTAACTGGCAAGAACAAGCTTCTCTATCAAGTATTGACGCTTTGAAAGAAGAGCTTGTAAATATGATTCGTATTAACAGATCATCCGGTAAAGATTCATTTGAGCTTACACCGGAAAAGCGAAACAAACTACATGATGACCGTGCCTATACTATGGCTATGTCAGCTTATGCCTTGCAATGTGAACGGCGTAAAAATATCACATCCAAACGAAAGCCAAAAGCTGATAAATCATTAGTTCAATCTCTCATAATACGAAAAGGAGTTCGCCGCTCTGTATTTGAATAAAGGAGGTGCTGAATATTTGGCACGACAAATGAAACGAAGAAAGGTGTCTAATAGGGAAACATCTTCTGTTAATAAATTCTCCCCAGCACCTACTCCTCAAAGCTCCGCAGAAGACATTCGCAATTGGTATAATCAAAATAAAATAAATATTGAAAATTATGCTAAGGCTATGGAAGGACCAAAATCCCTAAAAGATATAACAAAATCCAGTGTTAAAGCAATTACAGCATTTAATAAAGATAGCCTGCGAACTTATCTTCAAAATATCGGCAGCAATGAAAAAAATTTAAGAAACTTATCAAGATATCTATATTATAGATGCCATGCTTATTATAGACTGGTATCATACAATGCAAATATGTTTTGTCTGGATGCGAGATCTGTCATACCGGAATATGATTTGGTTAAAGGCGGAGATGCTACAAAAATGCTAAAATCTTATCAAGATACATTAACCGTGCTAGACAAAATGAATTTGCAATACGAAATGTTGAAATTATACACCATATGTTTTAGAGAAGATGCTGCATATGGATGTGTATATTATGATGAAACCGGATTATTTATTCTTCCATTGGATCCTGATTATTGTAAAATTTCCGGAGCTTATAGTTCTGGAGATTTTTCTTTTCATATGGATATGAGTTATTTTCGGTCACGGAAATCTACATTGGAGTTATTAGGTGAACCATTTGTTTCAATGTATAGGGCTTACGAAAATGATACATCAAACGGCAAATGGCAACCAATGCCTGATGAATATGCAATATGTCTAAAAGCCAGAGCTGAAGATTGGGAAACAGTTGTACCTGTATTTTCAGGGTTATTATCCGGGATTATTAATTTGATTGATCTTGATGATCTTCAAGCAATTGCAGATGAACAAGATATCTATAAAATGATCTGGTTAGAGTTGGAAACAATAACGGGAAGTGACAGTCCTGATGATTGGAAAATCACTCCTGATATTGTGATAGAGTATTTTAACAGAATGATCAATGAAGCTCTTCCTGATTACACTTCTGCTGCTATTATCCCAGGAAAACTCGATCAGATATCTTTTAACAATGATAAAGCAACAGATACAAATAAGATTGCCAAAGCAACAGAAACATTGTTTAATTCTTCTGGTGGCGCGCAGATCTTGAACAGTGCTTCTATATCTGGTACAACAGCATTCTCAGCTGCGGTACGTGCAGATACAGAAATGGCAATATCAATGCTTCTGCCTCAAACGCAAGGATGGGTTAATAGATTTTTATCATACTATGTAAGCAATCCTGCAAAGGTAAAATTCTTTGAAGTCAGCGCTTATACAAAAGATGAATTCAAAAAACAACTGCTTGAATCTGCACAATATGGAATGCCTACTAAATTGGCTTATAATTCTTTGAATCAATTTTCTGAAAAGGATACCCTGTCTCTTAATTTCTTTGAAGAAGAAGTTCTTCATTTATCTCAAAAACTCATTCCTCTCCAAAGCTCTTATACACAAAGTAGCTCAAATCCACAAAATGAAGGATCTGATTCTGGTGGAGCGCCGACCAAAGATAATGATGATATTACAGATGACGGAGAGGCTTCCAGAGACAAATCGGATAAAGCAAAATAGGTGAATACATGGAAAATAAAAAATTTATTATAACAACAAATATGGAATCTGCTGCGTTATTACAAAAAACTGGACTCCGGTTAGTTATGCAAAATAATCAGCAGTGGATTTTTGAAAATAACAACAAGTTAGTATTCAATAATCTTAATGATATTGTTTATACGGACAAATTGTTTATTTAATACACTTCTCTTCTATTTGAGGAGTATTTAACACTCAAAGAAAGGAGGATATAATGCCAAATAAACATAAAATATTAACACTAGAACAATTAGTAAAATTTTGTGAAGAAAATCATTTCTATAACTTTAGTTCTAAAGATTCCGGATATTCTCTATCTGTACAAATTCCAGGCTCGTTATCTTTTGACGAAAATTCTACAAAAGGCCTTCTATTTGTTAAGGTAAAAACATGCCATACACTTTTAAATAGAAATGGAAGTTATGCCTCAGAAGAAAATATGAAAAAGGCTATGCCGTCTTTAAAATACAGACCTCTGTTGGCTCATATTCATCAGTTAGATTCTGGAGAATATGATTTTCATGCTCATGACATTGAAATTGTTGAAGATGAAAATGGAGAAGAAATACTGCAGTATACAGAGAAACAAATCGGGGAGTTTACCGCAGATGATCCTTATTTAGAATATGATAAGGATATGGATAAAACCTATGTTATAGCCACTGCTGTTATTCCTGAAGATTATACCATGGCTGCAGATATTATCAGAAGAAAAAACGGAACAAAAGTTAGTTGTGAGCTTTGTATTAACTCTATGTCATACAACGCAAAGGAAAAATATTTAGAATTAGAAGATTTCTATTTCACTGGTGTTACCTGTCTTGGTTGTGAAAAAGATGGCCGGGGAATAGGAGAAGGTATGCTTGGAAGCAGATTAGATATACAGGATTTTAGTGAAGCGAATAATTCTGTATTTAATTGTCGTGAAGCATATCAAGTTGATCAGGATTTAATCAATGTATTAGAGAAATTAAACAAGACACTCTCTAATTTCAATGATGTAAATGTTAATGGAAAGGAGGATAATCAGGTGAATAAGTTTGAGGAGCTTTTAAATAAATATGGCAAATCTGCAGAAGATATTACTTTTGACTATGAAGGACTTTCCGATGATGAATTAGAAACCGCCTTTTCTGAGGCATTTGAGACTTCAGTAAATAACACAGATAATAACTCTGTAAATCCAGAAAATAAAGAGCCAGAAGTTTTTGTTAAATCATTTGAACTGTCTCATGATGATATCAGATATGCATTATATCAGCTTTTATCATCTTATGAAGACACAGATAACGAATGGTATTTTATCAATGCGGTTTATGATACATATTTCACTTATGAAAATTGGAGTGGAGATAAGATTTTTGGACAGTCTTATACAAAAGATGGTGATAATGTAACTTTTGATGGCGAAAGATACAATCTTCATAGAGAACTACTGACAGATTCCGAGTATGCAGAGCTGCAGACAATGAGAAGCAATTACTCTTCTATCGTAGCTGATCTTGAAGCTTATAAGAAAAAAGATGCTGACGAAGCAAAGGATTTATTATTTGTTTCCGATGATTATAAAGCTATTTATGGGACCAAAGAGTTCAAAGAACTCAATGAAAATCATACAGATTTCACTTTAGATGATCTTAAGAATAAATTAGATTCAATTCTTTTGTCTTATGCCAAATCCGGCAATTTAAATTTCTCATATGAAAATAATGACGTGGCTCAGAAGGAACCACAGAAATCTTTCTCAAGAGTAAATCTTCCATCTAAAACAAAAAAGAAAAATAAATACGGTTCATTATTCAGCAAATGATTCGTATGCAAAAGTTGTACAATAGCAACTTTTTTCGGATATTAAAACAGGAGCATGACATAATGCTCTTATTTTTATTTCAAATCATTTTGGGTTGAAATTTTAACCCCTATTTTAATTTGTAAAAAAGTAATGAAAGGAGAATAAAAATGGCGATTAAATATACAATCGAAACTCATGCTGTAGCTTTCCCTTCTAAGCTTATCGCTCAGAATGGCGGAGAACACATCTATAACATCGAATTAACTTCCGATACTGATAACGGAAATCTTGTAGCCAAAGGAGATTTTGTTGGCCTTGATCTTTACAAAGAAGGTGCTGTTACAGAATTCGAAGGAGTTATTCAGAAACAGGCTGCAAATGGCAACTGGTATGTAGAAGTGACTAAACCAGGAGACGCTCTATTTGTTTATATGCAGGCATTTATCCCAGAGGACTGGACAAATAAATGGAAAAAGGAATCTAACTTCTACAATGCTTCCGGCGATACCGTAAGAGGATACGGACTTCATGTAGGAGATGTATTTGAAGTATCTAAGGAAGGATTTACAGGCGATCCAAAAGCTAAGGCAACAGTTACTTGTGAAAATAAGAAACTGAAAATTGCTGCTTCTGAAGCCTAAATTCAAAGGAAAGGAGGTTAATAGATTATTATGGCAAAAAGATTATTTTTTAATGATTTAAGTTTATATACACAGAATGTTTTTGCATCTCTGTGCGAGGACGGTGTTACACCGGAGGAAAATTATGAAGGATTTAGAAAACTTACATATGATCTGAATCATAATGAAGAGCTGTTTGATGAAGATGGAAATCGTATCTCCAAACGCGAAGCAGAGAGCGCTGTACGTAAATTTGTTTATGCTATTATGGGCTTAAGTGAAAATTCAACAAAGCGTGAAAGAAATCGTGCAATGAAAAAGCATGGTGTAGAGCTTTTCGAGGTTATGGAAGAAGAAATCGACATTAAAGTTGAGACTGGATTCAAAGAGTCTGAATTCTTTAATAATTTTGTAGAGGAAAGAAATATTGCCCGTGGTGATTCACAGGAATTCTGGACCAACGATAAAGTTGTTCTTTCTGTTACTAAAATTGCCGGGGACCATCATGACTTTAGATAAGTAGAGTCTGCGTAGCGAGAGCTGCGTAATAAAACACGTATCTAATTGCTGGAAAACCCTAAAGACAACAAAACTACAACGTAATACCTAATCATGGTGTAAGCGTGAATGTTGTGAAAGCAGAAAAAATTTGTTGTATGAGGACGAGGTTAAATCCCCTGTCCTTTTTTAATGGGCAATCAGCAGCTAAGGCTGAAAAGCAAAGTTCAACGACTATCCCATCGGTGAATAAAGATATTCACAATAGGAGTACGGCTCAAGCGAGTGGGTGAAACCCCCTTAAATGGAAATGGTACGCATCCCCAAAAAAGGATGAAGATATAGTCTGCTCTCATATGAAAGTATGAGGGGTTATATAACCCGGTTAGGGAGTAGCGTCCCTTGTTATTATTTTCCAAACAACAAACAATATAAATAGAAATGAGATGAATAAATGCAAAATGATGATAAATCAGGCATTTATTGTATCGAAAATAAAGTTACCAATAAAAAATACATTGGCCAATCTGTTAATATAAACTACAGATGGTCAAAACATAGATATGAATTAAATAACAATGCTCATTATAACGATTATTTACAAAATGCATGGAATAAGTATGGTGAAGATAAGTTTGTTTTCTATGTATTAGAATGTTGCTGCAAGGAAGAACTTGATGAAAAAGAGAAATATTATATAGCATTATATAATACAACTGATCGAAACTATGGATACAATCTTCAATCAGGTGGTCAAGCATCAAATACTCCTTCTTATGAGACATGTCAAAAAATAAGTGCTTCGAATAAAAAAGCATATCTTAATTCAGATCTTAGGGAAAAACGATCAATAGATGCTTATATTCAATGGAGTAATCCCAACATAAAAGAAAAGATAACTGGTAAAAACAATGGAATGTATGGAAAACACCATACAGAAGCAGCAAGAAAAAAAATGAGTGAGAAAAAGAAAGGGAAACCATCACCTCATAGAATTATGATTCCTGTTTTATGCATAGAAACAAATGAGTATTTTGATTGTGCTGCTGAAGCTGCACATAAATTTTCAGTGCAAAGCGGAAGCATATTAGGGGTATGTCGTGGAGAACGTAAAACTTGTGGTGGTTATCATTGGAAATTTTTATTGGAAAATAATACAAACTAAACAAATGGTACATTACAGAGACTGGGTTCTGGAGAAAGCTATACCGTAACAACATCTGTATACGGTATTGCTGTTGGTGCTGATATTGACCTGTATCTTGCAGGCAGACTTGATTGGGCTAAATTCACAGATCAGTGTGCATCTGCTTTCGTAAGAAAGATCCAGGAGGACATCTATGCTGAAATGATGAACGCAGGAAAGAAACTTCCAGCTCAGTTTAAAGGAAACGGTGCTCTTTCAAACTCTGTTAAAGATAAACTGGATGAAATCCTTGAAAATGTTTCTATCGCAAATGATGGAGCGCCTATTGTAATTCTTGGTACAAGAACTGGTTTGCAGCAGTTTAACAAACTTATAGAGGTTGACTGGATCAGTAACGACCAGAAAGATTCTGTTGCAAGAACTGGCCGACTTGGATATTACGGACCATATGTACTTATGGAGCTTCCGCAGAGATTTGCTCTAAATGATACAACCAAGAAATTACTTGATCCTAAAACACTGTATTTTATGCCGCAGGTCGAAGACAAATTTATCAAGTTTGTTGACGTAGGTGAAACAGAAATCACAGAAATTACAGATAAGGCACAGAGAATGGATGACACAATGAAATACGAAGTGCAGAGATCAATGGGTGTTGCAACTCAGATTGGACGTTACTTTGGTATGTGGACTCTGGCTTAATACCAAATATTTAATAAAACAATCCTCCGTTTTATAAATGGAGGATTGTAATGAATAAAAGGAGAATCGTAACATGGCGACATCAATGAAAAGTAAAGCTACGAAAACTGTAGCTGAAGAAAAAACTTCTACAGTTGATGTAGAAACTAGCACAGAAGTTAATGTGTCAAAAACTGTTGCTGCTAAAGCAAATAAGAAAATTTATGAACCTTCTGACGGTATTCCATGTAAATCTATTACGTCAGGAAGCCTGTTTATGGAAGGATTAAAGTCACATATTGTATATGAATGGGTAGATAATGGCGATACTGTCGAGGTTGAATACCAGGATCTGATTGCAGCCATTCGATCTAATAACGGATATATCATTAAACCATTTTTTGTAATCGAAGATGAAGAACTGGTTTCTCAGTTTCCACAGTTAAAGAAAATATATGAAACACTGTATTCTGTAGGCGATTTAAGAACTGTATTAACAGATTTAAATCCTAGTGACATGAAAGCAACTATTTTGTCACTGCCATCTGGAGCACAGGAATCAATCAAACATATTGCGTCCCAGATGATCAGCAATGGAAGTTTGGACAGTGTTAAGAAGATAAAAGTTCTTGATGAGATTTATGATACTGAAATGAGTATAATGACCGGATTATTTGATATTTAGATTGGAGGTATCTTATGCCTTCACTTAATTACGATGATATTTACTCAAAATTTAGATTGAAAGTAAAAGCATATGATTTATTATCTATGCACTTAGATGATGTTAGTGTTTTTTTATGTGATTGGCTACATACATCTGCAAACAAACCTTATGTTCGAAGATTGTTTTCTGAATTACGCTTAGATGATATTCTTCAGGAAATGACTTATTCTATGAAATATTCTGTCGATGAAGAATTTGATAAAGAATTTATTACCGATGTACTTGGAATCGGGATGGTAATTGAATGGATCACACCTAAAATTAATAATCTGAATCTTATGGCACAAGTATTTGGATCAAAAGAAGAGAAATTTTACTCACAATCAAGTCATCTTAACAGTCTTAAAGACTTGAAAAGATCTTTAATAAATGAACAAAAGTCTATTATTAAAGATCGTGGATATATATGGAATTCTTATTTGGACGGTGAAAATTCCTAATGGAGCATTTATATGGTTGCTTCAGTGAAAAACAATTATCGGAATATAAGGTAAAATTACATAAAGAATTGTTTTGGCTTCTTCTGTATAAAGACCCTAAAACAAAAGATCAGTTTAAAAATACGAATTTTGAAAAATACTTTATTAATTTGATGAAAAAGATAAATGGATTGAATACTCTTCTCTTCTATCCTGTAGAGATTGTTTCTATTTTATGTCTGCTCCAGGCAGCCTTCAATGAAACAAAAACTGAGCCTTTTGATTATTTATCTTATAGAAAATTAATATTAGATGCACATTCTTTAGTAGATAAGCTTCCTGAGAGGTAAGGTGATTTTGTGATTACTGCTGAAATGTATAAATCTTATTTAGCATCCGAAGGCAATACACTCTCTCAGATTAAACGTAACGAATCAGATATTGTTATTAATCAGACATTTACTGCGGATGCTGCATATAAAAAAGTTTACATACTAACACAAAATGGATGGAAATTTGAAGATGCGAAGTATCAAATTCATACTACTCCATCTATTTTAAAAGATGCTGTGGATTATTATTTACAATTTCGGCCTAAAATTCATTATCCTATTGGTTCATATGTTTTTATTCCAGACGATAATGATTTTGATATTAATTTATCCGGATCCGAACTTGATAATCCTTTTACTCTTCCAGATGATCGGATTACTCAACTGTGGTTTATTGTTGGAAGAGATGATGCACTGTCTTATGTGCGATATAATGTTTTAAAATGTAATTGGAATTTTAAGTGGCTTTACAAACATAATCTCTATTCTTGTTGGGGAGCAAACCGCTCTGCAAGTTCTTACACAAGTGGTAAATGGACTGATGAATATAGTTCAGCACTTGATAATCTTACATCTGCATGGATTCCAGATACTTATTATACATATGGAAATAATATCTATGAATTAGGACTGAGTGATACTAGAACGATTATGCATGAACAAAGATTTATGCTTACAAACAATATACTTGATCCCAAGGTATATCAGGTGACAAAAGTTGTTGACTTAAATCCATCAGGTATCATAAAGCTATCTATTAAACAGGACGAATTAAATGAAAAACGAGATAATATCAAGTTAAAAATATGCGATTATTATAACGACTCAGGAGAATCAAATGTTTCTTTTGTTAAGGATGATTCTATGCCTGTTGTTGAAAACCCTGAAATAAAATGGATGCAGCTTAATTCTGAAGGTGAGTTAGATGAAGTCTTAGATGATATTTTAAAGTATCTTCATATTGGACAATCTTCTTATTTCGAATGTATTCCATCAAATGTTGAATCTCATTTAAACTGGAATATAGAGTTTGTAAATGTTGAAAATCACTATTCTTCAGAAGAATGTTCTCATTTCGAAGGACTTATAAAAATAACTGCATTAAAAAATGGAGTTATTTCTGTGAAACCAGGAAGAACAAAAAAACTCATCGGTAAGCATTACCTGTTATCTGCAGAAGATAGATATGGTTTTATTCGTTCTTCTATAGAATTGGAGGTGGGTGAATGAAACGTAATATTACAGATATAAATCGTGATTTAGATGACAAACAAAGAAATGATATTATTTACAAAAAACATATCATTGAAAATATTTTCAATAGCGATCCTGATCTTAACGAAATTTTAGGAAAGAGAGAAAAGATGCCATTAAATAGATTTATAGATAAGCTTCATCCATCACAAAAGGAATTAGAAGAACGAGAATTTATCAATGAGTATAATCAGAGAATAGAACGTAAGCAGATTGTTCCATTTCTTAAATTGAATGGTATCAATAAAGAAGTATTAAATTTTGTTATGTTCGATATTGATGATAATAGCGTGGATAATTATAACAAGGTAATTAAATATCAAATCCTTACAGTTATGTGTTTAGTCCACGAAGATGATATGGATACAGAATACGGAGTGATCCGCACAGATTTGTTAAGTTACATTGTCAAGGATCTTTTATGCTGGTCCAACATACTTGGAAACCAGTTAAAATGTATCAATGATTTTTGTGATATTATTGATTCTCGCTATTATTGCCGCACTCTTAAATTTCAAATTGATTGTCCAAATAATCTCTATGCAGGAAGGAATAATCGCTATGACAGATTCGATTAAAACAGACATAGATGAGCTGCAGTTATTTTTTGGAGAGCCTTTTATTATTAAGAGTGAATATGGCAATGACATTCCCATTTATCAACCAACCATAGGAGATATACTCCGATCAGGAGAAAAAAATGTATATTCTATTGTAAATACATTGGTAGCAAATACAACTATGTACCGTGTTCAATTATGGGATATGGGAATTGACTGGAATAAATTTGAAGACTTTCAACTTTTCTGTATGCTACTTCCATCATTATTTCAAGACACTACTAAATTGCTATTCGGTGATTTAGATTTCCAATTATTTAATTTATATAAGACAGATGAAGATGGGGATCCATCTTTTTTTTTATACAACAAAGAACAAAATGTTGAAATTACGAAAGCTACTTATTATCAAATCTCTGCCTATATTAAGCGAATGTTTAATATCTATCCCAAAGTAGAAAAGGCAAGAGGCCGCTCTACAAAAGAATGGATTATATTTGAAGATCGTCAAAAAATTGAACTTCGAAAGAATGAACCATACAAATCAACACTTCTGCCGCTTATTTCTTCCTGTGTTAATCATCCCGGATTTAAATACAAAAAAAGTGAATTACGTGAAGTAGGCATTGTTGAATTTATGGACAGTGTTCAGAGATTACAGGTTTACGAATCTTCTACTGCTCTTCTGAAAGGGGCTTATAGTGGCTTCGTTGATACATCAAAAATTAACAAGGATGATTTTAATTTCATGAGAGAACTTTCTCAACAAAATTAATTTCCATATAACAAATAAAAAATTTTAAAGGAGGAAAAATAATGGGATTTACATTAGATGATATCGTTATTGACCGTGTTCAGTATGGATTTGCTGAAGATTTCGATGGAAATCCACTCTACGTATTAACACAGCTTCAGGACGCTACAATTAATATCAGTGCAGAATCTACTGATGCAGTAGACAATACTGGTGCTCTGATTAAACGTTTCTGGAAAGCTAAGACTGGTGAGTTCACAGCTAACAATGCTATGATCAACCTGAATATTATTGGTGCTGCTTCCGGTGAGGGAAAATTAGTTGCTTCTAACGAAACGCCAATTGAAATGCCAAGAATCATCACAGCTAAAGCTGGTGAGAAGCCAAAACTTACAGATTATGTTGACGGTACTGTAAGAATTAACGCATTCAACACTAACGGTTCTATGGGAAAAGAGTATACCAAAGATACTCAGGCTTCTGCTGATAAGTATGCAATGACAGAACTGGGAGAAGTTACCCTTCCTACAGATGATAGCGTTACTATGTACATTATCAAATATAACAGAAAGGTAAAATCTGGTGTATCTGTTGTTAATAAGGCAGACAAGTTCCCGTCTACAGTTAAGCTTACACTGAAAGCTCTTGCAGTAGATCCTTGTCATCCTGATACTCTTCGTGCAGTATATATTGTACTACCTTCATTCCAGGTATCTCCTGAGATTGAAATCTCACTGACAACAGATGGTCAGCTTCCTTACTCTGGATCTCTTCAGGTTGATTACTGCTCTGCTAATAAAGCTCTGTATGAAGTTTATTTCGCAGATGAGGATGATGAAACTGAATAATAAAAACTGAGTATTATTTATGGTGGGTACGTGTCACAGCGTATCCACTGTTTTATAAAAATCTAAGGAGGCAACATGATAAAAAATAACAAAACATGTATTTTATGTAGTAAAGTATATACCTTCTGCAATCGCTGCGAAGAATTTGATCATTTGCCGAGATGGATGACTATTTATTGTAGCGAAAATTGCAGAAAAATCTTTCTTACGCTTACAGATTATAATGCCGGAAAGTTATCTAAGGAACAGGCATATGAAGTATTAAAAAATTGTGATCTATCTGATAAAGATAAATTCAATAAAATTACAAAACGACTTACCGATGAAGTAATGTCTGTACCAAATCATCTTTATATGAATCCTCCGGTTGAAAAACTCTCTGATTCTGTGACTACTGAATCAACAGAAGAATACAAAAACTCAGAGGATATGGTACGCAACAATGATCCTGTTGAGGTTCCGGAAGATCTTATAAAAACGAAGAATGTAAAAAAGCCAAAACGTATGAAATATGCAGGCAAGTAAGTATTTGAATAGTGATTATTATATTATATAAAGGGGATATAGCTCACTATTCGAGTTGTATCCCCTTTTTTCACTTTAGGAGTATAAGGAATATGAAAATTCAATCAAACTTAAATCCTCGTCCTTATTCTGAAAAAGAAGTATGCAGGATTGTGAATCCAAAGCAGAGGGATCTATACATTAAGCACAGAGTATTTCCTATTGATATATACCCAAGTATAACAGACGAAGGAAAAGATATTAATGTGTATATTTTTCTTATTGATGAAACCAAAGAGCTGTATCAACAGTGGCTGAATAGGACGTTGGAGTAAATATGGAAAATAATCTAAATAGTTTAAAAAGAGTTATGGAAAAGCAGGAACTTCGGTATGTACTAGCTACTACTATTTCCGGAGAACCAATGTATTTAAAGAAGAAATTACAGAAATCAGAATATAAATTTGTTTCTGATATCTGTGATGCGACAAAATGTACCAGTAAAAAAATGGCTCAGTTTGTTAAAGATTTTTACCGCCACGATACCGGAGACTATCATGCGGATCTGGTTATTATTCCGTTGGTTATAAGCTATGAGCTTGTAAAAGAAATATAATATTATTGGAATACAGGGAGTTTATTAATGGATAAAAAGAAGAATTTAATATTAGATAAAATCATATTGAAATTCTCCAATGGAGATATTGTAACATGTAACAGTATTGATAGGTATTATCTGGCGTTGTCGAATGAAAATGGATGTGATGATACTCTATATTTTGAAACAACTAATGACGATGATTTATTCGGCAAATATTTTGATAGTACGTTCATAGATACAATCGAATTATGTTTTCACTACCAACATATCTTAGATAGCGAATGCAATGAAATTAAGGTATTAAAGGACAAAATGCAAACCATAAAAAAATTCACTTGTTCATGTACTTATATTAACAAAGCAGGTTTTGCACCCGAATACCAATGTACAGAATTTAATTATAATATTGAAGGGCAGTTTTATCTAAATGAAGAATAAGATTACATTAATACTAGATAATGATGTTTTAGAAAAATATAATACCTATTACTTCCTAAAACACCCCAGGGCGAAGAAAATACCAATAGAAAAACCATGGCATCCATCTATAAATACCTGGATGATTCTTCCAAGAGTACAAATGAATGCACTGAAACAAAAATGGAAAGATTTTATATGTTTTTGGATAAAACTAAATCATATGGAAAACCGGCAGTTAGACAATTTTGATGTTGTCATGACTGTCTTTTTTAATACCAAAAGAAGGGTGGATTGTGATAATTATTCACCGAAATTTATATTAGATGGACTTACAGAGTCCGGCTTTATTGTAGATGATGATGGGAAACATTTACGTTCTTTGACAATAAAAACAGATTATGATAAAGAACATCCGCGTACTGAGTTTGAATTTTATATCCATGAAAATAACATGGATTAATTATATATTTGATAATAAGGAGAGCTAAAATATGAGTGAAAATGCAAAGATCACTGTAACAGAATTTGTAACTAGATATAATTCTCTTAAATCCAATGATGTTAGAGAAAAATATGCTGAAAGTATGATTATTAAAGATAAATATGTAGATTATCTTGTAAAGCAGAAATATGCACAGGACATTATTTCAATTTCCTGCTTAGATAATAAAGGTCACATTAAAATCAACTCTTGTAAAAAGTATATGATGTATATTAATACTCTTCTTACATTATATACAAATATTGAAATGTCAGAGAAAAACTGTGTTGCTGAATTCGACATGTTGGATAGAGAAAATTTAATTGACACTTTATTAAAATACGTTCCTGAGGAAGAGCTGGGTAAATTTGATACTATCATGCAGATGTGTTATGACGACTTCATGACAAATAATTATGAAATACATGCATTTATTACAAAGACTGCAGATGATGTTATAAACAGGATGACTGCAATGGTATCTCCTCTTGTAGATGAGGTAATGAAAGATTTAAATGGACTCTCTGCAGAAGAAATCAAAAGTCTTGCTGAGGCTTTTATGAAATACGGAAATTTTATGAAATAACAAAGAGGTGAGAAAATGGCGCAAGTAAATGTTGCAGCACTAAAAGCTGATATTTTATTATACCTAAAAACTTTTGCAAGAACATATGCAAAGGGGGCTGCTGATGTTGGCCCTCAAATAGCTAAACAGGCTATTTCTGCTTTTTATGGATCATACAGTCCAGTTTTATACAATAGAACCGAAAATTTAATGAATAATTCATATTCGCGATATTTTAAAGATAATGGAAGAACAATGTATGGTGGAGTCCGTATAAGCAGTGAAAAAATGCATGAATATAAATATGGTTCCTGGAGTGCTGCTACTGTTGCGTCTCGAACATGGGCTGGAGGCCAACACGGAAAAGTACATACATTTCCGCCATATTCTATGGCTGCTATGCAATTAGGAAGTTTGTCTGGCGCTTTGACTCAAAAGGGAAGCGCAGCAGCAAAAAGTCAAGGTTATTCGGTAATTAAGTTTTAACATAGAAAAAAAGGAGGAACAAGTATGGCTTCTGATGTAGGTATATTAAGCCTAAAAGCGATATATAATCCGTCTAACATTGGACAGATTACTAATGAAGTAAAAAAAGATATTGAAAAAATAGAAAAATCTGCCGGAGACATAGATTTAAAGGTAAATGCTCCTGATATGGGAGATTTTAAAAAACGTATTCTGGATGCTTCTTCTGAAATCCAAAAATTACAAAGCAGACAGCTTAAAGGATATAATATTTCAGGTCAAATGAGTGGACTATTCGGCGTTCTCGCTGATCCGAACAAAGATGCTAAAGATTATGCTGAGGCTTTTGAATCTACACTTGGTAAACTGAAAAAAATTCTAAGTATTCCAGATTCTAATTTGATGAAAGATTTTAATGACAGAGAATTGAATACGGTGCTTAGAAAACAAGCAGATGTAGATTTTAAGCAAGCTGAATTAGATTCTAAAAAAGCCAATGCTGTTTCGCAAGCAAGAAACATAAGAGCTAAATCAATTGAAAAAATACTCGAAGATTTTTCTGACGAAGATCGGAAATTATATAACTCTGCATTATCACAAGATAATATATCAAAATTATCTAAAGAAATCGGACTGTCCAACAATAATGATGCGAAAAGTGACGTTGAAGAATATGCTAAATTATTATCAATTTATGAGCAGTTAGCAAAAAAGAAAAAAGAACTGTCAGAGATAAAAACACCAGATGATGCGTTGGAAGCTATCAAACAAGGTAAAACATTAAATTCAATTGCAAATCAGATATCACAGCAGGAAGCAAAATTAAAAAGTAATTTTGGGGCCACAAACCTTAAAGGTAAATTAGAAAAACAAGACATCCATGAGTTATCTGGAAAATATATTGAATTAACAACGAAACAATTAAATAAAGAACTCGAAGCAGCTCAAAAAAATAGAGAAGAATATATTATCTCTACTGCCTCAAAAAAGGCGCTTAATCAAACACAAAAAGAATTTGACCAGATAGATAGTTCCAAAAAACGATACGAAAAGCAATATGGTGTTAAATTAGATGATAAATCCCAAATTACTTCAACGCCAAAAGAAACTCGCCCTATCATGCAGGAAAACAAAAGTGACTCAAGTAATCTCATGTCTCAAGCCTTTGAAAATATAAAAAGAGATTACTTGTCTTACCAGAAGTATGCTGTGGATAAAGAAACCGCAATAAAAGAACTGGAAAGTATCGCGTCTAAATTTAAGAAAAATCAAACGTTGGATTTATCTGATCTAAAATATGCAGAAGGTTTATCTGAAAGGTTAAGCGCATTAGGCGTAGATCCAGATGATAATATAATACCTAGTTCAGTAAAAAAAATGTTCAATAGTGATGATTATCAAGATTTATTGTATTTAAAAATGTCAGACGCTGATTATGACTCATTACAAAACATATCTAAAATGACTGCTGCCCAGTTATCAGAAATTGAAAAACTAAAACAAGCCAAACAAGGCATTTCTGATACATCCCCTGTCGATACCAAATACCGAAGTGCTTTATTTGAGGAATTTGATGGACAAATGGCTTTATTTGATACTGTTCCATCATCATCAAAAGAAATCGTAAAATCACAGGATGGTATCAAAAAAAAGATAAAAAGCACTAATGACGACATCGAAGGTCAGATTAGTTTATTTGATACATTAAACAAACAGGAATTCAAAGAAAATCAAAAAAAGGACAGTCTGCCAAAAGATTCAGAAGATAAATATGATCTATTTGAGGAATCTAATGGTCAAATGGCTATGTTTGATAACCTATCTAAATCATCCGATAATGTTATTAACTCTCAAAAAGATGTCAATAAGCAAATTCAAAACACCAATGATAATATCGAAGGACAGATCAACTTATTTGACATATTGAATGAACAGGAACAGAAAAATTCTAAAAAGAAGAAAAAAGACGATGAAAAACCAAAAGACTCCACTCCTATTCATGAATCTGATTTACAGTCTGATATCAGTATATCAAAGACAATTGATTCTACTTCTGAAGCTTCTTCTATGCAAAGTCTCTCTTCCGCTGTTCAGCAAGTTACAGAAGCAGTAAATAATAAGACTATGGCCTTTCTTGAAGAGGAGGATGTTGTAAGTCAGGTTGCAAACTTAGAAATGTCTAATATGCAGTCTTTAAAAAATTCTATTGATCAGGTTTCTGATTCTGTTGATAAGCAGAAAGAAAAATTAGATGAATACAAAAAGGATGCAAAAGAATCCAATGAGGATATCAAAAACAATGAGGAAGATTCCAAAAAAGAATCTCCCAAAAGAAATACCTCTGTTAGAAGTTCTAATCAGTCTAAGAAAAATAATAATTCTCCAAAAATCTCAGAAACTCCAAGTACATATGTAAAAAATATTGACAGAGCCTATGATGAGGCTATGAAGATAAATGCAGCTATTGATAAGGCTGAAACAATCAAATCGGATTTAGCAAAGACAGCTACAGAAGCGTCTAAGGATGTTGCAAGTAAAGCTTATGAGGATATTGACCGTATTATAGACAGACTAAAAACATCTGACAGACCCGGCATTGCTTCTGCAAACAATGAATTAGACAGAATTCAAACTACTGCCACTCAATTGTCTAATGCACTTAATAAAGGTGCATTATTTAAGAATGGATTGAATTCTTCTAATGTTTCTGGAATGCCAACAGTCATTTCAAATGTTACATCTGCTGTAGATGCCTTAGATAATAAATTGAAATCTGGAACAATTTCTGTACAACAGTATGATTCTCGTTTAAATAAGCTAGAGCAATCACTTAAGCATGTAGACGATTATGCAGAAAACAGCTCTGAAGCTCTTCAAAAAATGAATCAAAGTATCAGATCCCGTCTTGGCAATGATGCCAAAATAACTCACAAACCAACAAAGTTTGATCCGGATGGAAATGCCACTGAAACTTTAGAAGGAACATTGAATGGTTCCAAATATGTTGGTACTTGGAACGAGTCTATAGGAACAATTGTCAGCACTACAACAACTGAAACCAAAAAAGCAACAAGTGTACTAGGAGACTTCTTCTCAGGATTAAAACAAAGATGGATGAGTTTGGGTCAATACTTACTTTCATTCGGAAGCTTTTATGAAGTGTTCGATGTTTTAAAACAGGGATTTAATATTGCAAAAGACCTTGATGACGCTCTTACCGAAATGAATAAAGTAAGTGATGCTCCTTTGTTTAAGCTGAAGAATTATCAAAAAGAAAGTTTTGGTATTGCAGATGAGATTGGTGCAACCGGATTACAGATCCAGCAAAGTACGGCAGACTTCCTGAGACTTGGCGAATCTTTTGATGAAGCCAAGAAATCAGCAGAGGCTGCAAACATTTTGTACAACGTTTCTGAATTTGAGAGCATTGATGCTGCCACTGAAAGCTTAATTGCTATGAGTGCTGCTTATCGGGATATGGACAAGATGGCTATTAATGATAAGCTAAACAATGTTGGTAACAACTTCTCAATCAGCACTGATGGACTCGCTACTGCCCTTCAGACTTCTGCTTCAGCTCTTGTAACTGCTGGTGCAGATATTGATAAGTCTATCGCATTAATCACTGCTGGTAACGCAGTTGTCCAGGATCCTGCATCTGTAGGTGCTGGTGTTCGTACTATTGCGTTAAGATTAATGGGTACAGAAGAGGCAAAACAGCAATTAGAAGCTACAGGAGAAGATACTTCTGACTATATCGTACAAACAGCTTCTAAAATCAATGATTCATTTAAGGCTTTTACTGCCGTTGCTTCCAATGATTTTGAGGGTATCAGTATTCTTGATGAAAACGGAAATAACCGTGATGTATATGAGATTCTTCAGGATGTAGCTGATATTTATGATGAAATCGTAGCAACAGATAAAGAGTTTGGTACAAACCACTTAAACGGTCTTCTTGAATTAATGGCAGGCAAGAACCGCAGTAATATAGCAGCTAGTATAATTCAAAATAAAGATATTTTAAGGAATGCTTATGAAGCTTCTCAGAACTCTGAAGGATCTGCATTAGAAGAAAATCAAAAGCATTTAGATTCTATTTCTGGTCATCTTGATCAGTTAAAAAATAAATGGCAAGAAGTTTGGTCTGGTACAGGCCGTGATGTTGTAAATCCTATTTTAGACATAGGATCCGGCATTCTTGACATTGTAAATAACGTTGGATTACTGCAAACAGTATTAGGCGGTATTGCTGCAGGATTTGGCGTGAAAGGTCTATTCAAAAAAGATGGACTTATTTCGACTCTCTTTGGTTGGTCCAATTTGCCCGGACTACAGCTTAAAACTTTTTGAGTGAGCCGCCTATCATAAAGATATATACATATTGGGGTATATGATCAATGTGGTGGGTTTAAGAGAATAAACAATGGGAACAATTCGTTGAAGGACGCTATGTTGTTGACTACACAGCAATGTAACAAGATGAAATAAAAGTATAATATTTTATATTATATTCTGCGTATAATGACGAACCAACACGGTTTACGCTTAGTCGTATGTGAAACCATTTGGAGAAAGCATACAAATAACCGTGAAGTGCAGAGAGACTACCCTTCCCAGGAGTGTATATAAACCATATTATATACGCTTTCAATGCATAGTCCACAGGCTACGATGGTGAATCCGTCCGGCACTGTCCTTCTGTCGTTTTCTAGCGAAGGGACAAACCAAAAGTAAGCGCTTAAATCTTGGGTAGCTTTACTGTCTACGTTTTTGAACTCATAATG